TTTCCTTTCAGCCCAGCGATGGCACAAGCCGGTGGCGAGGGCGCCGACATAGCCGTGAAAATCGCTGTCGGCGGCGCAGTAATGGGTGAAGCCCAGTTCCTTGGGGTGCGGAGCCTTCTCATAGCCGTTGCAGGTGGCGCAGCTCGCGCCCTTGGCCCGCAGAGCCAGAACGGTTTCAGCCTCTTCGCCCCGCTTGCGGAGCTGCTGGCGCTTCTTGCTGGCGCCGGGCTTGTTGACGATCCGGCACCACTCGGCGGGGAAGTGCTTGAACGCCAGAGCGTCGCGAGGATTGGCGGTCATCGAGGCCCCCGATAGCGCTTGGACTTAACCTGCCGACGCGCATGACGGTTCAGCGGCGGGTCCACGAACTCGTCGATGCTGATAACGCGCCCAGTGCGTCCGCGGATTTCACCGTCAGTCGGCACGATCTCGACCACCCGGCGCTTCAGCTCGTGCAAGAGGATGTCGCGGCTGTCGGCACAGCAGTCGCCCTCGGCGACTCCGCTGTATTCGCTGTCATCCACGCGGTCGATGATCGCCTGGTAGTCGGCGATGCCCTTGCGCAGCTCGTCGTCGGTCCAGGCCGCCAAGTCCTCGGACTTGTCGATGAAGCGGCGGTGGCCCTGCTCGTCGAAAATGCTCTTCATCCCTCGCTCTCCGTTCGTGCTTTCGCGAATACGCTAATTCTGCCCCACAGCAGCAGGCTTTGCGGGCGGCACATCGTGATGTTCGCGCCAATGCGTGAGGTAGCTGTCGTGATCGCCACAATCGACGCCACAGCGAGGGCAGTGACAGGGGCGTTTGGACTCGGGCTTTGGCGCGACCTTCACGCCAACCGGCTCATACATGATGTCGTGGCTGTAGCGCCCCTTCTCCCATGAGCGCCTGCGGCGCAGCTTGCCTTCCTTGACCAGCTCGCGACACTTCTTGGCCATTCCCTCGGCACGCCAGAGATACTTCGGCACCGAGAACCAGCCCTTGCGCAGGGCGATGGCCATAATCTCATCCTTGTTCTTGCGCCAAGGGTCCATGTTGACCGGCGGCTTACGCATTTTGCAGGCCCTCGGTCAGCTTCATCATGGCATTGAGGCGAGCGTTGATCTGGCGCTCGATCTCCTCGCCGACGAGGCCGTTGATCTTCTTGATCAAGGCGTCTTGATGCTGGCTCAGCCGCTCCTCCAGACGGGGGAGCATGGCGGTGATCGCCTTCTCCGCGACATCTCGGGCGGTCTGCTCGGCGGCGGCCTTGGTCTGTGCATTAAGCACGTCGTAGACGCACCCGCGCACCATGTCGCGCACTCTGTCGGACAGCGCATCGCCCCGCCAATTCAACATCTGGGCGTTGATGCGCTGTTTGAGGTCAGCCATTATGTCGTCGGCAAATTTGGCGGCATAACCGTCGGGCAGCTTGCGCTTCAGCTCCTCGGCCACCTTCTCGCGGGCGACGGCGAGAAGTTCCACCTCGATCTCGGGATGTCCCCCAAGCAGCGCTTTGAGCGTGGCAGTGTCGATAACGATCTTGTTCATGCGGCGATCCTCCAGGTGGTTTCGGACTCGATCGGTCCAAGAGTGTTGAACAGGGTCTTGGCGAGTCGGCGGGCGCGAGCGAGGTTCAGGAAGCTGTCGATCCGAACGCCGTCAACGCTGACGACATAGAAGTGCCGAGGACGAACGTGCGCCCGACGGACTCGAACGCGACGGCCAGCGGCGTTCACGGCGATTTCCTCGAAGAACGTCTTCATCAGGCAGCCCTCCGACGAAACACGCCAATGAAGCGCAAGAATTCGACGAAGAGGTTCAGTTCGTTCGAGTTCCAGCCGCCGGCGCTTTTGGGGTCATTCTGATCCTTGCCGGCGACCATCCAGTTGATCGTTTCACGCCACATGTCGTCGAGCAGCGGCTTGGTCTTGGGGTGCGTCAGCGCCGCCGTCATCTTGACGAAACGATTTTTGCGGGACACCCACCACAGCCAGCGCATCGCAAAGCCTTTCGGCAGCATCAAGCCGCTGGTCATGCAAAAGGCGACGATCATCGCTCTGTCGTGGTCACTTGTCGTCACGAGGGCGAGCCGCAGTCTTTCCAAATCTGAGGAGTTGGTGTAATCGAAGCTGTTCATCAGGCATCTTCCTTGCCATTGGCGATGTGCCGCTGGACGTTTTCGACTCCCGCGTTGATCGTGACCTCCGCGTTACGAAGCATGTCCTTGGCGAAGTCGATTTGCATCCCGGCGTATTCGATCATGCCTTTGGCGCCAGTGGCGAACGCGCAAATGTTCTGGAGATTGCCAACTCCACCACCGTTGATGTCTTCGAGCATGGTCAAAACACCATCAAGAACCTTGGTGACGCCGGAAATTATCGACACGATGCTGATGATTTCACTTTCGAGGGCTTCAAAATTTTCAGGAAAGTCGGCTTCATTTTCAACGCGCCCCATTGTATTTCTCCGTCACTTGATTTTCTTATGCTGAAACAGTAGCGCGCTCGACCCTGGTGCGTCGGGCGGCTACGCTGCTCTCCAGCGCATGAAAGTTTCGTTGGCGGGGAAGGGGACAGTCCTGCATCCAGCTCATCGGCTTGACCTGCCAGGGGCCGAGATCGAGGTCCTCGGGCAGCTTGATACCGTCAAACACGTTAAGCCGCAGGCTGCGCCCGTGAAGCTCCGGGTATGCCTTCAGCATGGCGTTGAAGCGCACAAGCGGAGCAACATCGGCCTGGCAGTGCAGCGTCAGGGTGATGCCATCGACGAACCGCAGAACGCCCAGCAGGTGCCCGGGATTGGTCCAGGCCGTGTAGACGAAGATCGGCGCCGTGCTTTCGACGTTCGCCCGCTGGATGACCTCCAGCAACGTCTCCAACTCGACGAACGGCTCGCCGCCGGTGAGGATGATCTCGTCGAAGCCGTCGAAGCCGTTGAAGCTGGTGCAGACGGGCAGGGCGGCCAGATCGAAGCCCTTGTTGCAGCACATCGGGCAGGCCCGGTTGCAGTTGGCCGTGACAAGGAGGCGCAGCTTACGCATCGCGAGCCTCCTGGCAGGCACGAACAGCAGCCGCCAGACGCTCGAAGCCTTCGCCATAGTCGCGCGCTTCGTTGACGGCGTATTCGGCCGCTTCGATCACCCGCAGCATCGTAGCGCTGCGCGCCGGGAGGTCGGCGAGGGCGATACGGGCCTTGGCAAGGGCTTCCTCGCGTGCCCGGTTGGTGCTGCCCATTTTGCGGATTATGGCGTGCCGGGCGCTTTCGAGAGCTGCCGTTGCATCTTCTAGCGCCTCGGTTGCCGTCGCCAGCCGGGCGGCGAAGTCGTTGCGTTCAGCCAGCACCCGCTCGTAGGCGGCACGATAGGTTTCGCCAGGCCCCTCGAAAAGGTCGGGAACTCCCGGCGCCAGAGTGTGAGTATTGGGAGCAACACGCCAAAGAGCGCCCTCGGCTTCTGCCAATTCGCGCTCCAGACGTTCAATGACCACCTCGTCGCTGACGACTATGGCGTTGGCGAGTTCGACGCAGAGCGCGTTCACGCCACCTTCCGATCCGGTCAGTTTCTTGGCGATCACCTTTTCCAGCCTCTCCAGGCGCGCATTCCGTTTGTCGTTCATCACGACCTCTTTCCGAAAAGGATCTCGCTGACGCGGCCCTGGTTGATGCCGAACTTGGTGGCGACCTGGTGCATGGTCTCTTCGGGGTGCGCTTTGCAGTGATCACGCACCTCCGCGGCCAGGGCCGGGGTGACGGCCTTGCTCGCCCTGGGGGCCTTGCGACCGTTGTAGCGACGCTTCAGCTTGTCGGCGATTTCGCTCAGCTCGCTGATGCCATGAACGTCGGCAAGCTCCCGGAGACGTTCACGAATTTCGGGGATGGTCATCACACAACCTCGATGAAAATCGAGTTGGCCGGGCCACAGTGGGGCTCACCGGCATCCGCGACAGCGTCGTGGCCGTCTTCATCGCAGACAGTGAGTCGAACGCCGAAATCAAGATCGGACTCACCGCCAACGGGTAGATTGCCGTGCTTCGCGAGAAGGCGCGTTAGGGCGATAATCAGTTCGCTAGTGGTCTTGATACGGGTCATTGTCTATCTCCGTTCCGTGTTCTTTGATGATTGAGCGTAGCGCCCCGGTCCCTGGCGGGTCGGGCGGCGCTACGCTTATTCGCGAATTAGCCGTTGCGCGATTTCGCCTCTTCGTGGGCGGTCTGCATCAGGCGCTCGGCGATCCGCAGATGCTCGATTGCCTGGTCGATCTTCCGGCGGACGGCCGCTGCCTGGCGCATGTCCAGGGTCAGCGGGCGTTCCATGCGGAAGAGCGCCAGATTGCCGACGCGCCGGGCGAGCTGGGTCTGGGCTTTCTGCCAAGCTTCCGTGCCAGGCCCGAAATGAACCGCCGGCGCGTTCGCTCGCTCAGCAAGCCGGGCCTTCTGCCCGGCGGTCATCTTCGCTGTCACCAGCTTAATCAACTCGTGGTTCAGATCGGCGCTCATGCCCGACCATCCTTGAAAGCGAGGAATAGGTGATCGCCTGCCTTGGTCACGACTTTCATGTCGTCTGCCCAGGACGGACGCTCGATCCTCGGGTTGAAGAAGAACAGGACCCCCGGATGCTGCCGATTGATCCCGCCGGTCTGCATCAGCACGGCGATCTCGACGGCGTTGTAGAAGGAGGTCCAGTCGTCGAGCTGCTTCTTGCCATTGGTCCAAGAGAACTGAGCCTTGCCGGTGCCGCCCCGCTGATAGACGACCTTGCAGATCGTCTTTGGAAAACCTTCTGTCTCCACTCGGTTCAGCACGACCTCGGCAACAAGAAGCTGCCCTCGCACAGGCTCACCTCGGGCTTCGTGGTAGATCGTCTGGGCAAGGCACATGGTCTGATGCGCGTCGATCTTGCTTACGTCTGTCCACTGCCCGACGATCGCCAATGCGGCGAACAACCAGGACTTCATCGTCATTCTCCTAAGCTTTCGTTAAGTCAATTATGACTTAACGAAAGCGGTAGAACAATCGGTGATCAGAAGGCGTCGTAGTTGAAGCCAGCGATGGTGCGGAACTTGCGCTTGAAGACGACGGTCGTGTCGGGGCGATCGGTGCCGAACACGAACACGCCGTTGACCGGATCAACCGAGACCAGCTTCGACTGGTCGAGACGATACCGCTCGTCCTCAACAATGCCGTCTTCCGGCCGCTTGGGGTCCTTGGAATTGAAGGCGTAGATGTGAACGATCCAGTCTTCCAACGACAGCGGCGAGCGCTCGACCTCCTTATCGTTGATGCCGCGATGAACCACAGGCTTGTCGTCGCGCATCACCGAGATTTCATAGGTGCCGTCGGTGTCGGAGTGCGGTTTCATGTTAAGCAACCGCATCGCCTCGGTCGCGGTCTCGCCGTAGCGGTTCATCTCCTCGATCAGGGCCTTCAGCATGTCGAAGGTGAACTCGCCGAAGAAGCCGGCGACGGTCTGCACGCCGCGAGCGTTGGCAGGCTCCAGAAGATTATCGGCGCAGTATTCGGCAATGAAATCCTGGCTGAGACCGGCGAAGTCCAGCGAGTAATAGATGCGGCCGGGGCGGTTGTGCATGTAGCTGTCCACCCGGTAGCGATCGTTGCAGGTGAGCAAGAACAGCTTCTTCGAGCCGTAGACGCCATCGAAGATGGTCAGGAGGCGCTGCTGCTCGTCACGATCGTAGACCTTCTCGAACTCGTCGAAGATCACCACCGCCGGCTGGCTGATATTCTGGAGGAAGGCGTTGAAACCCTCGCCAGCGAGAGGCTGGTTGATCAGGATCGTGATGATGCCATGCTCGATCAGAGCCTTCTGCGAGATCCGCTTGGTCAGCATCGTCTTGCCCGAGCCCTTCTGGCCCGACAGCAGAACGCCGGTGGTCGTCGGACGATCGAGGAAGGTGTTCAGAATGCGCTCGGCGTTCTTGTTCACGTCGCCGTAGAGCTTGCCGGGCAGCTCGAAGTCATCGACCTTTTCGAGATACAGCCCGGCCTGCGAGGCCAGAATGGTGTAGGTGCCGGGCGGCAGGGTGTCGTGCATGTTCACGGCGCCGGGATCGGCCGGCGTGAACTCGTTGCCCCGGCGCATGTAGATATGACCCATGTGTTCGTCCCTTCGTGTTGCTTCTGTAAAGTCATTATTGACTTGTTGAAAAAGCCAAGTAAATGGCGGCTCAATGGTGCGTCTGCTCGACGATGTCGAACCAACCAGCCGGCACCTCCTCGGTGTCGCCCTTATCCTTTTCGTCCTCGACCTCGGCGAGAGGATAGGGCGGGAACGGCGCCGGTAGCGGCGTAGAGGGACTCGTTTTCATCGTGATCACCCCTTGATGTTAATGATGGGGCGGACATGGGCCACGACCTCGACCAAGTCAGTCTGGGCCGCCATGACCGCAAAGATGTCCTTGTAGGCGAACGGGCTCTCGTCGAGCGTGGACGTGTTCACCTTGGCGACGACGCCGGTCATCGTCTCGACAAAATCCTCGAGGCTCAGGGTTTCATTGGCTTCGCGCCGCCCCAGCACGCGGCCGGCTCCGTGCGACGACGACCACAGGGAGTCCGGGTTGCCCTTGCCGCGAACGATGAAGCTGCCGTCGCGCATGTTGCCCGGGATCACGCCCATCATGCCGTCTTCAGCGTGGGTGGCGCCCTTGCGGTGAACCCAGACCGCTTTCATATCCCTGGTCGGGCCATTGTGCGCCATCCAGCGCAACTCGGCGTGGTTGTGATTGCGATTGACCAGACGATCCCAATCAGGCACGGCGCCGGTGAATTCACGAATGACACCCGCCACCCGATTGGCGATCTCGCGACGATTGGCCAGGGCGAATTCCAGGCAGAAGTTCAGATCGGTGATGTAGTCCTGGCCCTCCGGGCTGTCCACGCGCAGGCCGAAATGGGCCTCCCGCGCCTTGCCGTCGCCCGAGGCGAGCTTCATGTAGTGGGTCGCCGTCTTGTGGCCCACATTGCGCGAGCCCGAGTGGATGATGATCCAAACCTGGCGGAAGTCGTCCACGCCGATCTCGATGAAGTGGTTGCCCGAGCCGAGACTGCCGAGCTGCTTGAGCGCGCCATCGGTGATCTGCTGGGAGACGACCTTGGTGCAGGGGATCTTCTCGCCTTCGGCCCAGACCACCCGGCGGTCGTTGTGCCTGAAGCCGGTCGGCACGACCTCGTAGATGCGCTTGAAGATGAACTCGGCCGCCTCGCGAACGCGGCTGGCGGTGTTCAGGTCTTCACCCCGCAGTGGCACGGCGCCGATCGGCAGCGCATAGCCCTTGTGGGCGTCGGGCATCAGAGCGCCTTTGAGCGCGAAATCGCATTTCATGGCGTCGTAGAACTGGCTCAGGGCCGCGCCGTCGATCGCGTCGGCGAAGATGTGGATTGGTTTGCTCACCGTCTTTCTCCGTATCCGTTCTTGGAAGGGAGGGAGCCTTTCGGCTCCCCGCCTAGGTTTACTTGACACCCTCAGCGCCCTGAACATCGACCACCAGCGGCTTGATCGACAGGCGGAAGGGCTGGTCCGAATAGAGATACTTGCCGTTCCACTGGACATACTGCCCGCTCGGCGTCCAGAAGAAGACATACTCGCCAGAGCTGCCGTAGGTGCCCTCGTCGCTCGGCGCGTCGGTGACGGCGGCCGTGTAGTTGGTCTGACCGGACTTCCAGATCACCCGCCGCGGATCGGTCAGACGCTTCGAGCCCGAGGTGATCTTGCCCTTGACGGCGCCATACCAGACCGGCTGTCCGCTCTCGTTGAGCAGAACGACGTAGCCCAACAGACCCGGCTGGCTGGTCAGCTCCAGCCGATGTTTGATGTTGTCGATCTCGGCGTTCTCGGTGAAGGCGATCGCGTTGGCGGCCTCCTGCGCCTTCTGAGCCTGGGTTGCGCGCTGAGGCTGCTGCGCATTGGCGCTCTGCTCGTTGCAGGCCGAGGTCAGAAGGCAGCCGACCAAAGCAATGGCGATCGAAGAAGTGCGGACGAAGCGCATGTTTCCTCCTACTCAGCGGCGATCAGGGCGAACTTTTCCTTCGGATCGCCGCCGATCAGGTTGGTGATGTTGTCAATCGCGATGCCGGCGGCGGTGATTTCGCCATTGGCACGGTCCAGATCGACCTTGGCGCGCTCGATGCGAGCCTGGGCCTCCGTCGCCTGTTGCTCGTTCTGGCGCTGCACGGTCTGAAGATCGTCGATGACGCGACTGAAGCCAGCCAGAACGTCGGCGACGGTCTTGCGAGCGCTCAAAGTCGAGGGACTGCGAAACAAGGTCTTCATGGATCAGCCCTCGCAGGTGGTGGCGTCGAGCAGCCGGGGCAGGGTTTCGCCCTGGAAGAGGCCGACGTTGGTCTTGGTGGCGTTGGCGTTGTAGCGGAAGGCCAGATCGCGGCAGCTCTGCTGCATCGCCGCCAGCTCAATGCGAAGGCGCTGAAGTTCGCCCTTGTCGGTCTCGCCAGCGATCAACGCCTTGTGACCGTGGATCTGGTTCAGCCGGGACTGATACTGGGCGTTGGCGTCGTGGAACCACTCGTATTTCACGATCACGTTATTCGGATCGAGAGTCTTGTTGACCACGCCGGTCGCCGAGTTGACAGCGGTGTGCGCCATGTTGAGGGGAGCCAGGGCCAGCTTCGCCACCAGGGCGAAGGTGCTGATCCCGACCAAGCCGGCGATACTGATGCCGGCGACCTTGAGAATGCTGGTGCTCACGGGTCTACCTCTTGGTTATTGATGGAGGTGTGCGGCTTACGCCGCTGCTCGCAGCCCTCGCAGGCATTGTCGTCTTCGACCCAGGAAACCTCGGTGATGGCCAGCGGCTTGCCGGCGAGTTCGATCAGCAGATCGACGAACTGTTCGGCACTCAGGTCGAGAGTGACCGAGCCGCGGTTGAACAGCTCGACGGCGGCGACGTGAGCCTTGTTCTGGGCGTTCGCGAAGGGGCCGAAAGCGAAGCTGAAAAAGTTGCCGAGAACAATTTCGTCAGGCAGATCGCTGACGATCAGATCGCGAACCGCGTCGCGCACGGCGACGAACAGATCCTTGGTCTTCTGGGCGTCGGGGGTCAGAATGAGCCGCGCGCGAACCACGTTCATGTGTCTATCTCCTGTTCTTTCGCAAGTCATCGTTGACTTGTTGATAAAGCGAACATAGCGGGATGAAGGGAGCCACGCAACGGGAAAATCAATGCTGACTTAACTATGCCGCCCGGTCTGATTTCTGGGGCTTTGAGCGCTTCAGGAAAGGGGGAGGGGTGTTTTCCCCGCCCTTTGGGCTTTGGGGCTCTGTTGCTCATCTGGGCACGATTGCGGGGACTGTTGGGGCGGGAAAGAACGGGGGCAAAAAGAAAGCCCCGCCGAATTATCGGCGGGGCTGAGGTGCTGACTCGCTGCTTGCTCGCAACAAACCAGAGATAGACCCTATTATTATAACAGGCCCAACCCGGTCACGCAGCGGAAAAGTCATCTTCGTCTGCAAGTTCGCCTGCGTTCCCCCGACGCACCATGCCCAGCGGAGCGGCGACTAGCAGCATTACCTGCACCATCAACCAGGCGAAAACGCCGGCGACTATCGCGACGCTGGCCGAGAGGATCTCAATGAGCGGCGGGGCGATAATCTGGAGTAACGAAGTTGGCAGCCAAAAAGGCACGAGAACCCACCCCAGGTAGAGACTGCCGCGCAAACTCTCGTTCCGTCCGAGAACGATCCTGTTGTAGGTTGGAACGTTTCGACCAATGCAGAGAGCGCTCTTAATTCGCTCGTGAAAAGAGATCGAAGGTTCCGTGTCGGCCATGCCAGCCAACCTGTTTAAGAGAACAGCCTCGTCCTCTTGGCCAAGTTGCTGCTTCAACTTGGCAAGCTCACGCAATTCGTTCGCCAACTCTGGATCGTGCTTCATGCCATTCCCTTTACGAGCCTTCTTATACCACAAATCGCGTTCCTAAGTGCCCGATGATCCGAAGATGTTCCAGGCAACACATATATTTTGCTGGCGCCGTTGACGTTGATGCGCAGCTTGGGGTGCTTTCTGCCTCGTTCGATCGAGTAGTCGGGCACGCCAAGCCTCTCCAACTCAGTCACGATTTCACGCGCGATCATGCCGCTTCCCTTTCCTCTGCACCGATCGAGAAAAACCCCCAATCGAGACCGCGCCAAAAGGACTGAGCCATACAATCCACGTCATACTCGGCGGCGTGGGCCTTGGATGGGTCGTAGGGAACGTCGCAGGCGAAGCACAGCTCCTTCAGGCTCGGGAGTTTTCCATTCGGCGTGGCCCAGCGGCCCTCTTCCATCGTGCAGAACACGTTCACCGACGGGCAGGTCATGCCGATGCGAACCAACTCAAGCCCGACGAATGGCATGTCGAACGCCGCATTGTGGGCGACCGCCCAGGCCGAAGAGCTGAGGATCTTGTGAACCTTCGGTGCGACCGCCGGCCATGTCGGTTCGCCAGCCAGCTCAGCGAGGCTGATGCCGTGAACCGCCTGGGCAGCAGCCGCGATCGAGCGCTCCGGGTTGATCCTCTGAACGAAGTTCACCCGAAGCTTCCGAGTGTCGAGGTCGTAGACCCTCATGCAGACCTCGACCAGGCGATGACCTTCCGACTGCTCCAGCCCGGTGGTTTCGGTATCAAGGAAGGTGATCAGGGACATAGCGGGCTCCAGCCAAGGGTTTTCATTCGGTTCAACAAGGCGGTCTTCGCATCGAAGGCCGCCTCCGCTGGATGCTGAGCGTCATCGAACCTGTAGATTTTGTTCACGCCAAAAGAGCCGTCATGCCCCAGCTTCGACATGAGCCGCACGACGGCGGCACCAACCGGACGCTCGATGATGGTCACGCCCGTCCCCATCGCTCCCGGCTTGGTTAGCACCTCGCGCTCGACATACTCGGTCTCGTCATGGTCGCGAATGGCGCACATCACATTGAGCACTTCGCGGTCGATCAGACCGGCGGTGGCCGTGAACAGAGCGTTGGCGGCTTCGGACGCCTGTGCCTGGTTGATCTGCTTCGACTCCAGGCGCCAGAGAATTGCCTCGACCGCATCGAGAACTTTACGGTCGAGTTCCTCCTTCAGGGTGGGGAGCCGGGGTTCCATCACGAAACGACCCGGAAAGCCGCCCGGCGCTTCTGCACCTCCAGGTGCCGGGCGTAGCCGGTGGGCAACACCTGCATGTCGTCGGCGGTCGGCATCTCGTGAGGGAGAGCCGACGCCTTCTGTTCTTCGGTATAGGGATCGCTCTGGTGAGCGATCATTTTGGCCTCGCCGCGATCATTGAAGACCACAGTGCCAAAGCGACCATCGCCGTGAGTGGCGTGAACGATCCTCATCGGCCTCGCCGGGCCTAAACGACGGGGAGATGACTTTTTCGACGCGCGAGGCGTGAAGTTGACGACCTGGGCCATCACGCTGCCTCCTTCAGGTCGGCAATGAGCGAGTTCAAATCAGAGCCGCAAACCGCCGGCAGCTTGACCGGGACGGTCTTCTTCGGCAGGTAGTTGACCGCTTCGGGCCACACCTCGATCAGCTTCTTGACGGTGGTGACAGAGTAGACCAGAGCGCGAACCTTGTTACGCAGTTCGCTCTTTTGGACCCTGATTTCCTCGCCAGCATTCGCCCATGCAGTGAAGCGCTCTGCCAGCGGATCGGTAGCCTCATAGGATTTGAGGCAGTGACCGTTACGGCTGGCGAGCACCCGAACGAAATCACTCAAGACCAGTTCGGTCCACGCGCCGGCGATCATCACCTTGACGACCTTGATAGTCGGCAACCAGCCATCAGGCAGAGCGTTCATTTGTCCGATCATCTTCTCGCCAAATACGTCGGCGTAGATGGACATGCCTAGCGCATAACCTTCGTCTTGGTGCGCTTGATTGCGAGCGTCGAAGGCGTCCTTCAGCACGGCGCCGACGATTTGATCTCGGTCGAAATTGGTCAGCTTATTCATGTCTATCTCCTCGCTTGTGCGTTGTTCTCTAATGGAAATATAGCGTCGAGAAGTGCGGGCAGTCTAGTCAATTTTGACTTGACCACCCGCTTTTGCCGATCAGTGCAAATAGAGATTGCGATCCTTGGCGATCTCCTTCGAAACGTCCTTGGCGATTTCGTCCAGACTGCTCAGACGCTCCTTGAGACTGAGGCAATCGCGCGGGAGCACATCCAGGCTGACTTCGCAGCGCTCGTCGTAGGCGAGGCCGGATACCAGGGCGTGATGGTGCTCCTGATAGGCGACATTGAACGGAGGCTTCCCTTCCTCAACCACATAAGGGATGCCGGGCGACACCAGAACCAAGCGGAAGAAGTAGGTGTTGGTCATGTCGTAGCAGCGCTCGACATACTTCATTGCCGCGTCGATCTCGACCCGGCTGACGTTAGAGCGCCCAACGTCAGCCAGCAGATACGCCGCCATGTCGAGAGGAGTCCGGTCGCTGACAAAGGGGCCAGACGCCCGGTGAATATCTTCTTCGGCTCTATCGAGGATCGCGTGTTGAACCTTCAGGCGGGTTTGCATATCGAGATCGGCGTCCATCGGGATGCCAAGTTCGGCGTGAACTGCGGTCGAGCTAGAGGTAATAAAGAGAAGACCAGACCTGGCTGCATACTCGCGAGCGAGGGTGGTCTTCCCGGTGCGATGCGCGCCGATCAATCCAAGCATCAGTCGTCCTTTCCGCAGCGAACGTGTTTACCGGCGCCGTCGGTGCAGTTCGACGATCCGCCGTGAGCGGACGGGAACCAAGCCGGGAAGCTGAAACCGGAGAGACTGTCAGTCGAAGCGGATTTCGCCGAGGTATTGGGGTGGGAGGAACTGGCGGTGGCGGGCTTGGCCGAACTGACGGACGCGCGAGCGCCCGCCGAAGCATGACCGCCGCCACCGCCGCCACCGCCCTTCGCTTCGGCCTCGGCGCAGAACACAGCCAGGGCCAAAGTCAGAACGATGGAGGCGATGACGTTAATCATGATCAGACCCCCGTGGACCCGAAACCGCCGGCGCCGCGAACCGTGTCGGGCAGATCATCCACCTCGATCGGCGCCGGGCGGCCGATCTGCTCGACGATGAGCTGGGCGATCCGATCGCCAGCCTTGACGACGAAAGAAGTCTGCCCGGTGTTGATCAGGATCACCCCGATTTCGCCCCGATAGTCCTCATCCACCACGCCGGCCAGCACGTCGATCCCGTGCTTCAGCGCCAGGCCCGAACGCGGAGCTATGCGGGCGTAAAAGCCCGACGGGACAGCCCCGGCAATGCCAGTCTTTACCAGCCGACGATCACCGGGGGCGACGATGGTTTCTTCGATCGAGGACAGGTCCATGCCGGCGGCGCCAGCGCTGCCATAGCTCGGAATGACGGCGGCAGGGTCGAGCTTCTTGAACGGGATGACGAACATCAAGCGGCTTCCTTTTCCTGGGTGGCTTCGTCAGTGGAGTCCTCGAACTGCACGCCCATCACGGCGGCGAGAATACGGGCAAAATGAAGGGCGCCAGCCTCGCCAGCTTTTTCGGCGTTCTCGAACGGACCCCAGATGCGAATTTCGGCGGCGTCCTGGTTTTCTTCGGCCTTGGCCAGAGAGTAGTAGAACCCCGGCTTGAAACCTTCGACCGGGCTCGTCTCCAGATCGTAAATGCTGATCGGCAACTGTCCGCCCTCGGGGGCGCTGGGCAGGTTCTCGTTTTTCGTCAATTCAGTCATGACTTTTCCTTTCAGGCGTGAACAATGGCCCTGTCGAAGACGACAAAGCTGTGAGTTTCACGATCCTCGCGCGAAACCTCGCGCCAGGCCGTGCGGTCGATATTGGGGAAATAGGCATCCCCGACGACATTCCTGTGAACCTCGGTCAGATAGATCCGCTCAACGAGCGGCATCGCCAGTTCGTAGATCGCGGCGCCGCCGATGATGAACGCCTCACCAGTGCCGGCGGCTTCCGCCCAGACCAGCGCCCGCTCAAGGCTATTGACCAAGAAGGGCGATCCAACTTCCATTCCGACCTTGGCGCTGGTCAGAACGATGTTCAGACGCCCAGGAAGCTGTTTACCGAGACGCTCCCAGGTCTTCTGGCCGAACTGTTCGCCAATGCTCTCCCAGGTCTTGCGGCCCATGATCACCGGGTGGCCCATGGTCGTCGCCTTGAAGTGACGCAGATCATCAGGAATGTGCCAGGGCATGACGCCTCGATAGCCGATGACGCCATTTTGCGAAGCGGCGACGATGATGTTCAAACGCATGTTGCTCTCCTCAGACCGCTACCGGCGCCTTGATTGCCGGATGCGGGTCGTAGCCGATCAGCGTGATATCCTCGAACTTGAAATCGTCGATCTCGCGAACCTTGGGGTTCAGGCGCAGGTCGGGAAGAAAGAGAGGCAGCCGCTCGATCTGTTCGCGAGCCTGCTCGAAATGGTTCAGATAAAGATGCACGTCGCCGCCGGTCCACACGAATTCGCCTGGCGTGTGCCCCGTAACCTGGGCCACCATCAACAGCAACAGCGAGTAGGAAGCGATGTTAAACGGCACGCCGAGGAACAGATCCGCCGAGCGCTGGTAGAGCTGGAGATCCAGCATCCGCCGCGGAATGCCAGCTTCGTCGAGAATATTCGCTTCCTCGTCGGGCGACGCACCAGTGGGCATGACAACGCCCAGGCCGGCGCCAAGAGACACGCGATGATAATGCGCAATGGGTCGGCTGTTGAACTGAAACAGACAGTGACACGGCGCCAGAGCCATCTCATGCAGGCTGCCGACATTCCAGGCGTTGATAATGATACGCCGACTGTCGGGATTGGTGCGCAACGTGTGAATGGCGTCACCAAGTTGGTCGATGCTCAAGCGCCCCATTGGATCGAGCGGATATGCTGGCCAGGAGCGCCACTGTTCACCGTAAATCGGCCCCAGATCGCCGTTCTCATCGGCCCATTCGTCCCAAATCGAGACGCCATTCTCCTTCAGATAGGCGATGTTGGTGTCGCCCTTGATGAACCACAGCAGCTCATGAACGACCGACTTCCAGTGGATCTTCTTGGTGGTCAGCAGCGGGAAGCCATTGTAGAGCCGAAAGCGCATCTGAGCGCCGAATACAGACCGGGTGCCGGTGCCGGTGCGGTCGTCTTTCTCGGTGCCAGAACTGAGAACCTGACTAAGAAGGTTGAGATATTCCTGCACGGCTTACTCCTTTTCGACACGCTTCCAGATCACCTGACGGCCGACCCTGGTGAACGCGATCATCCCCTTCTTGCGAAGTCTCTGAATGATTTGGTCAATAAGACGACCATGCTTTTCGCCGTTGTCGAAATACCTGCACAAATCGCCATAGGTAAACGGTTCACCTGAAAGCATCCGATTTTCGATCTGTTCAGGAAGCGTCATCATGATCAGGACACCTTCCCTTCGGCCCAGCGCAACAAACCTTCGGTCACGTCGCTCTGGTTATGCTCATCGACAGCGCCGCTTTCGGTGATGTGATGGCAAATTTCTTCACCCAACTGCTTCATTTCGCGATAGGGAAGGGAGCGGATCAGACCGGCGATTTGCTTGACGCGAGCCTCGGGGTCATGCCCCTGTGTTTTGGCTTCAAAATGACGTTCGCCCATCTATTCCTCCGTTTGTTTTGGCTTCCCGCCCCGCGTTGCTCGGGGCGGGTTGCTCATGGGTGTGATAATATCAACGCTGACTTGACGCAGCAAGCGGCATAAATCAGCGTTGATTGATCAGCAGCGACCCCCGCCCTTGCGCTTCGGCTTGGCCATGACAATCACCTCCTTCAGGCAGCCTTGTTGAAATCAACGGGGCAAGCCCCGCTTGCGCAATCCACATGCGCGAAGTCCACGTCTTCCTTGACCTCCTGATCCTCGCCCGAACGGATCGCGGCGCTGATCAACTCATAGACCGCCTTGGTCACAGGTTCCTCGGGCTGATACTCGTAGGCGGTCATATCCACCGACGGCATTACCGAGCAGCACCGGACGGTGAACTGGCCCTCGATGATGGCGCGCTGGAAGTCCTCGAAGCTGACCACCTTCGGATCATACTTCAGGGTGTAGCTGACCTGGTTGCCGGTTTCGGACAGCGGGGTAAAACCGTCTTCCTTGACACCGATGATCCAGAAGCGCTCCAGCAGGCGCAGATACTCGAACTGCTCCTCCGGGGTCGCCTCGGGCGCCGTCACCAGCTTGTCGCCCATTCCGAGCTGGCAGATCACCGGCGCGGTCGGGAAGCCGACGATGGTGGTTCCCGAGTAGGTCCGCAGGCGACGCACCGGATAACCCTGCTCTTCCAGCTTCGCAATCAACGGGTCATCGTTGCGATACTGGACCCAACGCAGGTATTCGCGCAGCGCCGGGAGATGAGCGCCTTCAGACAGGCCGAACAGCTTGGACGTGGTGCCGGCCGGCTTGATCGTGGTGTTGGTATGCGGCACAGTCACGCCCAGCTCAGAGGCGTAGCGTTCGCATTCGTCCACGACGGCCCGCTTGAACCGGGACAGAGTGAGCCAAAAGGCGCCAGCGCGAACGCTCGGGTCCATGTCGGTCGCCATCAGCTCAAGCTGATCGACGCCCCACCCGCACGGCCCGCCGTGGAAAACGGGGTTCACCATGTCGCGAAAGCTGATCTTGAAGAACCTCCAGGCGAACTCATGCAGGCCGGTAATGCCGACGCCGATACGGTTCGTCCGGTTGACTTCGCGCTTGTAGAGACTGTCCATCAGGTTGGTGCGGATCAGCGCCCGAGCCGCGGTGCGGAAGGCATCTTCGGCGTCGTCCAAATCCTGGGCGTGGAAAGGCACAACGTCGGCAATGACGCAGTAGCCACCCAGGACCAACAGGGTGATCTCGCCACACGGATTGGTGATCATGCGGTAAGGCATGTTCATCACCCGCCGCAGGATCTCCTTGCCGATCTCCTTGGTCTCCTCGTCGAGCTGATACTTCGCACTCTCAGCGAAGATGCCGTCGGCGTAGACCTCCATGCCCTCGTCGTTCTGAGTCAGCATATCCACGTTGATGAAGCCGGGTTCGCCGGTGCCATCGAAGTAGGACGCCTTCAGGGCCTCCTGCATGACCTTCCAGGCGTGCCGATCCCACTTATCGAAGATGGGCCAGCCGATGAGGGACCGAGCCTTGAGCGGGTCCTCGCCGGGGTTGAGCTGAACCCAACCCCAGACGTTCTCCACGCGATCACGGAACTCCTGGTCGATCGTGATCGAGTTGTTGGACGACCACAGGAAGCCGCCGCGCTTCAGCTCGATGAACTCGAAGATCGTGGCGTCCTTCCAGAACTTGGTCGCCATACGAGCGGCCCGGCGGGCGCCGCCGACCAGAACGCATTCGGCCAGATAGTGATCGGCGTAGATCGTCGCGCGCCAAGGCTTCATGCCGGCGTCGCGCAGCCGGCCGACGTTGCCGATCGCCTGCATCAGTGGCCCGGGGCCGGAAGCCGGGCGACCCTGCATCCCCATAATCGCGGCGCCGCGGGGGCGAACGTCAGAGAAGTCGAGGATCAGCACCGCTTCGCGCTTGCGCAGGAACGCCAGTTTTTCGATCTGCTCGATCGCCTTAGCCCAGCCTTCGCGGCTGTCAGGAACGCGGAAATAGTGGATTTCGCGGCCGGCATAGAGATGACGCGCGTCGCGCTCGGTCAGGTAGCCAGTGATCTCTCCGCTCTGAACGTCCTTGTGACTCCAGTCGATCACCGGAACGATAATAGGCATGTGATTGAAGTCCACAACCATCAGGTCGTCGTCATAGGCGCGACCGACGCCCGAGCCAGACAGCAGCAGCTTGAACAGAATGGTGGACAGGGCCGAGCTAGAGCAGTTGCCAGTCAGCAACCCATTGGCGAGCACGAAGGTCGAAGTGACCGGCTCCTCGGGGCAATAAACCGGGGCCTTGCCCAGGTGCTCGATGGACTCGACCTTCCACTCCACGTTTTTGCGAAGGCGAATGATATGCAAGTCCTTGCCGTTGGCGAAGGAGCCATCGCCTTCCTTGCGCTCCATGACGCGGTGCATGGTCACATTGAAGCCGGCGTAAGCTGCGTGCTCATCCAACCATTCGGCCGCCATTTCACTGGAGGTCGAGATTTCCAGGCAACGATCCTGACCCTTGTAGCCGTCAGCCAGCCACCAGCCGTAAATGAACCCGGCGATGTATTCGGGGTCGCGCGTGAAAGGCAGTTCCTTCGCGTGCTCGAACTTGCCGATATAGTAGACGCGATCACCGTTGGCGTGGGGCGGCGTGGTGTAGCGATAACCGGCGGCGTCCAGCCATCCATGAACCTCATCGCGCACCGCATCCTGCTTGCAAACGCGAATGCTGGCGTAGGTGCGACCCTGTGAAATGCCGGGACGATAATTGTCGCGGCGACCCTTGTGAGCCGTGCCGTCACCGAAGATCAAGCCGTGAACCACTGCCGCCTCGTTCATGCCAACATCCGCATGAATGGGAGTCAGCACATCGCCGGTCTTCAGCGAGGCAGTGATGGAGCCGTCGCGCAGTTTCCAGCGGTGATTGGCGGTTGCCTTCACGGTGCGGCGGAACTTGCCACCGCCACCAGTGAGCGAGCGAAAGGTGATCTCGTAAAGATCCTGCTCGCCGTGAGCGTTGATCATGGCAGGACGTGGCTGACCGTCGCCGGCGATGACCGTCACGGTCTGACCGACAATCTTGCCGATCTCAACAGGGCCATACTCCATAGTCAGGATACGGGTCGAATATTCCAGACAATTCGTGAACACCTCCATCGGACGATCAGGCTGGGTTTCATCGCCGTGCTGGAGGTGGCGGCCGGACATCAACAGGGACGCCTGCCGCAGATGATGGTGCATCCGATCGAATTCGATGCGCTGCTCGGAGGTGAATGAGACGTTGGTGTCGAGGAAGCCACCGACGAACGGGGCGTCCTTTTTCGGATGCAGCAGGGCGTTACCCAGCGCGACGCGCCTGGCCACGTCTGCCCATTCCTCCGTCACGATCTCGCCGATGGCCCAATAAAAGCCCTGAACCACCTCGTCGTCGCCAAACTCGACGTGATAGTCACCCTCAAAAGCGTGACCGTTGGACTTGGCCAGGGCCGCAATCTGCGCGTCCAGCGAGGTCGAGTCGTCACGGGGAATGGAAAAGGGGACCTGCTTGGGAAGGTCCAGACGACGAGTAATCTTGCGGTTCACAGTGCGATCGGCGACCGCCTTGCCGATGCCGGCAAAGTAGCTGCGCGCTTCCGGCAAGGGGCGGATTTTGAAAACGTAACCCATGCGGTCCTCTCTTGGTCAAAAGGGGAAAGAGTTTATCAAAGTCAACGCTGACTTTACAGACTTGACATAATCAAGCAGCCAGCTTTAGTGCCGAGCGCATCATGGCGAGGCTGTGCTTGAACTGCTGGCTCTGAAGACCGGCGTAGATCGCACACACGCCGTCGGCCAGGTGCTCGTTTTTGGCGTTGAACTCCACCTTGCCCAGGCGCTTGTAGGTCAACCAGGGAGCCTCGGGGTGACGCTCGATCACCCACTCAATCATATCCTCCTTGGCCGCGGTCTTCTTGCCGACGGTGGCGAGCTTGACCTCAGTGGGGTTCACCTCAACCAGCTCGACCGGGCAGGCGCCCAAGATCGCGGTAGCCATCGATAGGGCCTTCAGGGCATTCGCGCTCTTCGCGCCGCCAGAGGGGACTTCGGCAAAGCCGAAAGCCACGAAGTCCGGGTCGGCCCAGCCACGCATCGCCTGGATGATCTCCCGGCACCGACGCAGATCATCCGAGCCCTTGCGAACCTGCTTGCTTTTGTCCTTCTCGGTCTCGACCAGCTTGAAGCCCGTGACCTTCAGCTTGAGCGTGTCGATATCCAGGTCGGCAGCGACCATGCCGAAATTGGCCAGCGAAGGGTCGAAGCCGACGACCTTGATGATGTTGCTCATTACCATGTCCCCCAAATCGGATTGTCGCTGTAGCGATCACTCAGCGCTGACTTGCTGATTGTAGCGCCGGAAAGGGCGTCCAGAGACGGCAAAATCGCCCCCTTCTTCAGTTCACCAATGGTCACGCCGAACAAGTCGAAGAACGCCGGCATCTCATTCAGCGGGATTTCCGCCCGAACCATGTCGTTCATCGGATCGCTTTCGGACTTGCCCCAATCACCGATCGGCTCGAAGCACAGGATCGCGCCCTTTCGCTTGCCCATGTAGACTTCGACGAGCCGCATCTGTTCGCCACCGATCAGCGGATGCTTCGTGAAGCTGCCGTCACGCTGCTTGAAGGTGAGCTTGGCCGGCGCCGACTGGGTGTAGATGGGTCCGGCTTCCGCTCTCAGGCGCGCATTCAGCCAATCAACGGCCGTCTGATCAACCATTCATCCTCTCCTCGATCTTCTCCAAAACGATTTTCGCCACCTGGGCAAAGAGAAACCACTGCGGCACAGGCCGCTCTTTGATGCCGGTCAGCATCAGGTCGGGATCGAGATGATTACGCCGACAAAGCTGCCTGGCTACCCACTCGATCCATTCACTGCTGGTCAGCTTGGGGCCGAGCCGCGCTTCGAGAACACTGTCGCGCTCGCGACGACGCTTTAGAACCGCATCGGCCCGAGCGAGAATAGCATCGACGTTCACGCCGACTTTTCCTCGGCCACCGGGATCATCAAGCCGCGCCTGATCAGATAAGCCCGAGCGTGTTCGATGTTCTCCTGGGCTACAGAACTGACGACCTTGCCTTCGAGATTGATCCGATAGGGGGTAAACAGCATTCCCCAGGCATATTTCGGCCCGCTGCAATAATCGGCGACGGCCGCCCGAACGCGCTTGGCCGACATCTTCTCACCGTCGAGTCCGCGAACACCCATGGCGATCAGCCGGCGATGAATTCCCACCTCCAGCGGATGCTTCACCGAAACGCCCTTGCTCATGAACGTCCGCGGGAAGGCATTCGCCAGGGCCTCGCGATCCTCGCGAACCTGCTTCTTGTCGATCTTCTTAGGCATGACACGAAGTCTCCTTCTTCGATTTTTCAATCAGTCTCTTGGCGCAGCGCAGCGCTTCCGTGCGCGCCATGCCCTGCTTTTGTAAGTCGTTGGCAGTGCGCGCCTCGTCCTGAAGCTGCTGCCAAGCCTCCTTATCAAGGAGTTCGCTCAACGGGCTACGCATGACACAGCACTCCGTCAACGGAGGACCGACCGCCCTCCTTTTTCACGATCACCTGCTGACGACACCAATCCTTGAGGTCATTATGGCTGATCACGAGCACGGTCCCCCGCTCGCGCGCCTTCTCCTCGAGGATGCCCATTAGTCGTTCAAGACCCGCCACATCGAGAGCAGTGTCGATCTCGTCGCCGATCCACAAATTGATCGGCTTGGTCGCCCGCGACGCCACCAAGTCCTGCAACGCGAGGCAGCACGCGAGCCTGACCTTGCGCTTCTCGCCGCCCGACAACCCGCCAAAGCTCTCAGCGCCGGTGGCGTCGGTCACGTCGATGGCAAATTTTTCGCGCAGTTCGCCCTTGGCGGTGGTCGAGAGCGTGGACCAGGTGGCGGTGATGTTGCCGTCGGACAAGCTGCCCAGATAATGGGCCGTGCGCGCGTTCAGGAAGGGCGTCACGGTATCGAGGATTTCGGCGCGCACGCCGGCAGGGCCAAACACCTTCACCGCGCTCTGGGCCAGCGCCAGGCGAGCCTGAGCAGCCTCAAGCGTCGCCTGCTTGGTGCCGATCTCCTCAACCAGCTCCTCGATGGTCCGCCCGGCCTTCTCGATCAAGGCAGCGAAGGGGTTCTGCTCGTCCTTCAGTCTCTTTGCATTCGCGATGTGCTGGCGGGTGCGATCAGCAATGCGGGAGCGCTCCCCCTTCTTCGCTTCGATGTCCCGCAGTTTCGCGCACAGACGCCCCTGCAACCCCGTGGCAGCGCTAATGTCTGTCATCCCCGCGACGAAAGTTGAAAGCCCCTCAGCGAGCCCCGCACGGGCTTCCCGGAGGGTGTTTGCTTCTGCCTTCTTCGTCTTGACCTCATCGACGACCTTGCGCAGCTTCCCAGTGGCGATCTTCCGAGCCTCGGTCAGATCGCTCGCCTCATAGGATTTGCCGCACTCGCCACACGGCTTTCCGATCCGGCTGTCGATCGCATCAACCTCTGCCTTCCGGCGCTTGGCGTCGTTGGTCAGCCGGTCGATCTCGGCGGTGACGACGGCGATCCGCCGATCGGCGGCGGCCAGCTCGCGCTCGAGGCGCGACTTTTCCTCTTGTTCGCCGACGACCTCCTTCAGCTTGCTCTCGACCTCGTCGAGCTGGGCGAGAACGCCAGGCTCATCCAAAGTCGCAATATCCGCATCGAGCGCTTTCACCTGATCAGCCAGGGCTTTGGCAGTTTCAGACTCGGACTGAACACTTTCAGCCCGCTTTTCGTCCCAGGCGCGCTGCTGGCCCTGCAACCGAGCCACCTCGTCCTCGGTGGAGTCGATGCGAGCCTGAATGCGATCAAGCTGGGCCTGCGCGTCGCAAGCCTCGCGCTCGGTGACGGCCTGCTTAGCGCGAGCCACCTCATACGCCTTCTCGAGGATCGTGATACCGGCCGCTTCCTCGATCAGCAGCTTGAGTGGCTTATCGGTCATCGCCGGCAGATCGGGCATCTTCTCCTGACCCGCATAGACTGCCGAATTGAAGACCTCCTCCGAGCATCCGAGGATACGGTTCACTTCAAGTTGGGTCAGCTTGTCGGTGCCCTTTGTCAGGTCGCTCGGCGCTGGGGCGAGCTGTTTCACCACCAGGCCGTTCTTGCCTTCTTTGTGCTTGCGGTGACGGGCGATCTCGTAAAGCTCGTCGCCGTCGCGAACCACCGCCGCCACGCGGCAGTTCTTTCCGACGAAACGGTTAATCACGCGATCGCCGCTCTCGCCGCGGGCGGTGGTCCCGAAGAATGCCCACGAGATGGCGTCAGCAATCGACGACTTGCCCGCGCCGTTCGAATTGGCGCTGGTGTTGTCGGCGTTCTCGCCCTGGATCAGCACCAGACCGCGATCGGTCAGGTGCAGCTTTGCCTCGCCAATGGTGAGGAAATTCTCGATGGTCAACGTCTCAACGTGCATCGCTCGCCTCTTCTTTCATGCGAGTCGGCATGTTCGGGCCGTTGACCCAAAACTCACCGCCGCAGGTGTCGCACACGAAACCATCGGCGTCGCCCTCAGACTCGAAGCGACCATTCAGGTATTCGCCCATTTCAAGAAAGGCGCCGGTTCCATCCTTGATGTCCCCCGACATGCAGTATGGGCAAAAGCGAGGCTTGCCCATTAGAACCTCCGAGCGTAAATGACGATACCGGACCCCATCACATCCACGTTCAGACGAACAGTGGTCGGGTCGATGTCGGCCGGGGCGCAGTGGATCAGACGATTGCTTTCGATCGCCGGCTCGTCGAGTTGGCGACAGACCCAACAGCCGGGGCAGACCGCAATCGGCTCCAGATCGTCTTCGATCTGACCGACGGTCGTCGAGCGGCTGGCGGGTTCATTGACGATACGGGTCTTCATCAGGCGGCACTCCTGGCTTCGGTGAGAATGGAGTCGCAATAGGCGGCAAGCTCGGTCGGACGATCGAAGCTCTTGGCGACCACATAGGCGGTCACGGAAGCTTCCAGGGTGACGCCCGATTTGGCGGCGACGCCGGTGCGGGAAACTTCGGTCTTGCGGGTGGCGTGGATCACGCCACCCTTGGCGCCCATACCCATCAGCTCCTCGCGAGCAATTTTGATTTCGGTCTCGGTCACATCCTCCAGCTTCAAGCGGACGTAGTTGCCGTCGGCGAGGAAGGGGATGTCGGCCGGCGGGGTGTCGGGCGTGATGTCGATGAAGGACGGGGCGTGCGAAGCGCGATATCTCACGTCGTCGCTGACGATCAGAAAGCCGGCTCGGGTGCCGACATCGCCCCAGGTCTGCTGAGTGGTGGCACCGATCGAGAAGACGCCGTTCCCGAAGTCCTTGTGGTCGTGATAGTGGCCAGCGAACACGCGACGGAAGCCAAAGCCAGCGAGTTGCTCGGCAGTCAACCCGTGAGAGGGCAGACCGGGGATCACGCCGTCGATGGGAGCGTGTAGGATCACATCGAAATCGCCGGCGCCCACGCGACCATTCAGATCGTCGAGGGCATTCAACAGATCGGCGGTGCTGGAATGCCAGGGAACCAGGGCCAGACGGTCGATCACTTCGGGCTCGTCACAAACACGCACGCCGGCGTCAGCCAGGGCGCGCACGGCATTCCCCACGCGGTCGGACTCCTTGCCCTCCAGATCGTGATTGCCAGGGAGGGCAACGATCCCCACACCAGCGCCGCGCAGATCGCGCACCACCTCGAGGACGGGGTTCAGCACGGTCGGGCTGATTGAGCCCCGGACGTGGAAGATGTCGCCGGCCAGCACCATCAGATTTCCACCGGCGGCCAGAAGCTCCTGCCCGGCCCGGCGCATCTCAGCGCACTGGATGGCAAGGCGGGAGTTGACCCCATCAGCGTTGGTCGTCGAGAAGGTAGACCAGTTGTGGAAGTGCAAATCCGCAAGTAGGGCGTAGGGTCTTTTCATCTTCGTCCCTCAAATCAAGAATGACTTAACTTAATGCAGAATAAACATAGAATAAAGCGGCAAGTAAAGAGAGTTGCGCAGGTGGCCCCTGGGCAACATTTGCCTTTTGGCGCAACTCTCTTCACAACGATTAGCGACACGCTGATTTTGGGTAACATGGCGAGTCTGGTCGCTAAATTATGGAAGATTGACAGCCTCGGCATGGGGAACGGGGGTTGGTTGGTCAATCTTCCTCCGACTTTCGTCGGAAACTTGTGGGCGAGACACCGTTGGGGTGGGCAACATGGGTTCTCTGGTCTCGCCCCGCGATCGGCTTATGCCGTCGCAAACTCTCCCCGCCACGCCCGCCACAGATCGCGCAAAACGCGCTTCTCGACGTAACGCTGGGCGCGGCGATGGGCCAGCATCTTGGTGATATCCGGGCTCTTGCCGGCCTCGTAGACCTTGCGCTCGTCGTAAAGCGTCTTAAGGGCGCCACCGGCCTTGATGATGCAGGTGCCGACATTCCACATGACCGAGCGCCGGACGGGGTTGTAGCCATGAACGAGCGCCGCTTCGGCGTCGGCCACCTTACGCTGTCGCTCGGTCCCGATCACCGCAAGCCCCATGCGCTTCCACAGCTTGGCGGGATTGTTGTAGTTGGCCAGGTCGCCCGCCTCGCCGATGATATTGGCGAGATTGGTCATGCCAACGCCGCGCTGAGTGGCGACCCATTCGGCAACCGGGAGTTTCTTCGCCAGCTTCTCCAGCTCCTTGCCAAGCTTGGCGCAGTCGCTCGCGATGCCGTCGTGCGCAGCAAACAGGGCACCGTAATTCTGTGACAGACCCACGGCGATTTCCACGTCCTCGGCCTTCTGGACCTTGTTGGCGATCAGTCGATCGACGATCACGCCGGCACGATCCTTGTCACCATCCACGGCGGCGCGAGCGAGCGCCTTGAGCTGAAGAACGATACGGTTCTGCGCCATCTGGAGCTGCTTGCGCTGGCGGTAGGTGAGTTGGATCTGAATAACGAGATCACTCAGGTTCATTGATCTATCTCCGTTCTGTAGTGACGCGCCGCACTCGGTTTCTGGGTAACATGAAATCCGTAGCAGCGCGTCACTATTGGTCGAACACGTCATCCTTGGGTAACAATGCGCTACTGGTTCAAAATCTGAAGGTCTTTAGAGACGCGATGGTGCTGGGCAACATTCTGTGCTTGGTCTCCAAAGACCTAACTCGTGACTACAGAGCGTCCAAAATCTTCCCGGCCATTTCGTCCGTCAGCACTTCACGCACCAGGGCGGTGGGAGAGCCGAGATCAGCGATGGCGAAATAGAACTTGGCCCGACGCTCAAGCCCCTTGGCCCTGCTGCGTGAAAGTTCCGCCTGGGCACGAACCTCTTCGAGCGTCAGATCGCCAAGCCGACGACCTTCAACCAGCCACTCGTCGAGAAACTTCCGCCCGGTGGTCACGACGGAAGCCTTGACCAGACTGGAGAACGAACGAGATCCGGTGGGCGCGGGGGCAGGCATCGCGGATTTCGGCAGCGAACGCCCCAGCATTTCACGCTTGCGCTTTGCCGCGTTGTGAATTCTCGCGAGAGCGCCGTCTTCTATCAGCAAGCGCATGTAACCGTTGACGGGAGTGGACCCGATCAACTTCTTGATCAATTCCTGCGCTGCGTCTTCATAGGACTTGTGGCGCATGATCAGATCGTCTGCAATGTCGTTGATCACGTCGCTCGGCGCGGTCGTAACGACAGGCGCGACAGCTTTTGCTGCTGAAATCGACATTCTAACTCCTTCTTTCCGTTCGAGAGACACCGGCACTCTGGGCAACATTCATCGTTTGGTCTCTCTTCAGAGTTCAATCATCACTGACTGAACAACCCCGTTATAGCGCGCCCCGTGGGGCATGTGAAGCGGCAAAATCATTCAACGCTGATTGATTATTCAGGCCGGCTTGAGGATCAGCTTTCCCCGCTTGCGCCAGAAGAAGCGCAATGGCAGATAGCGCTGAAGCGCGCCGCCACGAGCGCTGTAGTTCAGCACCTTCGCCTTGGTGCTGTCGGTCAGCCATTCAATCTTGGTCATCCAGATGTCACCAGTCTCGCGAACGATGACGCCCATCGCCTTGATGCCCTTGGCGCGCATCTCGAGGATCGTGTCGATGTCGAAAGCCCAGGCCGCCTTGCCGTCACGGATCGCCTCCGAAATCGAAGAGCAACCGTGACGGAAGATTTCCTCCTGCTTCCGATAGGCGATGTAGCATTTCCGGCCGTCATCGAAGGTCACAATGCCCCCGTAGAGCCGACGCCCCTTCTTGACATGCTGGATCTTATATTTGAACGGATTTGCCTTCAAAGGCGCGGACTTGCTCATGATCCCAATCCCACAGTCCGAGCCGGCCGCTTGCCGGCACGGGGTTGTTGAACCTAATGGGCTCGCCCATGAACCAGGCAAAGCGGCCCGGGGCGTAAATGCCGAAAGCGCGCTCCCGGTCAGGGATGCGAGCGATCAGCTCATCTGTCATCAGCTTGCAATCCAACAGTTTCGTCTTGCCGATGACCGCGCCGCGAGGTAGCTCTGCGAGGGGCGGGAGCCCGGTGGCTGCGTAATGCACCTGGAAGTCTGGGGCGGCGTAGGCAACTCTTTGTTCGGTGCGAAGGTTCTTGCACGACGCAATTGCAACTTCCTGACCGATCAGACCGTTGGGCGCTGGCCAGGGGCGGGTTTCGATCCTCTTGTGTCCCGTCACCAGCAGCAGCGCCCAGGGCTGCCAAACGCTCAATGCCTTCATCTTCCGTTCCCCGGCTTGTTTGCTTCAAACATAGCGCGGGTTAGCGAATTAGCGAAGGTGAAGAGCGCTACTCGTCTTCGTTCTCCTCGCGATCGGCGCAATTTCCGCACTTGCCGTCATATCCTTCGCCGTCTTCAAGCGAAGCGCCACACTCGCTGCACCTGTCATCCCCTTCCTTATTCAACTCGGTGCCCGAGAAATCGGCCCACACCCAGGCGAGAACATAGGCACCGTTGCCGTCTCCTTCGCTGATTGTGGCGATGCCATCGGCGGGATCGTCGATCTCGACCTCGCCATCGACATGATGCTGCTCGCGAGCGATGGAAACGATGGCCAGTTCGCGCTCGCTAGGCTCGGCAAGGGCCTTGAAAAGACGCCGCACCAAGTCGTCGGCAACGCTCTTGCTCAAGTCAAGCCCAGGCGAAACCCGCAAGATGGCGTCAATTTCTTCGTTGGACAGATAAACGTGAGGCATCAGGGTCCCTCCACCTTCTCGAAACGGGGTCTTCCCGAGGCCGCTTCGCCGAAGAACATCGTCTTCGGACGGAAGAACATCTCGTGTTCGCAGGGATAGAGGGGGCGATAAGCCACCATCTCCTCCTCCGTCTCGGTATGAATGCCGATCCCGACCAGCTCATAGAGCTTGCCAGTGGCGACGTGCCGATAGATTTGAGCGCCCGACGCCGAGACGATCTCCACGTCCTCGATGCCATAGTGCCCGAGAAACTGACGGGCCAGATTGCGGGTCTTGAACACCTTGCCGGTGTTGTCAAAATGAACCTCGCGCTCGCTCGCGGACGCCACGAACTGCCCGGTCCCTCTGTGCTTGAGCTTGAACATCCGATCCTCCGTCGAAAGTGGGGCGCCCGAAGGCGCCCCACTTGATCACGCAGCCTCCAGAAGCGCCTCATCGAGGTCGCGACCTACGGCGGGCAGCAGGGCCTTGAGCTGCTCGACGCCGGTGGGGTCCGCTTCCAGCTTTTCCACCAGGGCCTTGCGGAAGTAGCTCTTGCCGTCGGTCCAGGTGATGTGAGCCTTGCCCTTCTCCAGGGCGCCGACCGCCACCAGGTAGTCCACGAGGGAACCGACCACATCGAATTTGCCGGTGCCATCGGGCTGAAACAGGAAATCCCAGGACGCCTTCAGGAAGGGACGATTGACCTTGTTCTTGACGCACTCAGCGCCGATCCGCTGCCCGATCTTGGTCTTGTCCTCGCCGGTGCCGGCGGTCAGCATCGAGCGACCCAGCTTGATGCGAACCGAGGCGTAGAACTCGGGAGCGTTCCCGCCCGGCGTGGTGGTCGGATCGCCGAACATCACGCCGATCTTGGTGCGCGCCTGGTTCAGGAAGATGATAAGGATGTTCATCTCCTCGGCGTGCAGCGCCAGGGCGTTGAAGTTTGCGCTGGTGGCGCGGGCCAGGGCGGTGTTGTCGTTCATGTTGAAGTCGGTGGCGTCCTTGTCCGCCTTGGACTGCGGGATCATCGACGCCAGCGAGTCAAACACCACCACGATGGGCGCGTCCTCGGGGAGAGCTTTGGCATCGCGAATGGTCTTCGCCGCCTTGATGGCAATCGTGGTGGACTCCTCGTAGGTCCGAGGCGTCTTGAACAGGAACCTGCCCGGGCTGGTATCAAGGCCCATTTTTTCAGCCAGGCGCTTGTCGAACGAGCGCTCGTGATCAAAGAACATGGCGAAGCCGCCGGCCTTCTGGGCGTTCTTCATCACGTTGGTCGCGATGGCGGTCTTGCCCGAGCTGGGCGGACCAAACATTTCGATGATGCGCCCCATCGGCATCCCACCGTTGTAGGAACCGCTGATCGCGTAATTGAGGGGCGGATAGCCGGTGTCGATCCAGCCGCGCACCTCCTGCACCTCGTCGTTGCCGCCGACCGTCTTCAGGAGGGCTTCGGCCAGCACGTCGGCAGGGGACTTGCTCATGGTCTATCCTTTCGAGAAGGGGAGGGGCCGCAAGGCCCCTCCCGGTGGTCAGATCGCGCGGGCATGCTTGGCAAAGGGCTTGAACACCTGACCGCAAGCGTTCTTGACCTCGATGCGACCGCGAACGAGGGTGGCGTCGCTCACCATGCCTTCGAGAGTGGTGATGGCGCCGTTGCGGGGATTGCGAACATCAAAGGAAACCTTCTGACCAACGGTGAAGCTCAATTCAGTCATGACTTTACCTTTCGTGCGGATTTATGGTGTTGGGAGGAGGTGATTACGCGGCTTCGTCCGCGAGCAGCGCTTCCAGATCGCCCAGCTCGTCGTCGGCGACGGGAGCGGAGACGGGAGCGCTGGTTTCGGTCACGACGGCGCCGGACTGCCCCTCGGCGCCCGCCGCCGGCTCGACCTTCTCGGCGCGCTTCTGACGGGTCTTGCGCACCTTCGGCTCGCCCAGGGTGAAAGCGCCGAGAGCGACGGGCTGCGGACGGTTCATCGCGGCGGTGATCACGTCGATGGCGCTCTGGAGATGGGCGCCGATGAATTCCTGCATCTTGTCGAAACGCGCCTGATCCATCAGGGTCGGATTGTTGTCGGTGGTATTGGCGATATCCTGAAGAGTCTTCGCCACCAGGTTCACGCGACGAGCCAACAGGGTGTCGAATTCGTTCTGGTTAAGCAGCTTCATTGTCTTTGTCTCTCTGGTTGTTGTTGAAGGCTGCGCAGAAGTTGTCTAAGTCGCGCAGCAAGGAGTGAAATGACAGGTCTTCACAAATCGAGCGGAACGCCGCCCGGTCGAACGCGCCCTTGTCGAGCGTGAGGCGCTCAGGCTTCGGCCGCTCGGCGGTCTTCAAATCCATCAGCATCATGTTGAAGGCGAACCGATCCCGCCCTTCGGGGGCGCAAAACTCGGTCAGCTTCTTCCGATAGCGAGCCAGTTCCTCGGGAAGCTCGAAGCCGGGCGTCTCGGCCGCGGCCCAAAACTTCTCGACGGAACCGAACTTCTCCAGAAGGATCGGCGCCGCCTTGTCCCCGATACCGCCGACGCCGGGAATGCAGTCGGAGGAGTCGCCCTTCAGAGCCTTGCCCTGAAGGAACGCGCGGCCATTGACGTAGCCGGTCTGGGTCTGGAAATCCCGATAGGTGATCTTCACCTCGCGGATCGGATCGAACCACAGAACGCCCGGCTCGACGAGCTGGAGCCAATCCTTGTCGCCCGAAATCAAAACGACGCTATCGCCGCGGGACCGAGCCTTGCTGGTCAGCAGACCAGCCAGATCATCGGCCTCCCAGTTGATGGCCATCATCTGGTTGACGCCAAGGGTCCGGGTCGCCCGAGCAATCCAAGGCTTCTGAGCCTTGTAGCGCTCCTTCTCAGCAATGGCCTTGGGGTCTTCCTTCCGCTTCGCCTTGTAGCCGGCGAAGTGGTCGTAGCGCCAAGACCGCCCATCCCACAGGACGATCGGCTTGAACCCCGAGTAGCCCAGCAGTGTGATCCGCAGGCTCTTTAGGAAATGGAAGATCGCCTGCACCTCCATTTCGCCGGCCGTCAACTTGGAGGTTGACTGCGCAGCGAAACCGAGAGAATTGCCGTCGATCAGCATGATGCCGGGCATCTGAGGCTCCGTGATGGAAGTAAAGGGAGGGGCCGAAGCCCCTCCGCTGAGGCGTGGTCTGGTGTTAGTCCAGGTCCGCCAGAAGGCTCTCGATGTCGTCGTCACCGAGATCCTCGTTGAAGCTGTCACCAGCGGTCGCCTTCGCCGCGACGACAGTTTCGACCGACGCCTTCGGCGCGACCTCGAAGGGCACTTCATCCTCGACGGTAAAGGAGCCGTCGATGACGTTCGGGTCCTCCTTCGGCGCAGGGGTGGCCGGCTTATCCTTCGGCCCGGTCAGGGCGGCCCGAGCACCAGACGGGAGCGCCGCGCGACCGGAAACCGCGGAGAGGGCCTGGAACGCCTTATTGAGACCAGCCTCGTATTCCTGGTTCACGTAGGCATCCAGATCGTTAAGCTGAGCCAACAGGGTCTTGTTCACCGGCTTGGACTTCGCCGCCGGCACCACCGAATATTCGGTGTTCAGTCCCTTGCCCTTGCGCTCGATGATGATGTCGATCCCGGCGTCGGGGTCGATCATCTCGGCACCGTGCTCTTCCATCACGTCGAGGATCTTCTCGAACGTGGTGGGAGAGAGATCGAGGATCACCACTTCGCCGGCGTTCTCGCCATCGGGCTGGATGGCGTTGAGCAGATAGCGAGTCTTCGACTTCGCCTCGGTCAGGGCCTTGATCAAATCGTCGTCGGTCGCCGACGAAATCGCGCTGGCGACGGCATCGCACAGCTCGCAGGGCTTGCCGAACGTCTTGTCGGTGCAGACATAGACTGCCTTCAGTTCGCCGGTCTGATCCTTGATGAAGTGCTGCCCGAACTCATGGAAAAACGTCGGATCGCCGTCCTTCTTCCAGGTCGGCAGAATGCGCCAGCGGCTCTTGCCCGGCGGCGGTTTCACCGTCTTTTCACGACGCCCCGACGCAGCGGCAATGCCCTGCTTCTTCTGCTTGATAATGTCCATCAGGTTCTTCGACATGCTTTTTGCCTTTCGAGCTTTCTGCTTTGGTTCTTGCCGATGGGGTTGCCCTCTCGGGTATTGCCCCATCAGCGCTTCAACGTGAATTATACATTCAACGCTGACTTGCCATCGTAGGAGAAATTACGCGGCTTCGCGGTTCTCCGACACGAGGCGGGCGGCCCGGTCGCGCGTCACATCGCGCTGGGCCTCCTCGCGGGCCGCAGGACCCTTGAGGAACAATTCGCCCTTGGCTTCCTCGCGCAGCGCCACGCCAATCTGCACCAGCATATCCTTGCGCTGCTTGAAGGCTTCCAGAGCATTCTTGGCCAGGTCGGCGATCATACGGGCGTCGTTGACCTTCTTCTGGGCCTCGACGTATTCGCGATCGCGCAAAATCTCCTTGCCGAGGGCGGCCTCGGTGATCTTGGCGCCGGCCTGGGCGTATTCGTCGCGCAGACGCTTGTCCACGCGGGACTCCACGATGTCGGCAGCCAGCTTGGCGGTGTCGTAGCGCTTCTGCGCCTGAGCGGCGATCACCGCATAGTGCGCAAACAGGCTGGCCTGCCGCATCATCGCGGCGGAAATGTCATGATCCGAGAAGGCCAGATCCTTCTGGAGCTGCTCGGCGTCCAGCAGGGGCTTTTTGGGCTCGCTGGGGGCAGTGGTTTCGTCGCTCACGGGTCTATCTCCGTTCATTGGGGCGCTGTGTCGCGCTCACGGGGGAATATAGCGTTGCTTGGGATTAAATATCAAGTCAGAACTGATTTACCTTGCGCGGCAAAATGAAGGGGCGCGAACGCCCCTTGCTATTCGACGGCGACAAGCGCCTGACGCAGAAGGACGCGCACGGCGTCCGCATTCTGCGCGCCAATCTCCCCCGTCTCGCAGTCCTCGACCAGAACGAAATCCGGGCAGTCTTCATTCACGCCAATGACGCGATGGGTTCGCCCATTGGAACGATAGGTTTCTCCGACCATGTCGTCATGTTTCATTGCAGTCTTGTCCTCATGTTATAGACAGACAAAGCTGTCCGCGAATTTCGGCCCGAGCGTCGGCGAGCGACTGTGCCAGGCCGACATCCGCTACCACATTATGCTCGGCGAACAGCGTTGCGGCCGTTTCAAGACCCTCAAGCACTGTCCGCCACATGGCGGTATCGAGCAAAACCGCCTGGACGTTCTCATCGACCAGTTCCACCATCATCCTCCGTCCCGCGAATACGCTAATTCGCTAATTCGCTAATTCGCTAATTCGGGATGATGGCAGGCTCGGACTCACCCGTCAAGCCAGGCTAATCGCTCACCATATCAGCGACCGATTTGAACACGTCGTTCAGCACCGTCTGCTTGGCCGGGTCGAACTTAATCATCCCTGGGTTGATCCCGACGACGATCGAGGCGTCAAGGGTGGGATCGAAGATCACCTTGCCAGCGTGATCCATAATGCCGCCCTTGAGCGCCCCCAGGAAATGCTTTGCCACCGCCGAGCCCAGACACACGATAACCGGCGGCTTGAGGATCTCGATCTCGCGATGGAGAAACGGAACGTAGGTGTTGATCTCGTCGTTGGTGAGCTGTTTCTCCCGCTTGGGAGCCTTCACCAGCGTCGTCCAATACCCGTCGGACTTAACGAGACCGGCCGCCGTCATGGCTTCCTCGACATAAGCGAAGCCATCGCCTGCGGTGATCTGATCGTGCTTCTCCTCGGCCCAATTCGGCGCGTCGGCGATCACCATGAATTTCGACCGCTTGCCCAGGAACGGTTTCGGATGAATGCCGTCATCGACGGCCCGATACTCGCGCACCAACTCCTTGATCGCCTCAACCGTCGCGGCACCCATGTCGATGTCGCGATCCGCCTTGATGTTGCGCGAGACAAGGCCGGGCATCAGCTCCATTTGATCCTTCAGCCGATCGGGATGATTAGCCGGCAACGACCCGGGCTCAATGCGGGCAAACGCTCCCACCCGGCGCAAAATGTCCTGGTGCCGGATGTTGCACTTGCGCTTTTCGACCCGAGCAAGAAAGTCGTCCACGTCCTTGAACGGGCCACTTTCGCGCGCCTTCAAGATCGCCCCCGCAGTGTTGTCCGATATTCCCTTCAGGGCATTGAAGGGAATGCAGAGAATGGCGTCGTTAAGGATCTCAAAGCGGTCGCTCGACACGTTGATGTCCGGGGCAATGACCTCGATCCCGTTCTTGCCAGCGTCCTTGAGCAAGCTGGCCAGCTTGTTCTCGCGATCCTGTGAGGTGCTCTGGCTCTGAACGGTCAGCGCCGCCGCATAGAACTCGGCCGGATAGTAGGTCTTCAGCCACATGCTGATATAGGAAATCAGCGTGTATTCGACCGAGTGCGACTTGTTGAAGGCGTAACCGGCGAACACCTCGATCTGATCAAACAGGCGCCCAGCCTCCTCCTCGGACATGCCCGAGTTGTCCACGCAGCCGCGCACCCATTTGTCGCGCTGCTTGGCCATCTTCTCCTTGTCCTTTTTGCCCATCGCCTTGCGCAGGTGATCGGCGTCGGCCTTTGTGAACCCAGCCAGGTCCACCGCGGCCTGCATGACCTGCTCCTGATAGACGATGACGCCGAACGTCTCACGCAAAGCCGGCATCAGTTTGGGGTGGTCGTAGCTCTCGGAGCGAATGCCCTGCTTGATCTCAACGAACTGATCCTTCAGGCCCGCATCCATCGGCCCGGGACGATAGAGCGCAGTCGCCGCGGTGATCTCCTCAAAGGTGATCGTCCCACTCGCCCCAAGATCCTTCAGCAGCTTCCTCATGCCGCCCGACTCGAACTGGAACACGCCGACCGTGTTACCGCGGGCGAAGTTCTCCAGCACCTTTGGATCGTCAAGCTGGAGGTCGAAAAAGTCGATCTTCTTCCCGCGCAGCCTGAAAATCTGCTCGCGCGCCAGCTCCAGCACGTCCAAGGTCGAGAGCCCGAGGATGTCCATCTTGACCAGGCCGAAATCCTCGCACACCCGCTTGTCCCAATTCACCGTCGCCCCGTCCTTCCGGCGCTCGACGACGGCCCGATTAACCAGCGGTTCGCCAGCGATGACGATGCCGGCGGCATGGCGCCCCAGTGTCCGCATGACGCCCTCGAGCTTGATGGCGTGCCCGTAGATCGCCGGGTGCTTCGTCACGAACGACTCAATCTCGGGAACCATTGTGACGGCCCTCTCCAGCGGCACCGGCTGCCCGTGCTCCTTCGGCATGAGCTTGGTCGCTCGCATGTCGTCGTCGGTCAGCCCCGTCACACGGCCTACATCGCGGATTGCGGACGCAGCCTGCAAAACGGCGTAGTTGCTGATCCCCGCCACCTTGTCTTCGCCATAGCGCTCAACCAGGTAGGCGACCACCTCATGCCGACGAGTGGACATGAAGTCGAGATCGGCGTCGGGGAGGTCCAAACGCTCGGGGTTGATGAAGCGCTCGAACAGCAGGCCGAACCTGATCGGATCGACATCGGTGATCCCCAGCAGGTAGGCGACAAGCGACCCGCCGACTGACCCACGGCCGGGGCCTACAGCGATCCCGTTGCGCTTCGACCACATGACAAGATCCTGCACCACCAGGAAGTAGCCAGCGAACCCCATGTCGCGCAAGACGCCTAGCTCGTATTTCAGCCTGGGATGGTAGGTCTCAGCCAACTCGTCGGCGTTCGGACGATGCCCGAAGGCCGGACGCGAGAAGCGCCGCTTCCAGCCCTCCTTGCACTCCTCAACCAACTTGGCGAACTCATCGTCGGCGATCTTGGGCAAGCTGACAGGCATCTTCTCCCAAGTGTAGCCGACCAGCTCCGCGAAGCTGTCCTGATTGACAAGGCCCTCCTTCCAGCCGGCCTGATCGAGACCGGGATAGCGCGCCTCGATGCGATCCTTTGCCCCCTTGATCAATCCGATCAGATCCGCGAGCTTGCGCGCGTGATGATCGCGCGACGCGGGCCTGAACGCCCAGCGGTCGGCGATCTTCACATTGCGGCTGATGGCGCTCAGCACATCGAGAGTGTCCGCCCCGCCACCCTGATAGAAGGCTGGGTAGGATACGAGCGTCGGCAGGTTCAACTCGGCCGACGCGACCAGGGCGTGATGATTAAGGGTGTCGAACAGCGGAGTTGCGACTGGGGCCAATTCGAGAAACGTCTGGGAAGCCCCCAGACGCCCCGAAACTTCCCGCAGCATATCCCGCGCCCCGGGGTGATGGAACGCGCCCCAAGCGTCCCCAGACGTGAAAATCAGATGATCCCCGCCCCCGATCAATTCCCGCATCAAGTCGTCGAACCCGAGCCGAGCGACCTGATAGAAGCGATCTTCGGAGTTGGCCAGGGTCAACAGCCGCATGATCCGGCGCAGGCCCTCCTCGGTGCGCGCGAACAGCTTAGGATACCACTCCCGATTGTCCTTTGCCTTCTCGCCAGACGACCGGGCGGGCTTCTTATAGGTCGGGTCGTCAACGATCCGCAGGCGGGCGCCGATAATTGGCTTGAGCCCTTCCTCCTTGCACTTGCTGGTCAGCTCCACGAGCCCCGAGACCGTCATCGTGTCCGCCAGAGCCACGCCAGAATACCCCAGCGCCTTGGCGTGCTTCACAACGTCCTTTACCTGAAGGGTGCTCTCGCCGATCGAAAAATGCGACCTGGCACCAATGAGCAGCGGCATTCGATTACTCCGACAAAAAGATGCGACCGTCGCGCTCGACGGCTGCATTCAGATGAATGAAAAGCTGAATGATCGCGTCGGCCCGCGCCTGAGCACCCGCGAGATCGACACCGCACCGGGACTGTAATGCCGCGATCAGATCACCGCGGGCGAAGTTGCCGGCGAACAACATGTCGAGTGCGACATGCCAGTGCCCCAACGAACTGCCGAGCGAGAACGGGTTAGTCCGCAAACGCAGTGCAGCCTCAATGTCGATCCTGGCCAGCAGCACGGGCTTGACGAATGCGACGGTCCTGACCGACAACCCCGTCATGTTGATCGCAGGCATCGGTTTGTCGTCGGCCTTCTTCAGCGTCTCGCGCTTCGCCGACGCCGGGCTCGCGGAAGCCGACGAGGTGGACGGCGTAACCGCTCTCTTGGGCTTCTTGATTGTCGGCGACAAATTGTCGAGCCCAAGCTCCTTCTCCAACCGGCGTCGGGTCGCTTCCGCAATTGAACCGCAATCGGCAAGATAGGGGCACCCGCTGCACTCGGGGGATGCCGGATGGTGCGCAACCGCCGAACCGAAACAGGCCAGCGCCAGATCGGGTGCGTCCTTATGAGGGTTCCAGCTCATGCCGCCCTCCGCACAACCCGCGCCAGTTCGCCATAAACTTTCGTGCGCTCGCTGAGGCTCAATCCCATCACCCGCGCCACAAAGGCGCTAGTGACACTCTTGGGAACCGGGCTCGGCTCGATACCACGCCGACGAGCAAATTCGGCCCTCGCCCTCAGAGCAACCAGCTCGCGGATCACCGCGTCGGGTGGTGAGTCCAACAGCTCAACGAACCTGCGGGTCAACGGCGACAAATCGTTCAAGATTCTCTCGCGGTGCTGGGCCTCTTCGAGCGCCTCCTCGGCATTAACCGCGTTCTCGTCGGCGAACTGCTCGTGCAAACCCTCCTCGTCTCCATCCTCGCCCCAACTCTGGCTATCGAGGGATAGCCCGACATGGGAAACTTCGCCCTTGGCCATGCGATTGACGTTGTTCCAGCAGGCGCGCACCAGGAACGTCGAGAACGCCACGCCCTTGTTTGGATCGAACGATCGTGCCGCCCGAACAAAGGTCAGGCTCATTTCCTGAAACACGTCGTCAAAGGTCGTGCTGCATCCGGCGGCGACCAGTCTCCTGTGCGCCTTGAAAGCGCACAGGCTGATCAGACGCTTGTAGTCCTCGAAGCGGGGAGGGGGCTGAACGTCCATCGCCCCTCTCCTAGCCGAAGACGCGCTGGGCGAACCCGTCCACGACCGCCTGGTCCACACGGGTAAGCCGATTGGTGAACGCGAGCTGGATACCGTCGCGGAAGCTGCCGAGACGGATCGCGAGCCGGGCGGCGTTGATCAGGGCGCGCGGCGAAATCGTGTTGCTCACCCGCTGGCCCTCGTAAGCCTTGCGAACTTCAGCAGCGAAATCGACCAGCTTTTCGGCGTCCTCTTTCGCGATCTCGGCCTGCCCCTGAAGGATCAGAGACTCCTGGCTCTTGGGCATATACCGGACCTCCTCGACGATGCCGAAGCGCTCGAAATTGGATGCGTCACCCAGGATCGTGGACTGATAGAGCCCCGTCTCGTCGCCGGCGCCGTTAGAGTTCCCGGTCGCCACGAAGCGGAAATTCGGATGCGGCCGAACGATGCGCCATTCCGGGGGCGCTTCCTTGATCACCAGCGGCTTGCCCTCGAGGACCGGCTGGTAAACCGACAGCACGCCGGGCAGGGCGCGGTCATATTCATCAGCCAGGTAGGTCAGACCGTAGCGCATCGCCACCGACAGCGGGCCGGGCTCGAAATAGGTCGAGCCCTCTTTTGCGAGGATCTGCCCCACGATGTGAGCCTCTTCGGTATTGATGGTGTGCTGGACGCGCAGCATCGGTCGCTTGGTCCGAGCGTGAACCTGCTCCCACATGGTGGACTTGCCGGTGCCCGCATGACCCCAGAGGTAGGTCGGAATGCTCAGTTCGAGGCCCAGCAGGCAGCGCTTCAGCAGGTCAATGTTGAAGACGTAATTGGAGTCGGCATCGGGAACGAAATCCTCGAAGCCTTCGAACGCGGCAATGGTCGTGATTATCACCGGATCGCCCTTGCCGTTCATAGCCGCCTTAACCTTGCCCAGCCCGAACACCTCGTGCATTGGCCGACGCTCGGATCGAAACCCGCCAGTGACGACGCTCGCCGCAGTGACGACGCTCGCCGGTGCCGACTCTTCGGCAGTCTTGTTCTTGGCTTCCTGAGCGGCGCGCAGTTTCGTAGCGGCGAATTCGGAAACAAGCGGAGCATCAGGATACTGCTCGCGATAATCCTTAACTGACACCTCGGGGTGCTTCTCCTTGAGGTGAATTTGAATGACGTGAACCTGCTCACCGCAAATCTGGCAGGTGATTTTCTCGCTCATGTCGTCTATCTCCGTTCCGTTTCGCGCTTATTACGCTTGTCATGGGGACACTATACGCACCCCTTTCCGGTCAAGCAATAGTCAGCGCTGACTTACCGGAAGGGGGGTGCGTATTGCCGTCACATGGGGGCGAGAATGCTCTTGAGCTGCGCCATGATCTCGCCCGGAAGTTGATCCAACCGATTGAGAACGACATGTTTCGGATAGAAATGTCTCACACTGTCGTCCTCGATGCCGATCCCAATGCACTCTACGCCCCGAACTTCGGCGTTTTTCACAGCCCGCTTCAGATGCTCATAGAGCGCCCGCATGTCGCCGTTGCACGCGGGGTTGCCATCGGAGAGCACGATCAGCACCCGGCGCTCGGCCCGCTGCGACAACAACCGGCGCGTGGCGATCTCGACGCATTCGCCGTCGATGTTGTTCTGGAGAAGACCGCGGGTCTTCGGTGCCGCCGCGAGACGAGCCTTGACCTGCGGAGTCAGCCGCTCATGAACCTCCTTGAAGATCGGCATGTAAAGAGCCTCCCACCGGGTGAAGCGGAAGCCGACGCGCTGCTGTTCGGCAAAGATCATTTCCGGGGTCAAGCCGGGGATTTCGCCGCCGAGCCCCTTGGTGGTGAAGCCGAGAATTTCGTGCTTAACGCCAATCCGCTCTAAAACCGAAGAGAGTGCATAGGCTGCGGTGCAGGCTGTCTCAATCGGCGAACCCGTCATCGAACCGGAGCAGTCGATCAGCAGTGTTACGGCCGTCTCCTTCGAGCGATGCTCCTCCTTCTTGTAGAAGACGCGGGCGTCGTTTGCGGCCAGGCGATGAAGTGACGCGCCGTGAACGCGCCCCTTCCGCTGCCCGGCGGATTTGATGACCTTGCTCTGGGCGGCCATCATGCGCTCCAAATCCTTCTGCATGACACCAACCATCGACCTGGTGCGATCGTCCATTTTCACGACCTTGCGCATGTCGAAATCCTCGGGAACCTCGAACAGGTCTACGATGTCGAAGTCCTTGGTGAACAGCCTGTATTCGGCTGACCGCATGGCGTCGGCGGCGTCACCGCTGATCTTTTCGCCGACGCTTTTGTCAAAGTCGATCGTCCGACTGAGGAAGTCCTCGGGCAAATCCTCGAAGCCACCGCAGCCAGGGGCGGTCTCTCCGTCGCTCAGCTCACCGTCTTCCTCGCCATCACCTGGCCCGCCCGATCCACCATCTCCGTCTCCTTCCGCGTCATCCTCGTCCAGATCGGCGTCTGCGACGGGCTCGGGATCGGCGTCGTCACCGCCGGCAGGTTCGGTGCTTCCTGCGGCACCTGTGGGTTCGGGGTCAGCATCTCCTTCGTCATCCGCGACACCATCGCTCTCATCGGCAGCGGCGTCGCCAGAAGTGTCATCATTGCCGGCCGGCTCGTCGTTGCCAGCATCAATATCTTCCGGCTCACTTTCGGACTCACTGTCGCACGTCTCCTGTTCGGTCGAGCCATGACCGTCGCCTTCGTCACCCTCTCCCGCCTGCGGTTCTTCCGGCGGGGTCGGTTCTTCCTTGTTTTTGGGAATGGACGGGGTCTTTTCGCCCTTGGTCGAGGATTTCGGCTTCGGCGGGTAGATCGCCGCTTCGATCGCGAGCGCCAGATCGAGAGCTTCCTTGGAGGACTGAACCAGCGGAACGCGATCCTTCAGCGTTCCGATCCTGGCCACGATCTTCTCGACCAGTTCCCACTTACCTTCCATAAAGTCGATGAAGACCTGCTGCCCGGCCCAGGCGCGCATCATTGGAACCATCAACGATCCGAGGATGGCCTCCTGGTCCTTATTCATCATCGCCTGCTTGAACAGAGGTCGATTGACCTCTTCCGAAAAGAAGTGCCCCATAACGGCCAGATTGTAACCCGAGCCAGGAAACTTCTCGGTCATCTTGCGTTCGACGAAGGTGTCCTCGACGATGTTGTGGAGAATGGCGATCCGAGTCCCCAGGCGATGCGCCTCGCCGATCACCATGAAGTCGGAGAACAGCAGGTGAGCAACCTCATGGTCGAGGAAGCCCTCGATTGCGGAGATCAGATCCTCGCTGGCAGTGTCGGGAACGAAGGGCAGGTTCACCCGCTTCGGGCGGCCCGTGCGGGGGTCAGACTCGACATAGGCTTCGGTTCCTCGCTGGGTCACGATAATGCCCCGGTCAGAGAGCATCTGTGTCAACCGAACAACCTTCTCTCGAAGGATCATCACGTCGTTGTTCATCTTGTTTCATCCGAAAGTCAGCGTTGAATGATGTATTCTTATAAAACAACACGAGCAGCCCCTATAGCGGCAACTGCTCGTGTCATTCATAGATGAATGAAGATCGGCTTATGAAACGAGGCGATCCGCCAAGCTGGCGAAATCGCCCATGCTGGTGGAAACGAGGATCAGCTTCCCATGTTCGGGATGCAACCCGGAGTGAACGCACAGGCCCCCGCTAACAAGCTTCCTCACCTCGAGCAGCTCGTCGAACAACTGGCAAAACCGCGCCTCGCTGATCGCCAAAGGCGCGGGGGGAGTGAAATCAGCGGCAGCGGCATGGGTGATGTTAGTCATTCTTCTCTCCGACACTTCCTTCAAAATCAGTTCCCTAGTGCATCCTTCGCATAAGCGATGCACCCTGTCAAGTCAGCGCTGATTATAACTCGTGAGCTTTTCAGAACAGCGGATAATCGCTCTCTGCCAGTAAGCTCTATATCGGTCAACACGCGCGTTACGGACCATAACCGAGTTTCATAAACGCTTCCGAAATGTTGCAATTAGGCATTGGTTCACACCCTCACTTCCGACTGAGACATATGCTTAAATCGCTCTTGACCGGCCGGTGATTGGTCAACGCTGAATTGACTTGTTGTCATAGGTGTCCTGTGTTACGACTCATTTCGCCAACGTAGAAATCAATCATCGTTGATACACTTATCTCATGAGCACAAGCGTTGCTCGAAGGCATTGCGTAACGGAATGAGGGGGTCTCATGCGTGTTGTCGGACACAAGAAAAATCACGAGGATGATAATGCAAGGGATAGGCAAGTGATGGCTGACAATCAGGCTCGCAATCACAGTCTCCCGAGCGTTCAGGATTACTTGACCAAGCAGATCGAGCTGAGCGGCGCGCCGCAGCGTCAGATCGCTAAGGACGCCGGCTTCTCCAGCCCGCAGATGCTCAGCATGATCAAGAAGGGCGATGCGCGGCTTCCGATGGATAAGATCGAACCGCTCGCGATCGTTCTTGGTGTCGATCCTGCTCGCTTCATGCAGATTTGGTTCAACGACTACCACCCGTTCTATCTTCGTCTGATAGAGCGTTCGCTGGGTGCGACCATGACCGACAACGAACGTGAGATCCTCAGCTTCATTCGCGAGGCTTCAGGCAATACCGATCCTCGTCTGAATGAAGACGTGAAGCACGACTTGACAAAGGCGTTTCGTCGTGCCGACCAACCCTGATTGGTTTTCGACGGCCCAATAGAAAAACCGCTGGAGCTTCTGCCCAGCGGTTTTTCTTTGTCCGATTGAACCTGGCACTCAAGCCCCGATGCAAAGCATCGACCTGTAGTGTCGTCGCAAGCCAATCCCTTTTGGCCGTGCGGCGGAGATGAAGGCGCCGTCTCACCGACTGGCGATGGTTTCAATAAACCATCGCCAGTCGGTGCTTGCGCACATGATAAATCAATGGCACCATCAACCCCAGACGGAACCCCCAAAGCTAAGCAATGGTGTGAGCGCGAATGGGAGAATTCGCAAATGGCCCAGGCCAAAATCCTCACGGACAACGAGCTGCTCACAGTGTTGCTGGCGTGCGAGAGCACCAGATGGCCCGAGCGTAATCGCCTCATGGTGCTGCTGAGCTTCAAGGCCGGACTTCGCGCCCAAGAGATTGCCCGCTTGCGGCGCTGGCACATCCAGACGCCCGGCGGCGATATCGACACCCACATTCACCTTGACAAGACGGTGATCAAGGGCGGTCTGAAGTCCAAGGGCGCCTCTCGCCCACGCACCGTCCCGATCTCCGACGAGCTGCGGCAGACCATCATTGACTATTACCGGGTTGCGCCCGGCAGCTACCAGGACCCGCTGGTGCGCAGCGAGCGGGCCGATATCACGGCTGTCGATCACGGAGCCGAAATACCCGAGCCGATGCTGTCTCGGTCGATCGTGCGCCTCTTCCAGCAGCTCTTCCGCCGCGCCGGTCTGATCGGCTGCCGATCACACTCGGGCCGACGCACCTTCGGCACCAAGACAGCTCGGGCCATCACCAGAGCTGGCGGGTCGCTGAAGGACGTGCAGGAGATGCTGGGCCACTCCAACTTGGCCACGACCCAGCGCTACATTGAAGGCGACGAGGAAGCCAAGATGAAGGTGGTCAATCTGATCTGACACGGAACATCGGGTGCACCGTCGCGTCCCCAGGCACGGAACATCGGATGCAGTTCGCGCATTAACACGCTCGGAACATCGGGTGCATATACGACTCGACTCCATGCTCAACCTGTGCGAGGAGTCGGAACATCGGGTGCAGGCGCGGAACATCGGATGCAACATGACTGACCAAGTTGATCTGTTTCTCGACAGTCTGATGAATGCACCCATCAAAGATGAGCGGGCGACGATGGAGTTTCCGTTCTTCTGCCTGACCAAAAAGCCTCGCACCACGCCGATGGTCTACAACGACGGCAAGGTGAAGATCGAAATCAAACCGGGCTCTGCTGGCATCGCCACGATCTGGGACAAGGACATCCTGATTTACGCAGCCTCGATCATCAACGAGCGCATCGAGCGCGGGATGCCAGCAGAGCGCCGGATCGTGGTGCCAGCTTACGATATTCTCAAGGTATGCCAGCGCGGAACCGGAAAGCGCTCCTACGAGCTGCTACTGGACGCCCTGGAGCGACTGCGTGCCACCACCATTCTCACCAATCTAACGTCCGCCGAGGAGCGTGAGCGCCGTGGATTTGGCTGGATCGACAATTTTCGGGTCGTAGAGCGCCTCGACAAAAATAGCAAGCCAATCATGGCCGGCGTCGAAATCTGGCTGAATGAATGGATGTTTCGAGCCGTCGTCAAAGAGCGTCGAGTGCTGTCCATCGACCGAGCTTACTTCAAACTGACCATGGGCCTGGAGCGACGGCTCTACGAACTGGCGCGAAAGCACTGCGGTTATCAACCGCGATGGGACATTGGCATGGCTCGGCTGCGTGAAAAATGCGGCGCAGAAGGTCCATTGCGGAACTTCAAAGTTGATCTGAAGACCATCATTGAGCGCGACAGCCTGCCAGGCTACCGAATGCACCTGATGTTCGATGCCACTTCAGACATGATAAAGGGCCTCAAGGCCGACGGCTACGACATTCCACCCCGCTACGGCGGAAACGACCGGATCGTAGTGCGCTTCATGCGGAAGAACGAAGCGGAGGTGCTCACACCCCAGGCTGTGGATATGTGAATGGGCTCGGAACATCGGATGCAGAGGCTCAGAACATCGGATGCAGTGGGGTATCGGAACATCGGATGCAGAGGCTCGGAACATCGGATGCAAATACGTCAAATTCCGCTTTTCCCCCAAGAGCTTGCGCACCCCTTAACTCTTCTAACACCCATTTAATCTAACCCCTTAACGCCCCTCCCACGCGCTTCTGGACGTGAAAATGGGGCGCCCCTTGTAGAGAGCGCCCCACGCAATTAAGCAGCTTCCAGCTCAATCCCAGCCCCGGGACCGTCGGCCACCGGCTTGTCGAGACGCCGACGAACGAACCGAGGATGACGCAAACTGCCGTCAGGCGTCGTTTCGTGATATTCGACCTCGACCAGTGTCCCCAACAACAGCGGCTCGCCAACGCAGCCCCAAGCTTCAGCCGCCTTCAGATCGTGCTGATAGAGACGCCAGAACTCCTTCCGCTCCTCGTCCGAATAACCACCGCCGACCCGAACTTCAACGCCCTCGAAATCGCACAGCAGGCCGCCAAGCATCCCCTGATACTTGCCTTCGCCCTCATAGGCGCCTTTGACCACCAGATCCACCGTCTCTTCGGCCTTGATCTTGAGCCACGAATAGGAGCGCTTGCGCTCATAGATACCATCGAGCGGTTTCACGATGATGCCTTCCTTGCCCCGGGCACGGACGCGCTCATAGAGCGCCATCAACTCCTCCTCGGAACCGCACAGATAAGACGGCATATGCTGGATCTTGGCGCCGACGGGGACGCGCTTGATCAGCTCGGCGACAAGACGATGCCGAACCTTGTAATCACCCAGGTCTGGATTACTCTGATCGTCGCCATCGAAGAGACTCATCGGCACCACGTCGAAGACCAACATCGACGCGCCCTCGGCGACACCATCTTTTTTCCGCAGCGCAGAACTGGTCTCGGCAAAGCTGTCGTTCGAGACCACCTCACTCTCGACCACCACACGAAGACCATCCAGAGTAGCGTTCGTGTGTCGAACATAGCGCGTGTCAATGTCGGACGCAAAATGACCACTCTGCCAGTCTGCGCAGAGCTTCTTGACCGCTTCCAAGAGTGGAGCCTTCAAGTGATCCATCGTGGTATAGGGCTTGCCCGACCGCGAAAAGAAGCCGACTTTCTCATCGTAGATCGTGCCATCAGCGCCGGTGCGACCAATCTGAACAAAGCCCAGAACGCGGAAGCCGTCCTCCTTGATGTCGGCCCGCACCGGCCATCTCTTGATCCGTTTCGCCTGGAACTTGTGAGCCAACATGCAAGCGAAGTTGGGCACTAAACCGGGGATCACGCCGTTGATGGTTTTTTCGCTAATGCCACAACGTAAATCCTTCAGCAGAATGCGCTCAAACAGAGTGGCATTGTCGCCGTCGAGCAGAGTCAGCCAGTCCGAAACCAGCTTCTCAGCCTTCGCACCCCGAACGCCGCCCGCCAGGGCGTCAAAAACCGCCCAAATCGGCCCCTCATCGCCGATGAACTTCTGACCTTCACCGCGTTTGGCGACCTTCGGCAGCTTCTTGAGACCGTAGGTGCGGAATGGATCGTAGGCATAGGTCAGCACCCGACGTAACAGCGGGTCGCGAGCGTGCTTCGCGAGGATCGCCTCCTTGTCGTTACGGGAGGCGGTGGCGGCGATCTGTTCAAGGATCGCGATGATGTCGTTTCCGATCACGGTCTATCTCCGTTGTTGTTCAGGCGGCCTCGGCCGGCTTCTTCATGCGCTTGGCCATTTCGAGCAGGCTCATCTTGGGAGCACTACCCGCCGGGGCCTCTGCCGGCTTCGTGGGCTCGCTGACGCCCATTTTCGGGGCGCTGGTGGGCTTTTCCTTCTTCTGGGGCACCGAGGGGGCGACGGCGAGCCGAACGGGCTCCTGAGCTGCCTGAGCGGGCTGAACGGGCTTTTCCGTCTTGCACTCGCGCTCGATCGCCTTGTTCAACGCGTCGGCGTAGCTGCCAACCTTCAGCGCCTCCTCCTTTTCGGCCAGCGGTGCCGACGCAGCGGGCTTTTCAACGCGCCGCTGACCCATGTTGACCCGCCCCCGACCACCGGCCGCCTTCGGCCGCTCTTCGCTCCGTGCGTCGGCCGGAACCACGCCAGCATTGATCTCCGCGATCAACAACTTGTCCTCTTCCGTGAGGCCCGGGGCGTGGAAGCAATCAACAATCAAGATTGACTTGATGCGATCAACAATAACCTTCGGCAGCGTCTTCACGGGAGCGTTTGGGTCGGCCTCGTAGAAAACCTCTTCGCCCCGCTCACCCTCATAGGCGAGCATGTGCATCGTTGGATCTTTCGAGGCCCGCATCATGGTGTGGATCAATGCCGGGCCAACGCATTGCCCCTTCATGTGCTGCTCATAGAGCGCCATGTCGTCGGCATAGCTGCGTTCAACCCCGAGCACCGGGCAGGTGTAGCGGTAGTGGTTCTCGGCGTGACGCTTGAACGGTCTGAGCTGCATAACTGCCTCCTACCAGGTTCCCCAGTTGCGATTGATGACGGCGGTGGACTCGCCCGGAGCCCTCTTCGGCACCACTGACTCTTCGACGAAATCCTCATTGAATTCGTCAGACGGCTCGGGGCCAGTTCCCACCAAATAGGTGATCAGGCTGCGATCGAGCTTCGTCTGATAGCGACCCAGGGCCGCAAGCATACCGGCCGAAGTAAGTTCCGACTTAGTATTGTCAGCCTCGACGAAATAACCGCCCGCGCCAGTCTTCTCGTTGAACTTGCTGTTGAAAAACTGAAGGATCTTTACGATCGAACCCTTTTCAACCTGGATCTGACCCCACTTTCCGTCACCATTCCATCGAGCAACGGCGATACCCTGCCCGTCGTTTCTCTGAACGAGAACAAGATGATACTCTTTCGTCCCGCTCCGGTATTTCATATCGACCGTGCGAACGCTGTATGTGAACTCGCTCATGCGTCCCTCGTGCTTCGTTCCGTTCAATCGTTATATCTGACACGCTGACGGCGGATCAATAGTCAACGCTGACTTGCCGCTCTTTCACCGATAAGGGTTCTTGAGACGCAGCTTGACCATGTTCGCCGGGGTCAGTTCGATACGACGCATGTAAGCTTTAATCACCTCGGCCGGCGGCACCTCGTTGGGATCGCGCCCCTTCGGCAGCAGAGCGACGAACGAACGAACGCCTACCTTTCTGATCTGCTCGCCAGCCTTGACCGCATCCTCCAAAGCAGCCACTTCGCCGTCCCACATGGTGGTCCACTCGACCAAACCCCTGGTCTTCAGCTCGATCACGGCCCCGAGTTGGTCATCCCCACTTGGGCTGTTAGCCTCCAGACGGCCAGATAGGTGCTTGCCGAAGGTTCCGATCGGCACCACATCGCGCAGGCCAGGCTCCATGTCGAACGCCTTCTTGATGGCAATCGTGTCGAAAGCGCCCTCACCGGCACACACGGCTTTGGCGCCCACCGCGTTGTGCGCGTTGTAGAGATAGCGCCCCGTCGCTGGCAGTTGCTTCGGAAACAGATAGCGCAGATCGGCGGCGCCGGTGATGTCACGACCCTGGAACGTGACCAGGTTGCCGGCCATATTGAACACCGGGACGATCACCCGGCCGCCAAAGTGCTGACCCTTCCGCTTACCCTCGGAGTCGGTGTAGTTGAACCAAGCGTCATGACAGTAGCGAAGATGAAAATAGGCCGCCAATTCGGTGGTCACGCCGCGATCTTCGAGATACTGGAGGTTCTGACCATCCTCGGTCGGCAGCGGAATGCTGTGAGGCAGCTCCCAGCCAGCATCCATCTCTACCGCTCTGGCGACCTTCCTGGCCGGGCGCCAGCCCATCTCTCGCGCCACGTCGATAATGTGGGCTCGAACGACTGCCGCAGGCGGATTGCCCAGGTGCGCCTTGATGAAGGAATATTTGTTGAAGGTCGCACCACAGGACCCGTGGAAACAGTTCCCCAGGCCCGTCTCGGCGCCAATATAGACCTTCCAGGCATCACCGCCGCAGACGGGGCAAGTTCGCAGATTGAGCTGCGGCCCAGACGAACCCATCCCCGCCCGATATTCGATGGCTTCGCGATCGAGGTAATATTCCATGTCGATGGCTTCAAGCAGCTCTTGGGATTTCTCACGACTCATTCCGTCTTCTCCTTGGAGCGGAAATAGCGTGCCTCGGGACCACAGCGATCGCGATCCCACCAACTCGGCAATCGGCGTTGCCGATAAGCGCTCAGCAAGCCGGCGACGCGCCAGACGCCTGTTACCTGGTCCTTCCATCCACTCGACTTGCGAGCGCAGCGAATACCGATGAACACGACGCCGACACCGACAGCCCTAATCTCTTGATACGACAGGGCGCAATCCAAGCATGTCCTCATGACGCCCTCGTGTCATGAGACTCGATCACCGCCACGATGGCGCGCAAAAGACTGATGTTGTCAGTTTTCGTTACGCAATCAATGATTTTCGGTCTGTTGGCCTTTATCCACTCAAGCTCCTCGATCTGCGCACGAGTGTAGAGTTGGCGCCGCCCATAGGGCGGCTCGTTGTAGGTCAGATCGCTCTTGCTGACCCTGATCTCCCGCCGATAACGCTCGACAATCCAGCTCACCCGCGTCTCGCCGACGACGGTGAATTTTTCGATACGATCCTCCGGGCGCGTGCGATAGGGGTCGTGACGATACAGGGTGTCGCCAATTTTGACGCTCATGTTCCCTCCGATCCGTGAATTAGCGAACTAGCGAACTGTGCCCCAGCACACCCCGGCGTGTCGCGCGGCGTTAGGCCGCCTTATTCCAGGGCTTGAAAGTCTGCACCTGCTCGGGAGTCGGCAAGGTGCCGGGGCCGTCGAAACGCCAAGCCCGATCGTCGATATAGAGAACCGCCGGCGGCTTTTCGGTGGGCCACTTCAGGGCGGCAAACTGACGAGCGCCGTAGCCGGCCGCCTGCATGTGCTCGTAAAGCCATTCCTGCATCGCCTCGTAACCGACCTCGTGCTTGCTGCGCGACGAGTAGATCGCCACCGAGAAGTGCTCGGACATCTGAACCAGCCATTCAATGACGCCGGGCACCGGCCCATCGGAGATCACCGCGGGGCCGGACCACGGGCTGGTGTAGGCATGAATTACGCCGTCGAAATCCACGCAAATGGTCTGCTTGCCCATCAGGCAACCTCCTCGAACAGTTCGCATTCCAGACCATTGATGTTTTCCAGCTTGGCCCAGAAGCGAACGCGACCGGCTATCGGCCCGCCTTTCGACTTACTGCGCAGTCGCATATCGGGGCAGTCGAAAACCGTGAAGGTCATGCTGTCGAAATTGTCCTGGCCCTGACGAATATAGATCCGATCCACCGTCAGGATGGTCCCCACCGGCAGCGTCACGTCCTGACTCAACTCGGTTCGATGCCAATGGTCATACGACGTGGTAGACTCAGGCCAGATCAGCTCAAGCCGCTTGATGAGCGCGTAATTGCGATGCTCGTTGAAAAGAGGAAAGGTCCAGTCTGCGGTGAGCCGCAGTCTGGTCCCCAGCGGGGGCACGAACAACTTCATCGTCACTCCTTTCCAAGAACCTTGGTGATGAACTTCATCTTCTCCCGATCCTGCTTGATGCGCAGGGTGAACCCGTCAGCCTGATTGCGGCTTGCAGCGAAAAACAGGCGAGCCTCGCCAATCGACTTCTCCTCGTCGGTCGCGTTGATCGAAATCACCACGTCGGCGATGCGGATCTTGTTGAAGTCCTCGGCCACGTCGGTCATTTTCGCCACCGACTTGCCCGCGCCCTCGCGATTGGTCTGGGTTGCGGTCAACATGGCCGCATCCTCCTCGCCGGCAATGGCTCGCAGATCCACGTAGATGGTGCGGAAATTCTCGATCGGGCTGTCCGAGCGAATTTCAGGCGCCATAATGTCGGCATAGTCCACGATGATCAGATCGAACCGAATATCCTGCGAGCGATAGCGCGCAAGCAACCGGCGCAGGTCTGACGGCTTCATGGTGCCAGTCGGGAACTCGTGGATCTTGAAGATGCCCTTTTTGGGCTTCTTTGCCTTGATCGCCGCTTCCACGTCGTTCGGACGCATCTTCAGATCGCGCACGGCGATGTCGGCCAAATTGGCGTCGAGACGGTCCTCGATGATCTTTGCAGACACTTCCAGGGTGGCGTAAAGCACATTGTAGCCAGCCAGACAGGCGGCCTGACCAAAGTCGCACAGCGACATCGACTTGCCCGCCTTGGCCGCGCCCATCATCAGGCTCAGCTCCTTGCGCCCCCAGCCACCGTGCGCAAGCTCCTTGTCCAAATCGGGAATGCCAGTGGTGATCGCCCGAGTCGCCGCGGCGCCAGACAGCAGGTCACGACGATGCTGGGTTCGCGCTTCGATGTTCTCGAAATAATCCACGCCGCCAAGGTCGGCGCTGGCGCCGACCTGAATGGCCTGCTCAACCAGCTTCCTGATCGCCTGGAAGTCGCGCTTTTCGATCAGATCGACCGACTTGATGATCGCCTGCTCCATCGCCTGATGCTGGGCGAAGACCGCAACCTGATCGACCACATAGTCGCGATCCGAAATATCGGCGCGCCCTACCTGCGGTAGAGTCTCCTTGATCAGATCAAGAACATCGCTGCGGATCAGTTTCGCCGCGCGACGATCCCTGATGATATTCGTCAGCGTCACCACATCCGGGCAGCGCTTATATTTCCCGTAATATTCGAGTGCGATGTTCACCAGCGTCGCGACGCCGGCGTTGGTGAAGTATTCGGGTTTGACCAGCCCGTCCGTCCGCTGATTGAACAGCGGATCGCGCAACACCATACCGGCGATCTTGATCTGAAAGGCGTCATTGAACTCGTAGGTTCTCGCCTCCTCTTCCTCCTCTGCCGGCGATGGAGGAACGAGTGCCAGGGCCGGTTTTGACATGCCTACGCCCCCACGAAGGGAGCAAAACCAACCAGGGCGGACTTAAAGAAGACCACTTGTGCGTCACCCTCGCCATACTTCACCTTCAAGGTGAACTGGTCAGCTTCGAGCAGAGTGCCGATTACGATGGTGTCGTCGGAAAAAATCAGCTTAATCCGCTTCCCCTTCAGATCCTTCAGGTCAAGCTGGTGGCTCCAGACGGGAGCGCGGAAGGGCCTGCGCGGCTTGTCGCCCTTCTGAGAAAGGGTAAGCGTGGGGCGCTGGGTCATGATCTATCTCCGTTCGCTCGGTTCGCGTCGTTTCGTCTAGTATAGTCAACGCTGACTTAATTGGAAGAGGCAATTTCACGAGCGATCTCGATCTTTCTATCCCCGAAAACAGCGACGGCGCGCTCGGGAAGTAGCATCGGCTCCTTAAAACATATCGTGGACAGAATGAACTCGGGCCGGGCGCGCCTCTTGGCCTGAGAGATCAGCCATTCCTGATGAGCGTCCTGGTTCCGATGTCCGACATAATTGACGAGCAGATACCAGGGATCGCTCGCCATCTGGAGCTTGGCTTCGGTCCACTCGTCCCAAGCCAGTGAGACGTTAGCCAGCCGATCGGGGTCGTAGAGATGACACGGTCGCGGAACCTGGTTCCAGCAGCCGTCGAGCGCCAGATCCATCTGGCGATTGACGAAGAAGTCGTAAGGCAGTCCCATCAGGTCGGCGGTTTGACGAGCCTTCCAGACGCCAGTGAAACCACCCGGCTCCAGCTTGAACACGTTCTCGTCAGCGAGCCCACGCGCCCTTTCTGCCGCTTCGTGGTCAATGTATTTCCGCCATGCGCGCTTGACGCCCAGAGTGTAGCAATGAGCGAACAGGAAGGTGGCCTGAACCGGGTGCATACGTCGATAGTCGAACCACTTCGAGCGCATCAGTTCAGCCTCGGCCAGGAACATCTTTTCCGTGACCAGCGGGCGGCTCTTTGTGACTTTGACCTTCTCATCCTCGCCCTCGATCGCCTTCTTGGTCGCTGGACCAGACGGGCTGACCTTGCGCAGAGCCATCTTCTCCATCGCCGCGAACGTAAAGTCGCAGCCGTAGAACGGGCCAAAAAGCCGACGAGTTGTCGTTGCGTCCATCTGATCTCTCCATTCCGTCCCCGAAGGGATGCCCCGATATAGCGCGCTCGGGGACGGGGCGCGGGCGGCAATCAGGCCGCCTTGCGATAAGCCTTCACGATTTCCCGACAGAACCCTGAGCGCACGATGTCGTCCTCCGTGAACTCATAGGCGCCAACACCCTTGATGTGCCGCAAGCGCCGAATGGCGTCCTCAAGCCCGCTCGGACCTTCGATGTCCATCTGATCGAGATCGCCTTCGATGATGACCTTGACTGGCTCGCCGATGCGGGTCAGGAACAGCTTCATCTGACTGGGTGTGGCATTCTGGGCCTCGTCGAAGATCACCCAGGCGTCCTTGAAGGTGTGCCCGCGCATGAACGGCAGTGGCAGTGCCACGATCTTGCCCGCCTGAATTTCATAATCCACCCGGGACTGACCCAGCCGCTCGTTCAGGACCTCGCGAACGGGAGCGAAATAGGGTGCGAACTTCTCATCCAGCTCACCAGGCAAATAGCCCATTGACTCCTCGGCTGCCTCGACGGCCGGGCGAGTGAAGATCAACTTGCGCGTCTCCCCGGCCCTGAACGCTTCGGCCGCGGCGCCGACGCTGCAATAGGTCTTGCCAGTGCCCGCCGGGCCAAGACCGAAGGCGATCGTGTTCACGTCAATGGTAGAGAGATAATGACCCTGGGCCTCGTTCATGGCTCCAAAGGGCTTCTTGGACGCCCTGACGGGCGGTGCCGGCATGTCTTCGAAAGACAGGGGCGGCAGGCCCCTCCCATTCTTTCCTCTGGGTGCGGCCTGACGCTGCTTCATTTCTTTTCCCCGGTCGTTGAGCGAGGGCTTTTGCCCCATCGCCTATTGTAACTCAACGCTGACTTTATCGTGTAGCCAAAATCTATCTCTTCCCGCCGTCCCACAGGGATTTCGCCATCCCAACAATGCCGCCGGGGCCGCCGCCCCCCTTCTCCTGAGACCTGGCGGTGATCTGCACGCCGAGAACGGCCAGCGCCATCGTCCAGGCCAGCGCCATCGCGCTGATCAGGTTACTCACCCCGTCCAACAGGATCTTGGCGTCAGCCGCCTTTCCCATCAGCGTGGCAGCCGTTGCGCCGGCCACAGAGCCCACAATAGCCAGAGCCTCCACACCCCAGGCGCCGGCTGTCACAAAGCCCCAGGTGGGTCGCCAGCGGCGCTGCCAGGGATCGGTCGAGTTCCCCTCGGCGCGCATGGTGTCGTTGATCACCTGGAGGCGTTCAGTCTCGGCCTTATAGAGTTCAACTTCGACCTGAGCCAAGCCGAGCTGAAGCTGCACGACCAGTTCAGGCTTCTGCTTCAGCACCGACAGAGCGTCCTCGGGCCGTTCGACGCCCGTCACCTGCTTAGCGACATCGACGACCTTCTGGGCCACCTCGCCAGCCTCGTCGCCGGCGATCCAGCTCACCAACCTCGGTGCGAACTCGGAAGCCAAGGAGATGGCGAGCGGGATCAGTGGGAACATGGCAATCTCCTAGACCTTGAAGCTGTTGGCGCGCTTGATCCAGCCAGCGAGAAACTCAATCTGGCCGGGGTCGCTCTTGGCAATGGCATTGAAGCGAGCGATGCGGGCTGCCACCACGCCGTTGACCAGACCCCGGCGATCGGCAGCGTCGGCAAGAGTTGCTGCGGTCTGGGTTTTCGGACCAACCCCGCCGTCCTCGGCCAGGGGACCATAGCCAAGGGCGTTTAGAGCCCTCTGGAGCACGATGCCGGCGCCGCCGGGGCCGAAATTCACCGCCATGTCGAACATCTGCTCCTGCACGCTCTCAGGCAGCTTGTCGAAATGCGGAGCCGTGAAGAAATCCTCGACGAACAGTTCGATGGCCCGGGGCGGTGTAACCAGCAGAATGTCCTTCTCGTCCACCACGCCGTCATGGTTCAGATCCATGACGAGCCCCTTGCCGCGAGCGTAGCGTAGCGACACCCCGAAATTGGTGATGCCGCCGCGATCGTTCCTGTTCTTGCTCAGGCCGCCCTCGCGAACCACGATTTCAGTGGCCATTTGCCTGATCCTGTCCATCACACCAGCCCCAGCTTCTTGAGAAGAACACCAATGAACAGCGAGATGATGGCAAGCCCGCCACTCCAGTAGGCGATCTTGTTCTCGACTTTGGTGATGCGCTCGGTCAGCTCGCTCTTCGCCCTGCTGACTTTCTCCTGCACTGCCTCATGGGTGGTGATGTCGGCCTGATTGTGCTCGTGCAGCTTCCGGCTGAATTCGTTCATTCGCTCGTCCTGGCGATCCATTCGCTCGTCCTGGCGATCCATTCGCTCGGTGTGCGAAGCCAGGAACGCCTGAAGCGAGGTCATCTGGCCCTTCAGCTCTCCCAGGCCGATCAGAACAGCGCTGGCAGTGTTCTGCTGCGGGTCGGACACTGCGGTCTCCTCTCAAATGAGTGAACGGGCCGCGAGCACCGCCGCGGCCCGTTCATTATCTCACGCTAAAAGCGATCATTCAACGCTGACTTTACGCCTTATCGTCAGAGCAAATCCCTACTAAAATCTTGCCCGTCATGGAGAATATCGCCGTGGCCAGAACAGAAAGATGATAGTGGTAATGATTGCGACAGGTCGTTTCCCAAGCAACTCCCGTCTGATGCATACAGCCGCCTTTGCAAAGCTGCACTACAGGACAACGAACACAACTCTCGCGCGCCATAAAGTGATAGCTGGTATTCAAGCGCACCGCGTCGAGATTGTTTACGTGGCCAATTCGCATTGAGGGATCAATCTCGTTCTGACAAGTTAAAACATTGCCAGCAAGATCAACCGCCAACACGTCATCCCGGTCCAAACCGCAGCGCTGACCCCACGCATTCATTTCCGGGTGCTCCGAAAAGGCTCTCAGGGCACCGATATATTCGAGGTTGTAGGTTCCAGCCTTGAGAGCGCCCCCTTCGATGGCATCTTTCAGCAGCGTCAAATAAATATCCTCGTAATTTTCCTTCGACGATGGGGAAACCGAAAAAGAACCGTCGTCCTCAGTCTGAACAACACCCTCCGTCGAGAACCCAAAATCTTCACGACCAAGAGCTTCAGCGATGTGATCGTGAATTCTCGACAGGGAGCAATTCTCCCTGGTCAAAACACAATTGAAGCCAACCTTCTCCTTGCCACGACGATCAAGAAGCTGACAAATCAGCTCCACAATGGAGGAGTCCTTTAAGGGATCAACTCCTCGAAGATAATGGCCAGGTCCATCATGGCTGATCATCAAATTGATGTCGTTTTCGCACACAAAGTTCACGCGCTCCTGGGTCAGAAGCGACCCATTCGTCACCATGCTCAGGGCGATATGCGGGTAGCGTCGCCGCAGCGCGGGAACCATCTTTTTCAAAACGCTCCAATAAACGAATGGCTCACCGCCCCACAGGCTCATGCGAAGACCAGAACCTAGATCATCGCTCCCGCCCGAGCACCACTTGGACATCCCCTCGACGAACGCCTCGGGATCACCCGTGCTTGCGCCATCATGCGTCTGAGACCTCTGATTGCAATAGGTGCAATTGAAGTTGCAAGAAAAGCCAAGCAGCAGCTTGATATATGAAAGATCGCGACTCTTTCGTCCGGGAGCCGTCGGAGAAATAACCCTTGCAGGCTTCGATCCACAACTTCCGAAGGTCGGAAGAGAAGCGTCAATCTTTGGCTCGATCAGAACGCCAAATTGATCAAGCAAACGCATGTTGGCGCTGTCGAAACGGAAAACTTCATCTTTTCCACCCCGATCCCGAAGCGTTACCTCGTGAAAAATCGGCTCCATCGCTACCCCTCGATCACCTTCAGAGACCGCTTGTCGGTTCCAGAAAAAAGCTTGAACCCCACCTTTACATCCAGAACGTCACCGGGACTCGTGTAAGCGCCAAACCATCGAACAGTCCCGCGCCCGCTCTTGATCTGAGGTCTCGAGCACGACAAAACGCCTCCAGTCGCCGACACTTCGGCCGTTGCGTCCAGTTCAACAGGCTTATCGGCAAAATCGACCAATTTGAGCGAGAGATCGACAAAGCCATTACTCGGCAGCGCGTCAGGGAAATTTTCAAATACCAGCTTAGGGGAAACTCGCTCCCTCACCTCGTCGCCAGAAGACGCCTCTTCGTCAATCGGAAAGCTGCCGACAACTTTGCTTCGATCTGCGGCGAAAACAATATACGACCAGCGACTCACGGGCGCCGTTGCCGTCGGCACAAGAACAGAGACAACCGGGGTAAAGCACGAAATCGTTGACGTGGTTTCCACCGCGCTCGTGCGAAAGGGCCAGGATCTCTCATAAAGATTAAACGGCGTCGCTCCGTTCATAACGCAATCCGAGGTGATCATCCACGAGGCACGGTCAGACCAACCGCGAAGATTTCGCCAATCTTCGTAATGAAAATCCCTTGCGGCAACACGGTTTAATTTTCCACCTTCATCAGGAAGATGAAGCTCGACCCGGATACCGTCATCCAGATTTGAAACGGCAACGTGAAAACCGTTGGACGCTGAATTTTTGCAGAAAAAAATCATCTCAGCCTCCGCAATTGCAAAGGCAGTTGCAATTAATCCCAAGACTCAAATTGTTCCCCGAAATACCACCGGAAACAGACAAGCTTGTTGGTTGTCCGCACCATCCCTCAGGATTGGAGATGGAAACAGTCTGAACTGCGGTGTAATTAATGTCTTTGAACAAGGCTCCTAGATCCGCCCCAGTGCTAATTTTGAAACCAGTCGAAGCAGACGATGCCCCGGTTGACTTGAAAACCGTTCCATTGAGCTGACCAGTCATGGTGTCGCCTGATTTGGCGACGCGACTCGACAGATCCACCGGGATCACGGAAGCAGGCAGTTTTCCATCAGCCTGCACCGCAGGCACGTTTCCGACGGCTGTCCCCGTGTTGCAGGTGGCGGCACTGCCCAGACCGGAAACATTGGCGACGGGAACGACGCCTACGCTCAGCACGCCATTATTGACATGCCATTTCCAAGCGGAGCCTGTCCAAAAACCGTGAGAGTCCCCACCCACGAGGAAATACATTCCCGTGCCGGAAAAATTGATCCCAGCCCAACCGCCATTCACGCCGCCGATAGTCACCGCCCCCCAATTTACAGCGGCAGTGATTTGCTGAAGCGGCGCCGGCAAGCGCGCAGAAGCCACCGTGCCGGCGGTGATAGCGCCGCCATCGTGATTGTGCACAAGAGCGGCGTAGGTCGAATTGTGATTGTGCGCAAGAGCGGCGTAATAGGTGTCGGCCGTCTCCTTAGAAAGATAGGTTTTCGAAATGTCAGCGATCAGCACCCAGGTCGGCGTCGCGTCTTTGAGCTGCCAGAGCTGCCAGGTGTCGGTGCGCAGGCACAGCATACCGACCTGAAGATTGATCGTCGGGAACGCGGTGCCGCTGAAGCACGACATAATCGACTTGTCGTTGTTTAGCAGCAGGGGCCTGGAGGCCGTCAGTGTCATGGTGTCGGTGATCTCGGTATAGCTCTGCATGGCCCACCTTTAAACTCAGCGTTGACTTTATTATAGCCTCGCGAGGAGGTCAAGACAAACCCGTCAATAGCCGTGAGCGGCCCAGGAGACCCGCCCAGGCGTCAGCGTCCCGGCGCTTGTCATCAGCTTGACCTTGAAGTAGCCGATCCCGATCTCGGTAATTCTGGGGACGGCGAATTCGGTGATCCCAGCCGTAGGGTCGCCGGCGATCCCCGCCTTCAGCGATACTGTGACCTCGGGCAGCGCATTAAACACCCGATTGAACGGAATGGTGGTTTCGACGGCATTCAGCCACAGTTCGCCGCGATCGAACACGTCGGGCAGATCAACCGTTGTTCTCAGCGTCGTGATCCGCGGCCGATCGCTCGACTCGGTGCGCAGAACGTGCCGCACCAATGCCTTCTGGAAGGTGTAGTCGCCAGCGACGAACGTGTTGAAGCTCTGGTAGCCAGGCGGGGCCAGACGATCCAGCAAATCGTCGAAGTCATCCACTGAGATGTCAGCCGCGTTGGTCATCTTCACGTCGGACAGAACTGCGTTTGCGTTTCGCACCAGACGATCGTAGATCCGCCAAACCTCGCTGAAGCGAAGGCTTGCCGTCTTCCTGACAGCCTCCGACACGCTGAAGGTGCGCTGAAACTCACGCTGAAACACCGACGCTCGCGTCGCCAAATCGGCAATTGCCAGCGCTTCGGCCTTCGACAGGGCGGCGCTCTTGCCAACACCCTCGCCCACCTCGATCGTCTCGTGGATCGGCTTGTAGACGCCGCTGGAGCGCGCGTCTGTGACGCCTAAATTCTCCAGCAGCGCCCTATAGAACGTCTTCAGTGACCTGAATGCCTCAGCGACAGTCAGGGTCTCGTTTTTTACCAGACCGGCTATCTTGGTAACCTTTGTGTCGGAGACGCCAAAACTCTCGGTTACGGGATGACTCCAGGTCTTCCCAGGTGTCTCCGAGATGGTAATTGACTCAATCACCTTCACGATGAAGGCAATAATGTCGGTGTAGGTTTCGGCGAACCCGAGTGTTTCCAGATTGACCTTCGAGAAGCTCTTGGCCGGCGCCTGATCAACGACGCGAAAAGCCTCCCGAATGGGCCGGGTGACGCCGCGAGAGCCGAGTTCGGCCAGTGCCAATGTCTCGTCGAAGACGCGGGAATAGACCCGCAGCATGGCGATAGAGTCCGCCACCCGGATCATCTCGATCGGGTTCACGCCGATGCTTTTCCAGTAGCTAACGACCACGCCGAAGGTTTCGACGAACGGCTTCAGCGGCGTCTTAGCGGCAATCTCGGCGACAGCAAGAACCTGCGAGATCGCAAGTCCAAAAGCCTTCGCCACCGCAGAGGCCGTGGTGAAGGCTTCGCTGAACTTGCGATCGAAGGCGGTCAGCCGATTTAAAGCATCGACGACCGAAAGCGAGCGATAGAATGGCTTCGTGACGCCACGGGAACCAAGCTCCGCAATAGCGAACGCTTGCGTCTCGGTCACGCTGCTGTTCCACGCCGCTGCTTCGGCCCAGGTCTTGGTCGAACTCCGCAGATCATTGTAGTCGAAATCTGCGGAGGACCAAGTATAGCTGGCGCCGAGCGTCTTTTCGGTCGTCGTCATGTCTATCCTTTCAAGTCAGCGCGGACTTGACGATTACGACATGGTGAAGGTGAAGGTGATGGTCAGACTGTCGTCCGCGCCCTTGTTGACCACCGAGAAGGTCACGCGATCAAATATGATGCCGGACGAGGACGCATTGAACACTCCAGCCTCCTGAATGGCGCCGGTAGCGGTGCCGGCGGCGAAAGTGGTGGTGAAGGTGAAGGTCTTGGTGCCGGTCGTGTGGGAATAGGTGGCGGCGGCGCGGGCCAGCTCCGTAACCAGGGCGGTCTGAGAGGTGGCGGGCGCGGTCGAGCCGGTCCCGACGGCGATGTAGCCCATCACGTTCGGGCGGCTGGCGACCTTCCCGATGGCGTCGGCGATGAAATCGAAGCCCACATCCACGATGATGTTGTCCTTGCGGATCACTTCCACATCGCCGTTGGCGCGGACGAGCACAGCTTCCATCGCGCCGTGCATCTTCAGGGTGTCGTTCATCAATGTCTCCTTGGCAAGTCAGCGCTGCCCCCTATTATGCGCTATCGAAGGGGTGTTAGCAAGTCAGCGCTGACTTTACAACCTACGCGGCGAACTGGATCGTGTCGAACCCGGTGATCGCCGGCTTCGTTACCGACCCGGTAACGATTGCCCTCCCCCGCGCCCGCCCGACATGCACTCTGCGGGCCGCGGGGGTCTGAACAAGGGCGAACAACAGGAAGTCCCCCGGCCCGAAATCAAGGGCATCTGTGCGCAGCAGAACCCCGTCAGAGCAGTCCAGCACAAAGCACCGGAGCTGATCGTCATACTCCAGACGCATGTAGCCTGCCGTCTTCGACAGGGTGACGACGCGGAAGCTATTGCCCACGCTGGTCTGCTTCGGCTTCATCCAGAACGTCATGTTGAAGGCGTCCGGCACCGTGTAGTCGTATTTCAGAGCCGAGGTATCCCCGATCAGGGCGCCCTGGTTGAAGCGACCCTGCTCGAAGGTGATCTTCGAGTTCGTCACGGCGGCTGTCCCCTTCATGCCGACAACCATCCCGTTCATCGACCACGCTTCGATCTCGCCCGCCTGCAACCCGCTCCAGATGGCGATCTGCCGCTCGATCGAGATGGTGTCGAGGATGCCCGGTCTGATCCACGGCACGTTCGAGTCCGCGCTTGCCCAATTAAACCCGGCGTCGCCCCAGGTCTTCCCATCCACAATGATAGCGTCGAAAGCGTCGTTGATGATCACCCGCCCGGTATTCTGCGTCGCCAACTCGATCTTGTGGATATATTCGCCGTGCTGAGCACCAACGCTCATGACGAGATCGCTACCGTTCGTGTCCATGTTCAGCCTGGTGCCGGGGTAGCTGTTAGCCGACTCATTCTTGGCCAGGATCAGATTGTGGTCATCACTGATCGCCACCGTGGTCATCGTGAACGCAGCCTGATCACTGTAGATGCCAGCGCTATCCACCGCCTTGATCCAGAACGAACGATTTCCGCCGGTCGCCGCCGGGACCGTGTGCTGGGCGCCCTGAATGCGGCCGATGACGATGCCGGAAGCCCACGTCGCGCCCTCGCGGATCTCATAGTGGCTGATGTCCACCTCGCTGTTCGGCAGCCACACGAAATGAAGGGTGTCGATGTTCTTGACCACGTTGAAGCCGCGCACCGACCTCGGTGCTGGCACGTTGAGACGGCAGGTGGCGACGCCGTTCGAGTAGTTCCCGTTGGTGTCCTTCGCCCGAATGTGCCAGGCGAAGGCGCCGGCGGCCGCCTTCGCGGCGGTGAACTGGGTTCCCATGAAGTCGTGCATGATCACGACGCCATCATCCCAGGACAGGCCCTCGCGGATCTCATATCCCCGAAGGTCGATGTCGGGGATCGGGCTCCAGGTGAACTCGATGCCGCCCGGCACCTTCCGAACGGAGAAGTTGGTCACGTCCGCCGGCGGGGTGGTCTTTCCGAGCACCAGATGCCAGACACTCGGGGCCGTGATGCGCTCGGCGCGCACGCCAAGCGCATCCTTGGCCACCACGACGAACGACATCCGATCGCCGTCGGTGACATCCATCGAATAGACCGTGCCGACCACGCTGTCGATCAGGCGATATTCGCCATTGTTGATCGACAGGTAGATGTCGGCACCGCCATAGAGCCCGGTCAACGGCTGTGTCCAGCCAATGTTCAGGCGCGTCCTGACGGCACTGCCGACCTGATAAAGCTCCTCGACGGCAGCTAGGTCGAGAACGTGCCCGATGCCCCCGCGCAGCGCTGAATAGTTCGGCGTCGGCGTGGCGTGCTCGGGGTCCTGGTAGACCGACTCGTTGTATTCGAGGCAGCTCAGTGTCCGCGTGTATTCGCCCTGGCCGGCGATCAAAAGCACGCGGAATGGCTTCTTGATCTTGGTGTTCTCGCCGAACATCCAGTTGGCGAACTGGGCTGGCGCCTGGCTCAGCGGCGTGGCGAGGGTGATCTCTGTCACCTCCCCGCTTGCGGCGGCGCCGACGACCGAGCGATCCTCGAGAACGTCGGTATCCCACAGCTCGAACGACGCGCCGGTGGCCAACCCGCTCGTGGTGTCGAGGATAACCTCGACATAGGGGTTCTGCTTCACCAACCCTAGAACGGCGATATCATGCCCATTGCTGACGAACCGCCGGCAGTGCTTCAAGGTGGCGTCGTCGATCCCGGACACGAAAACCGAAGTGCCGACAATGTGATGCACGATGCCGGTGTAGCGCTTCAGGGCATCAAAGTGGATCAGGCACTTATATTGCCGCCCGGCGACCATCGTGACTGGGCGGTCTAGCTTGATCAAGCTAGACGTGCAGCCGGCCTCGACCTTGCCAGCGTCGCCCCACTTCGGCATGTCGTGCTGCACAAACACCAGGTCGCCGACGGTGCAGGCGATGGCGCTCAGCGGAGCGTCAAAGGAGACGGTTTGGAGGATGTATTTGTTCAGCGCAAGCTGAAGCCAGCCTTCCTTGTATGCCTGATCGACGCTGGTCACGCCGAGAAGAGCGACGCTCGCGGAACGCTGGGGGACGCCGCGGTCCAGGGCCTCCTCGTCGGCCACCTTGATAGTGCGCCGCTTGTGGCCATCGTCGCGATCGTAGTAGGCGACCTCGATTTCGTTCGCCCGGTCCTCGAGCGCCAGCCATTCGATGTTGAAGGTGTCGGCGATAATGTCGCCGACACCGAACATCATCACAGGATCGTCGGGGCGTTCGATCGCCACGGAATAGCGGGTGCCGACATTGATGATCTGGGCGTGCCCGACGCGTAGGACGTTCTGGAGCGCCTCCCAGACGTTGGTGTTAAAGTCGAAGACGCCGTTAAACTCCAAGCCCTTTTCGGCGCAGTAATCAGCCAGATCGACCCAGCGGGGGAAATCGATCCGAGAGAGCCCCATCCCTCCGCCGTAGCGCTGGTGCGTCAGGATGTCGATCGCGATCCACGCCGGGTTCGCGCTGAAGACGGTTGAAACGAGATCGCCGCGACGATCAAAGATGTTGAGCTTCCGCCCCTTTACCAACGCCGTGACCTTGGGCACCCCGGAAAGCTGATCCGTCAGCTTTATCTTAAGTGCCAAGATCGCTGAGTGATTATAGCAAACATCGTCAGTAACGATTTCCCACACATCAGACAGATTAACGTCATCCTGAATAGTATCGGAGTCGCTATCGTCAGTGTTGCGGCGCACCCAGATTTCATACTGCCCCTGTTCGAGCAGCGGCGACTCGAAGCTCCTGCGCAGGGCGGTGCGCTGGGCAGCGCCGATGTCGTAGACGCCTAGAGTGCTCCAGACGGCGCTGCCCACCTTACGATACTGGATCTCGACCGGGACAGAGATCGTCACGCGACCGCCGCTGGCGGTATCCGTCCCACACAGGCCATAAGGGAACACAACGTCAACGCGGAACCTGTCAACTTCGCCGACGGTCTTGTGCTTGGTCCAGTTGCGGGTGATCTTGACGCCGCGGTTGTAGGAGGCCAGGGTGTCATCGAACCAGGGGATTATTTCCTGGTTGTTGACGCCCAGACGAGTGATCACCTCCACGTCGCTGTAGTTCGAAAGAGGCTGTTCGTTGATCTCGATGTCCGAGACACTCTCAATCTCGCCCTCACCCAGAGCGGTCATCATGTAAATGATCTGGGTGTTGTCGTCATTGACGGTTTTGAAATTGACGATGTTGCCGCCGATGCGGAACGCGCCATAGGGGACCGGCACCGGAACGCCCTCATTCGCTGTGTTTTTGGCACCGTCGATGCCATAAGAGGGGCTATCGGTTCCGCCCGAGGATGAGTTCCACGACGCGTCGGCAGTCTTGGCCCTGGGTGCTGGCATCAGAGCGTTGACCAGCATGCCACCGACAACTGTAATCGCGCCGCCGATTACAGAAGAGGCAATGCTCCCCATCGTCGTCATGTAGCCGGCGGCGCCGGTAATCGTAGGGCCAGCGGCCACTGCCCCAGGGATCATTGAAGCGAGATATGGAGCCGCCTGCCAGGCAACGACCGCAACAGCAATCATTGCCACAAGACGCATTACAGTTTTCCCACCCCCCCCTCCGCCGCCCTCGGGGACCGGCATCAGCGTGATCCAGTCATCGGGTGCGAGATAGATGCTTCCCCAGCGCTCGCGCTCGATCGCGTCCGCGTTGACACAGACGCCCCACTCGATCCCCTCGGGCAGGCCATCCAAATAGTCGGCCAGCGTCCGGTTCAGGCCCCAGACAATCTCGCAGCGCGAGCGCTGGCTGACATCGAGGGGGTTGTAAACGATGAGGCAGTTTACCTTGGCTTCAGGGTTCGCCAGGGCGTAAAGCGGCTGGATCTGCTTCGTCTCCGACATACTCAAAGGCCCCAATCAGACGGTGTTCCCACTGGCTCAGCCGCTCAACCACAACGCCGCCTGACTCCTCCCAGGTGTGAACGAACTTGTCGTTCCCCAGGTAGTAGCCGACGTGCGACGCGAACCCCCGGACCCGAAACCAGAGCCCGCAGCCTGGCCGAAGCTCGATCTGTCGCCACTGGTGCCTGTTGGTCGCCATGATCCTGGCGATCTTCGCTATATTGGAAGTGCTGCGAAAGTCAGGGATGACTTTATTATCCCGGCGACACAGCTCCATCAACAGGCCCCAACAGTCGTAGTCTTCGGGCCCGCGCCCGCCGTAACGGAACGCGATACCGATCAATTCTACCACATCCTTGTGAGTTTGCACCATTCAGCGTTGACTTTATCTTTTACCCACAGAAAGACCAGGGAAGCCGCCAAAGCGCCGGGTGTTCCCGTGAGCCGCGCACCCGTTCGGCCCCTGAAGAGAAAGATCGCACGAGCGAAGATCGCCGACATAGCCGCACTCGGCGCTTCCGAAGCGCCAAGAGCAGCGATCACGCATCTGCCGACGGCGCGGGAAACGCATCGACAGGGGGTTCTCTGCGCCGAGCCCGAAAGTCACAACATAGCCGCGAGCGCTGGCCCGAATGACCTTGAAGGTCTCGACGATTTCGGGCGGTTGACTGAGATTGCCCGTGTTGACGACGATCATCCTGATGCCGAACCCGACGCCCCCGCCATATTCCTGCATCCGCTGCTGGATCGCCAAGGTATGATCCTGGGCGACAACCTGGATCTCTGGGATCGAGCCAGCCTGCTCCTTCAAGCTCAACTCGAAATTTGCCGCAACATACTCATTGTCCTGAAAGATGATTGGTTCGTTGTTCCTGGCCATTCTGAGTATTTCAACCAGGTTCCCGAAGCTATCCTTCACCTCGACCTCGATCAAAATGACGAAGGCGACGTTCGAGGCAATTCTGTTCTTCTCAATGACGGTTCCGACAGAGAGATGGCGAGCCATTTATGCCTCCCTCACCTCGAAGCTCACATCCCAGCGATGATCCGGCTCATCATCGAGCGTCTTCTGGAAGTGCGAATACTTGAAGTCCAAGGTCTTCCCGAGAACAAAGCGAACCTGAACCGACTCGCCGGTAATAGGGCTCGTCCACAGGAAAATGTCAGAGCTGCCGCGCACGTCGTTCCAGAACTGCTCCAGACTGGTCTTTTCAGCCTGGCTGATAGCCGTGTAACCGTCAGCGAACGTGCGACGCGGGCGCCGGGTGAACTTCGGCCTGGTGAACTCGTAACCACCTTCGGATTTCGATCCAGCGGCGGGATTGTCCAATTTTTCGTTGTAGTATTTCTGATCACGGCCAGAGATGGCCGGAAAGCTGCGAACCGTCACGACATGGCTCCTTTCATCCCATCGCGAAACGCGCCGGGGCGCGACGCCGCGCGTAGCACGATGTCGAGCACCATCTGCTCGCCGTCGAAGCGCGGCTGTCCCTGCTCGGCAGTGACGCCCTGACCGGTCTGATTGATGACGTTGATCTGGACGTTGGCGCCGCCGCGATCGCGGCCGAGCGCCTTCATCTGCTCTTCGGTGAAGACGCCTTCGCCCTTGCGCAGGACAGCCGGCACCTCATCGTTCTTGAGCCCGCGAACGACGCCGCCGGTATGGAATTTCGGCGCGCTTTCAAACCACGAAGGATCAACCCGCCGCATAGCGAGCCCGTCCGCACCAACAATGCCGCCGGTGTGAGCCTGGGCGACCATTGATCCGCCACCAACGGACCCATAATCCCCAAGACCACTTGATGGAGTGCTGCCGCCACCCAGGAAGCCACCAATGGCGCTCCCGAGCCCGCTCAGTGCGTTCCCAAGCCATCCGCTGCTGGCCTGAGCGATGGCGGCCTGATACTGCATCTTCAGAATGTCGCGGAGGATCGACTCGGCGAAGTCAGCAAATGTGGCCTTGCCCGTTACCGCGAAATCCACCAATTTGTCGGTGAACCCGTCGATCCAGCGAGCGCCGGCCTCCTCCATGCGCGCCGTGTAATCGCTCCAGCTATCGAACATCCGACGGATCGGCCCCTTGTTGGCCTCGGCCAACTGGGCCTGGATCGCCTCAATGCGCTTCGCCGCAGCTTCGGTGATTTCGACCTTGCCGTTCTCGCTCTTGGCATAGGAGTCGGCGAGAGTGCGAATGCGCTCGATCTCGATCTGCGCGTGCTTCTCGCGAATTGCCCGCTTGGCGTCTTCGGTCTTGGCCAACTCCAGCTCTTCCTGCTGGTTCGCCTCGCGCCACTTCAACGCCTGACTGGCGGCATACTGATTGATCCAGCCCTGCTTGGCAGCGGCGACCTTTTCTTCGGCCCGAATGCGATCCTCGGCGGTCGCCTTCTCAGTCTCGGCGACATCCCTGGCCTTCTTCTCGATCTGAGCCATCGCATTGGCGTATTCGCCGCCGAACCGCGCCGCGGTGTCGTCCGTCAGCTCGCGCTTGAACTCCTCCAGACGCTCGCTCGATTTGGCGATCGAGTCGTCCATCGACCTGAAGATGTTGTCGATCTTCTCGCGAGCCTGTTGGTTCTCCAGCTCCAGCTTGGCCTCGCCGGTCTGCTTGATGATCTCGCGCAGCTTGGCGTAGGCTTTCTGGGCCTCCGGGAGGCTCTTCAGGGCTTCGGAAAACTGACCGGCGTCGATCTTTGCGTCGAACTTCGCCAGATCAGCGTTGCCGCCTTTCATCTGAGCATGAATGCTCGCGAGCGCGCCCTGAGCGTTGACGATCGCCGTCTTGAGCTGATCGAACTGCGTCTTTGCCTTTTCGGCCGCCGGGTCGTTCTTGTCGGTATTGAGCTTGAGCGCCTTGAAGTTCTGTTCCTGCTGCAAACGGCGCTCGGCCCGAAGCGTTTCGAGACGCTCTTCGGCCAACTTCAAGCTCTCGCGAGCCTGAGCAATCTGACCCTGATCGCCGCCGGCCGCCGCCTTCTGGCGCCAGATATCGACCTCTTTCTGGGCCATCGCGATCACATCGCCGTAATACTGGTCGGCGCGCGCGTGATTTTCGGCAAAGAACTTGTCGCGCAGCTTTAGCTTCGCAGCCTCGTTGTTGCCGAGAGCATCGTATTCCTTCTGAAACTGCTCGAACCGATCGTTGATTTCCTTGTCGTTGACCGCTTTGCGGCTGGCAACTTCCTGGTTCAATCGAGCAAGATTGCGCGTCGCCACCTGACGAGCTTCGGTTTCCCTCTGCTCGCTAAGGGCACTGTCGAGAAGACCCTGGCGCTCAGCAATCTGCTGACGCTTCTTGGCGATCTTCTCTTCGAGATCGGCGACGGCGATGAGAGCGTTGCGACGCTGAACAGCGCTCATGCTCGGATCGGTAGAGTCTTTCTGTCTCCTTCTCTTCGTGTCTTCGAGTTCGGCGATCTTGTCGGTAAGAGCCTTGATGTCTTCCGTCGCGGTCTCGATTTGCTTCTGATCGTAGATGCCACGCTTGAACGCCGCGTAACTCTCCGCAGCCGCGGCGGTCTTGCTCTTGAACAGATCCAGCTCAATGGCAAGGATCGTCAGGAAGGTCAAAGCGATACCGATGGGGCCGGTGAGCATCCCCAGAGCACGGCCGAACATCGTCACCGCGGCGCCGGCGCCGGTCACGGCCATACTCATCGCCTGAGTTGCGGTGGTCGCCTGACGCATCAGCGCGGCCGCCGCAACAACGTCGGCCGCGGCCGTCTTGACGCCCGCCGAATAGACCTTCCAGTCCATAACGCCGGCGACCAGCATGTTCCGAATGCCGTTCAGGAAGCTGCTGACGACATTCGCCGCGACGAGAGCGCCAAGGGCCATCGCTACAGCCCCGATCTCCTGGCGCCAACTCGCCATCTCGACGACGATGTTGCGAACCTGAAGCATCGTGTCCTTCAGGCCGGCACCGAAGGAGTCACCGATCCGATTAACCCTAGGGTCGTCGGACAAGGCGATAATATCGACGAGCTGCTGCTTGACGGTGGCGTAGAAGCCATTTTTCTCACCACCGCCGCCGTCGCCGATGGTCTTCTGTAGCGTCACCCAGCGGGTTTCGATCTGCGACAGCAGGCCGGTGAAGCTCGACATCATTTCCTGGGCCGAGCCGCCATAGAGAAGCTGCATGGTGGCGAACATGCGCTCCATCGCCGTCTTGGACTCGACAACGCCCTTGGAAACAGTCTTGGCCAGCTCAGCCATTGAAACGCCCGAGCCGATGGCCATCGCCTTCATTGCCGTGGGCACGGCTTCACCGAGCTGCTGCCGCAGCTCTTCCATCGAGATCACGCCCTTACCAGCCATCTGCTGAATGGCGATGGCTGCACGATGGAGCTGATCTTCGGTGCCACCAAACGCCGCGGTGGCATCGACCAGCGCCCGCATCTTCGATCTGGTATTGTCGAGTCCGCCGGTGGCGAACTTGACAAAGGTGTCATTCAGCGCGCTCAGGCTAAACGGCGCCTCCTTGGCATAGCTCATCAACCAAGAGACGTTTTCTTTCGCCTCGGAGGTTCGCCCGGCGGTGGTTGCGGCGGTGCTCATGCCCTTCATGAGCATCTGCATTCGCTCCAACTCGCCGTTGGTCTTGACGATGTTAGAGATCCAGCCGCCACTGGCGCCCCAGAGGTTGCTCATAGCAGCCTTGGCCAGGCCGACCGTGGTCACGAAGTCGTGCAGGGTCCGGCCCAGGCCAAGGCTGGCGCTGTCCATGCGCTTGACGGCGACGATGGTCGAGCCAAGCTGGTTCTGAAGCGCATTGAGATCCGTGCCGGCCTTTACCAGCCGGTGCGTGAATTCGCCGTTCTCCAGCTCCAGTTCGACCCGAATAACACCTGCGCGCATCGCCCACCTATAAAGTCAAGTTTGACTTACCTACAAGGACGCGAGAAGATCGCTCAACGCGGCCCTGTCCAACTTCGGCTTTTCAACGACCACCCTGCCCATCTCGCGGCGCAGAGAGTCCTCGAACGTCTTGACGCCCTCGCCGGTCAACTGTCCGGCCTGGGCCACCTGTGTCGCCCTCAGATCCTTCTCGGCCTGAATGCGGTTCACGTTCTTGTTCAGCTCCCAGAAGACCTCAACAGGCAGCGCCAAAAGCTCGTCGTAGTTCATCCGGTAGTGGTGCATCACGCGGCAAAAGAAGAAGGCGAAGTCGATCTCCTCGACTTCGTCACCTTCCTCCTCGCCGCTTACTCCTTTCCCTCGGCGTCCTCCGCGCTCTCGTCGGTCTGCGACCAACTCAGGATCGTCGAGAGCTGCTCAAAGGTCAGGGCACGCAGATCGGTTTCCGGGACCGTCGGGAACGACCGGCCGACCATGCCGAGCACCAACTCGAACTCTTCGACCAGATCGGGCTTTTCAGCCAGGCGCCGCGACGCCCGCGCGTTGTCGATGAAATCGCCGACGCTCAGCGGCGCCTGGGCGTGTTCCTGGCCCTTCAGCTTCAGCACCCGTTCGGTTTTGGGCTTCACGGCGTCAAGGTTCAGCATCTTGGTCATGTCTATCTTCCTGGCTTGTGGTTGGTCAGCGCTGATCCGCCGCACAGACAAATCAGCGCTGACTTGACGAATTACGCAGCGACAGCGGTCTTGTCGCCGACCTTGAACAGAACCTTGGTTTCCGGGTCCGGGTAGCCGCTGAACTCGGTGTTGAAGATGCGCTCCTGGTCCACCTTGTAGGCGAAGTTCAGGGCGCCGGCGGTGGCCGCTTTCGGGATGATGAAGTCCTCGCTCACGTCAGCGTCGGCCTTCGAGACCGGATGCAGGATCATCTCCTGGGCGACATCCAGCAGATTGATGCCGATGCCGGTCTGCACATCCACCCGCTTCTTGGTCGGGGTCGTCCCGTCCGTCACCAGGGTCGCGCCCGGCATGATCTTCACCAGGTTCTCCAGGGTGGTCTCAGCCAGGGGCACCTTCACCTTGATGTTCCGACCCTGGATCAGGTCGGCGACACTGGTGGTGCCGAACTGGTCAATCGTCACCTTATGAACCTCGGTGGTCACTTCCACCTCAACACCGCCCTTGGTGTAACCCAGGTCGGTGCCGCCGAAGGTGATCTTGCACACCCCCAGTTTGACGTTTTTGGTATCGCTCGCCATCGTTACTCTCTCCTTACAGCTTGACGTAGTTGGCGTCGAAATTGATCGACCATTCGAGCAAGTTGCCGGTCGATCTGGGGAAGACGACGGGCTCATGCCGAGGGCGACAGAAGTTGATGAACATGCCAGCCGTCTTCTCTTCCATGATGGTTAAGGCGTCGATCACCTTGTCCGCCAGGGCAAACCCGGCGGGATACTGGCTATGTCTGACCACCGCCTGGAATTTGGCATTGGGTCGATAGCTGCCAATTTCAGCGTCAATCGGATCGTCGCCAAGCAGCAGCAAAACGCCGGCCTCACAAGTGTCGGGCATGTAGTGGGTGAAAACGTCCACACCGACCACACCAACGCCCTTCTCACCAAGGCGATCCGCCAGATCGTCAATCTTCATTCTTCGCTCCAATCGCCATCAGCACCCTCGAACGCCCCGACGCCGCGGCTTTCGATCGCGTTCGAGACGGCCTGGATCAGCTCATTGGTGATATGCGGCGCCCGTTCGTCGTAGGCGCGTTCGAGGAACTTCCGACCAACAAAGCGGTTCAACGCCTTTGCCTTGGCGATCGTCCCCGGCCCGACGCCAAAACCGTCGGGTCTCGGCCCATGCTCCTCGTGAACTCGCATGGCATACTGGTCCACATTCACACCATCGACCGTGCCACCGACCACCACGTAGAAGCGTTTGCGCCCACCAACGCCAACGCGCTCTTCAACCAGATGATGGGCCTTTTCAAGATTGTGCTTGTCCACCGGGCAGTTCAGCACCGACAGATCCTTGATCTTCTTGGCTTCCTTCTTCATCTGCCGACGCGCCGCCTGGGTGGCGCGCTCGCCGCCCTGCATCAGCATCAGCTTGACCTGCTCGAAGCCGGTGACGCTGCCGCCCATCAGCCGGCCCCCGCAATCACGCAGTCCACCTGCCAATGATCGAGACGCCCGAGCACGGCGAGCCGGGGGTTCACCGTCTGAACCCGCAACCGGGCACCCTGAAGCTCCACGATGTCGCCGACGCTCGGCTGCACGCCCCAGGCCGGGAACAGCAGCCGAGCGTCGGCCTGGGGCTCGTCACCCTTGCCGCGCGACGCCGACGAGTCAGAACGCACAGAGGTCTTGTCAGCCCCGACATCAAACTTCACGACGCCAACATGCGCGGGCAAAATCTCGCCATAGACGGGCTGACCGTGACGGTCGTTGCCCGCCCGTTTGGCGATGGTGCAGTCGAGATGCGGCAGCATAGTCATGGCTTCGATTATATCAGCCATCGAAGGCTTTATAAAGTCAAAGCTGACTTTATAAAGGACGTAACCAGACCTGCGAATTCGGATGGAAAACATCGTCGCGGATCTCATCGAGACCGGGCAGATCATGCTGTCCGACAAGACCGAACATCAGACCATTTTTGGCGCTCTTAGGATCGGGATGAACCACTTCGACCGCCTGCGCCCCGCGCTCAGCGAAGACATGAAGGGTCGTCTCAACGTGAACATTCAGAAGGTGCTGACGCCAAACGGTCGAGATATAGCGCTGACTGGGCCATCGGCGGCCGGCGCGATCCACGAAGGAGAATTCGACACTGCCGCGATCCTTGATCTGGGCACGAATAATCGCAGCCCGCTTCGAGATGTCACTGGCCCGAGTCATCACGTTGACCTTGAGCGCGAGATCGCGCAGCCGCTTCTCGACGGCCAGAACGTCACGCTCGATCTGCATCACGATTTCAGCGCGCAGATGCTCCCCGGTCGCGCTCAGAAGCTCGCTGACGGGCTCTGGAAGATCAGGGGCAGTAGTCTCACCCAACCCCAGCGCTTCCAGGGCGTCAGCGAGTCCCTGGTGAGCGGCGACCGTGAGCCCATCGTCAATGAAGGCCTGTTCGCCAGCGACGAAGCTCTGGGCAAGCTGGTAAATGGCGATACGAAGGTCAGAGCGCGCTTTGGGCGAGGTCGGATCGACGCTGCCCAAAGCCTCGGCGTAAAGCCCGTTCATGCCATGGGCCAAGGAAGCGTAGCGCTCCCCCGCCCTCTCGGCATCGAACCAGCGCTGTTTGGCGCTTTCGATCATGATCTGGTCAAGCTGACAGAGTGAGAGACGTAGCCTTGCAAATAGCGAAGAGCTTGATTGCTGACCGGCAGGATCACCGGCTTGCCCGAACGGAACATCATCGAGCTTTCGCCAATCGACTCTGACAAGAGTCCGTCACGCCGGCGATCACCGATGATATCGCCCTCCAAAACGATGTCGGCCTCGGCGATTTGGGCGCGTCGAAGTGCCTGACGGAACCTGGACGGGAAGCTCAGGAACTCGCTCAGCGACCGCTCGTTCAAGTCGTTGATGAACTGCGTTCTGACGGGTTCTAACCGAGACAGTTCGTCCTCGGTGTAGCCGCCCTTCACGACACGATACTTCAGCTTGCCGAGCCGGTGAAATGCCTCGACCAGAGCCGCTCGCCGCGGTCCTTCAGCCTTCGTTGGCCACGCCTTTAGCGTCGGCATCTCGATCGCTTCGAGCAGGGCGCTCTCAAAAGTCTGATAGGTGTTCTCCATGATCACGAGCGTCTGCGCCGCCTCGACAATATATCGCTCGACCCTTTCGATCGAGCCGACGGCTGTGACCAGCGTCAGCTTCACGACCCGCATAGCGCGAACCGAGTCGATCGGCAACGAGTTGGCGACAGGCGCTATCGCGACAGCCACCGCCTGCTGGCCGTCGGAGATCGTCAGAGACTCGGAGGGGACGACGATCTCGCCCTCCTCGTTGCGGACTTCATATTCGGCCGCGATCGGCGCCAAGCCGTCGAGCGGAAAAGTGACGGTAACAGGGGTGGATGCGCGATAGACCTGCATGACCGCCCCCTAGAAGGTGGTCGGCTGGGCGATGCCGCGAATTAGCGACATGAAGCCCTTCTGAAGATCCGTCTTTCCGATCGACACCCAGCGGCCGTCAACCCCCGGCGTGCCGGCGATCTTCTCGACCAAATCGCCAACCCGCTCGGCCAAAGCTTTCGCTTCGTTCATGAGAGCGATCTCCTCGACCGACAGATCGCGATACCCGCGAATGTGCTTATGCTGGTTATCCACGATCATTCTCCTACTGGGCGATCTTGGCCTTGGCGACCTCATGCGCCTGAACAATCTTGTCGATCAGGCCAGGGATGCTATTGCTCTTCACGCCGAGCTGATCGCCAATCTCGCGCAAACCAGCGATGCCCTTCTTGTCGGCAAGCCCCTCCAGCTCCTCACGGGTGACGGTCAGCTTGATCTCGGCCGCGGGCTCTTCAGCCAGCACATTCTCGACCGGGGCGTCACCATGGCCGCGCTCCAGCGGCGCCTCGACCTCGGCCTTAACGTGATGCGCGTCGATGAGGTCCATCGCCGGGCCAACCTGACGCTCGGTTTCAGCATCCTCGACGCGCATGGCAGCCGCAATCTGGGAAAGACGAATGTGATCGACCTCTGCGACTCCATCCACGAACTGGGTGATGCCGATGTAGCCGTTGTAGCCCTCGAAGCCGGGCTCCACGATGCGGATCTTCTTCATGATGGCTCCTTATTCGACAACCATCGCCTGAACAGCCTGACGGCCGAGGCGGATCAGCTCGTCAGCACCGCCGACCAGCTTGTTGCCGATGATGATCTGGGGAACGGCGCGGGCGCCGTTGGTGCGCTCCGCGAATTCAGCCTGACGCTCCGGGTTCGTGGTCAGGTTCACCTCTTCGAATTCGACGCCGGCCGAGCGCAGGAAGCTCTTGGCGCGAACACAGTGCGGGCAGGTGGCAGTGGAATAGACGATGACGAACATAGGGTTTCCTCAAAAACGTAGAGGGCGGGGTTTCCCCCGCCCTCTAGTTTAAGTCAACCCTGACTTTACATCAAGGCTCAGACCAAGGTCGGCTTGCCGGTCCCGGACTGATCCTGACCGCCCGAGTTGGTGACGCCCTTGATGCGCGCCAGCGACTTGGTGGACTTCAGAGCCAGGGCGGCATACCACTTCAGACGGGTGCGCGAGGCGTCCTTGGTCTGAACGGTGCCGATGTCTTCGATGCGAATGCCGGCGCTCGAGCCGCCGTAGATACCATGCAGACCGTCGGCTTCGTTGAAGCGGGCCGCGTAGATCGAGCAGGTGGTCGAACTGGAGCCCTGAACCTCGTTGAGCGGCAGGAAGTCGTTCACGATAATCGGCACGCCGTTGTGACACAGCATCGGGCGACCGAAGTTTTCGATCATCACCTCGGTCGGGCCGGTAGCGCCGGTGGCGCGCAGGAGAGCGCGATAGGCGCGAACGGTGCCCGAGCGCATGATGATCGCGTCGGCACCATACGGAACGGCGTCGAGCAGCTCATCCAGCATCGAGAACGACAGAGCGTTGCCGTTGGTGCCAGCCGAGATGGTCTGACCGGCGGCGACCAGTTTCGCGATGCCGTCGAACGCCTTGCTGTTCACCGAGCGATCGCCGGTGGCCAGGGTGCGCTTGAACTTGCGACCCAGGGCCTTCGCCTTCGAGGCGATCTGGGTGGCCTTCTGGTCATTGATGTCCGACATGGTTTCGTCGAGGAACTTGTCCACATCCACATCGCCAGCCAGGCGAGCGAGGCGGCACACGACTTCCTCGAAGGTCGCAGCGCCTTCGGGAACGTCATCGTTCACGTCAATGAAATCGCCTTCGGAGAGGGTCAGCTCGCGGTCATACACGTAAGCCTTGCCGACAACCTGCTTGAAGGGAAGAACGGCGAAGAGGTCGTCCTTGTCGATGATCTCTTCGATGATGCCGCGCTCCATCTGCTCCTGCGACAGAAGCTCGGCGGTGGTGCGGAGAAGGGGCATGAATTACTCCCTATTGCCCGTTGGAACCAGACACGCTTTCCGACGGAAAGTCAGCGTTGACTTAATTATCGCGCCATAAGGCACATAAAGTCAACGCTGACTTTCCATTCGATCCGAATTGATGATCTACTTGCTCTTCTGCTTGGACAGAGCAGCGGCGATCCGACTCATGCCGTGCAACTCGACCTGCTTGGTCGGCGCCGGGGCCTTCTCCTGGGTTCCAGACCCGGCGCCGGCGGCCAGCTTCGACTTCAGCAGACGCTCCTTGTCGGGATCGGCGTCGATCAGCCGCCGCAGAGCGTCCTCAAAGCCCAGCTTGTTGCCGCGAGCGTCCACCAGCGGCGTGCGATCGCTCGCGCCCTTCGGCTTGTCGTAACCAACCAGCGCGCCACCCTCGATCTCGAAGTGGGCTCCATAGAGAGTCCTGGTTTTGGCCGGGGTCAGCACCAATTCATCGCGGATAAAGGCGCTGTCGCTGAACGACCGACCAACGGTCAGCTCGTCAATTTGAGCCTGAAGACTGGTGAGCTGACCCTGAAGGGTCGAAATCGCCGAGTCCTTGGCGCTCAGCTCGACCTGATGCGCCTCGACCATGGCAGCCTTGACCCGATCAAACTCGCCACGCGCCTCGGCAGCGGCCAGCTCAGCCTCCTGCTTCTCCTTCAGCAGACGCTTCGCTTCGACGGGGTCCACGCCATCGAAGGCAGCCAAGCGCGCAGCGGCATCTTCGGCAGCACGCTTCGCCTCGTCAGCGGACTGGCGCGCACTCGCCAGCTCGGTCTCCAGAGCAGCCAGGCGCGCAGCGTCAGTGGGAGTGGACGTCTCGCGATCGGATCTCTTACCCGGCTTCGTCACGGGTTTCTCCTCACCACTCTCGTCTTCCCCACCCTCGGTCGCGGCAGCCGCGCCGACGGACTTGTAGACGCCCGGGTTCTGAGCGTTCCACACCTGCCATGCCGGATCATAGGGATCGGTCGGCGTGGTGATCTTGATGACCTTATCAACCATAAGTCTACCTCGTGTTGTCGCTCGTCAGGCCGCCGTCTTGGCGCCCTTGTTGTTCTGACCCTGGGTGCTGTCCTTCGACGCGCCCACGGTCGGCTGCTGGGGCTGTCGCTTGATCGACAGCGACCCAATGGCGGCGCCGCCCTCGCCCTTGACCAGGGCTGCGCCAATCTGATCCATCGGCTGCGGTGGCCAATCCTTCAGAGAAGCCTCCAGCTTCGCGCGCAAGCTCGCGGCCATCCGCGGCCAGAGCTTGTCAATGACCTGACGCATCTGTTCGCGACGCACCTCGTCTGGGGCCTCAATCAGCGACAGGCGTTCAGCCACCTCGAACTCGTCATAGAGTCCGCGCACGTCGAAGCTGTCCGGGTATTTCACCAGATCGACATCGTCTTCCTTCACCTTCTCGCCGGTGTAGAGCTTGACCAGACGCACGATGGCGTTCTCAGCGTTGTCCAGGCTGTCCGCCTTTGACGCCAGCAGGGCATTCATCCGCTCGAAGTCATACGCCTTGGCCACGCCCGAGCTATTGTCGATGCCGACGGCGTTGTCCTGCTTGGTGCGCTCGCCGGCCATGCCGACGGTGTGATAAATCTCGTTGATAATCTTGTTGATCACGTCCAACACCACACCGGCCTGCTTCGGGTCCGGGGCGATGAACTCGGGCTTCGACCCGTGCTCGCCGTCGTATGTGAAGATGCGCTTGGTGCCCAGCTCGAGGATCTTCTCGTAGCCCTCCTCGCCCGGCAGCATCCCCTGCGCCGGCATGGCGAGCTGGCTGAATGTCTGATCCTGGATAATGGCGTCCAGGTTCGAGAGATAGTTGGCCACCGCCCGATCCAGATAGGCGATATCGGCGATCAGTGCAGAGGCGTTGTAGGGATCGTCGGAGTGAATGTGATCGACCCGAACACACGGCACCTCGCCAAGTCTGTTCTCGCCCTGATCGACCAGCTCGACCATCTTCTTGTTCCGCTCGCGGACACGCAGCTCGAACAGGAACCATTCTGTGCGGGTCCACAACCGGAAGCGGGAGAACACCGCGCCGGTGCTTCCCAGCGGGTCGGCGTCGTCACGAGCCGACTCGTGAACCATGATCCAGTTGAGCTTATCTTCGTCGTCGTATCCAAGATCGAGAACGTGCGGCGGCGTGACGATGTAGGAATAGACCCGAGCACCGAGCTTCTTCTCATCGGCGAGCGTGGCCACGCGACCGTCGCCGACAGCCGGCATGTTGGTGTCCACGAACGCCCAGACGCGACCGTAGATCGAGGATTTCTTCGAAACCTCCTTCATGAACTGGTCGATCGTCAGGTTCGAGCGAGTAGCCCGCTGCCAGAACCGCTTCACCCCCTCGGGTGCATCATCCGTGTTGCGGATAATGTCGGCCTTGAAGATATATTTGTTCACCAGATCCACGACTTCGCGGGTGTGATTGAAGCGATAGGCCCGCTTCACCCGGTCGCCGAACTCGGTGTCGCCTTCCTTCATGTAACGGAAGACATTGTCTGCAAACCATCTTCTCCCGCCTTCGTAGCAGGCTTCGAGAAACTGCCAATGCGGCAGCAAATCGTCGTAGGCGGGATGCCGACGCTCGATCATGCGCTTCAGCATCTTTTGGTCAGCGGTTGCGAAATCCGGCATTCCTATTCTCCTGGTGCCTCTATGGTAAGTCAGCCTTGACTTTACGGCAATATCAAATGGACGCGCCGATGACCTTGAGCTTACGCACCGGGAATTCCTTCTCGATCGCATAGCCAAGAGCGTCTGCCGGATGCTCCAGACTCATCGTCTTATCCACCTCGCGGGTGCCGGGCTTGTAGATCACCTGCTCCAGTGCCTCGATTAGCGCCTTACAGCGCCGGTCAATCTTCATCCGCACCCGGCCGTCTGCGCTCATCAGCATCCGGTTCACCGCGTTGACGCGATCGGCCACTTTGGGATGTTTGAGACGATACTTGAGCCGAACGAACCCTTTCTCGCGAAGAATGTCGAAGTCCGACTTGCCATGACTCTTGGTCGAACCCGTGCCGCCGGCGGGGTCGGGGTAAATCGTCACCTGCCGCTGCCCAACCTGACGCCAGAAGCGCCGCTCCAGCTCCTCGGCGGTCTCGTGGGTGTTCGAGCCATAGAGGATGATTTCGTCGAGAACATGCACCGTGCCGTCATCCTGCGGCTGCATGATGATCGCGGACATGGGGTCGATGTTGAAGTCCATGCCGACCCAAATCGGCAATTGAGGGTTCAGTTCCAGATCGACAAGATGAATGCTCCGATCGAATGCATAATAAACTCGCCCACTCATCGCCTCGAAACTGGCCAGGAACTCCTGACGAAAGCTGCGCTCGTCCATGTCAGCACGAGCCGCCTCGATTTCGCTCTTCGGAATGAACGGCGAGGTGATGGTCGGGAACTGCCACGACTTCCAGTGGTTCTTGACCCGCTTGCCCTTCTTGTTGACGAAGGTGTCACCGCGCTGTCCGAGCATATAAAGCTCGTAGAGCAGATTGAACGCCTTCGGCGTGCCGATGATCAGGGCGTGGCCGCCGGTGCTCGCCAGAGTCGGGCGCAACACCTTCTTCCACACGTCCTCACGCATGTCCTGAAACTCGTCCAGCACCAAATAGTGCAGACCGACGCCGCGCAGGGTGTCAGGCTTATCAGCGCCGCGCAGTGAGATCATCGTCCCGTTGCGCAGCGTGATATCCAAGCTGGTCTCGTTGAGCTTTTTAATCCACTTCCTCGGGATCGCCTCCAGCAACTCGGTCCACATGATCTGTTTGGCCATCCGGTAGGTCGGCGCGACATACCAGATTTTCCGCTTCTTGATCTTCGCGGCCTTGATGATCGCTGTCTTGGCGCACTGGGTCTTTCCCCAGCGCCGGCCAGCGACCACCACCTTGAAGCGGGCGTCATGAAGCAGAACCTCGACCTGACCGCGGTGCAGGCGCAGAGTTGGCCGGTCGGTCAGGCTGGTGCTGGAGTCAAGCTCAGCCCTGATCGTCATCCAACAGCTCCTCGATCTCCTCGAAAACCACGTCCGGGAGTTCGTCCATCTCGTCGAAATCGTCCTCGTCGGAGGACTGAAGCTGATGGATCTCGTCAGCGGTCAGTTCGCGGATCAACAGATCCGGCAGATCGTCGGGAGCCATCTCTTCACGATCCAGACCCAGCAGCTCGAAACGCTCTCTGCGACCCGAGGCAATGACGTTCATCGCCTTTTCGAGCGCCTGGAGGTTGCCCTTGATGACGCCAAATGGCGTCTTGTCGCGAGCGGCCTTGACGATCTCAGCCATCGTCGCCTTCTGGATCTGCTCAATCCAGGCGTAGCAGTCTTCCTTGGTTGCCTTCTTCCTGGCGGCCAGCTTCAGCGCTTCCTCGGCCGCGGCTGCTGCGGTCTCATCAAGGATCTGCTGCTGCACTTTCTCGGCAACCTGACCAGCTTTCGCCCCACGCTCGACGCCGGCGGTCTTGAAGCGCCGATACATCGTCGAGCGATCAACGCCGAATTTTTCCGCCAGCTCATCAAGGGTGAGATTTCCGATTTCCCAAAGCGTCTGAGCTTCGGCCCACTGCTCCGGGGTCAGCTTTTTGGGAACCCTTCTTTCCTCACTCATTCGTCACACCCAGAAAAAAGGGCGCCCCGAGGGGCGCCCGACGGAACGGAACGGAGGGACCAGTCAGAAAGGTCGTCCCACATGAGCCAACATGATCACCCATTCCGGGGTTGCGTGTCAAGTCAAAGCTGACTTTATGAATGGGACTGTCCTTCGTTTCCCGGAGGGTGTCCTCAGCGGCGCTCGTGGGCGAAAAAATTTATGTTAAACAAGGGAAAAGTAATAAATATATTATATATAATAGGTTATATAAACCTCTTCTCCCGTAGCTTACACAGCTATTTTACTCATAATTTTTTCGCGCGCAAGCAAAAAGTCAGCGTTGAATGGACAGCGCCGACTCACGTCCCCGGAATGCCCTCACCCATCAACCTGTAAGCCAGCAGCGTAGGGGCCAGAACTCTGCGTGCTCGTCCCCGGCGCACCTCCCTCGGTCTCTTCTCGATTAGACCATGCTTGATCAGCGCCCGGATCGAGAACTGAAGACTCTGTTTGGTGGTCGTGTATGGCAGCAGCTTCAGCAGTTCGTCCAGATCCACAAAGTCGCCTTCGGCATTGCCGCGCATGATCGCCCTAATGATGGCGATCTGCTTTTGCGACATCATTAGGGTGCCGCTCATGCGGCGACCCCAACAATGACGGCGGCCCATGCGATCTTCGTGACGATGTGGATCGTCTGGTCGATGTGAAATGCGCGATCCCCGGCGCCAAACCACCCCTCGGTCTTGGCAAAATCAGTCAGGGCGTGAGCCCCCGTTTCCGCTAGGATCAGACCAAGAACCGCACACTCACTCAGTCCGAACGAGGTTCCGATTACGGCGGCGAGCGCGACGATGCCGCCGTGGGCGAAAGAGTGGCTCGACAGCACCCAGGGCCACCAGGTCACACCCGACGATCGAGCCTTGAACTTGGCGACGAATTCGTTTTGCAGAGCAAAATCCGCCACGAAGTGAGCAATGATCAGCAAGGAAAGGATCAGCAGAAAAAAAACCATTTCAACTCCAGTGCCGGTAAACACCGGCGATGATGACCAAGCACGTCACCAGTTCGAGGACGTGCTTGAGGCGAATGAAGCCGTCCCAGGTGATAAGGAAGCTTGCGTTCCAGCCCGGCTCTAATCCGACCAAATGATCAAACTGCCGATCGTATTCGTCGGGATTACCTTCGATCTTTGAGCGAACACATTTGTCGGTCATGCCGATACCGACCCATTCGGTATCATTCGCGTCGAGCGCCGCTAATCGACTCATGACAGCTTGTCCAGATCGAGCGGTTGATCGGGCGCCTGGTTGTCGAATGCGGTCAGCGGCAGCCTGGTTGGCAGATCGGCGCGCTTCCAATCCGGGCTCTGGTAGACGCCGTAGAGTGGCGCCCCCAGGACCATCTGTTGGAGGTTCTTGATCAGCTTGGTGTCCGGGATACGGCCAGCGTGATGGTCCTTCTTCTGGCCGCGGGCGCCGGTCTTCTCCAGCGCGGAGTGCTTGAAATAGAACTCGCGCATTTGGTCGATCGTCCACTCGCGCAGCTCGGGCGTCATGGACGCCAATTCCTGCTTGATAGCCTCGTAATCGGCCGGATTGCAGCGTAAGACGCGACGGAAGAACTTAATGCCCACGTCGAACTTGTTACTGTCCATCGGCTTGACGAAGCGAAACCCGGCCCGATGGGCAAAGAAGTTGAACTTGCTCATGGAGGACTGGATCTCCATGAGCTTGCAGCCTTCCATCCGAGAGATGAGGTTCTGAGCCCGGTAGCCGACGCCGATGCCGCGATACATCGTGTCCACGACGAAGCGAGCAATTACCCGGACATTGCCGTTAAGCCAAGTCAGTCGGTGGACGTTGGTGATCTTGGTGTCGTGCCCAGGCTTCAGCCGCGGGAACAGCGCGTGGCGTTCCTTCAGCAGCGGCTTGGGCGCGGCCGATACCAGCACGCCGATGGTCTCGCCGCGCAGCACGATCCGCCAGAAGCGAATGGCGGCCGGCAGCCCACCCTCGGATTTGTAGTGGAGGTCGGCGTAGAGGTTCCAGTCGTCCTTGGTGCCGCGTTCGACATACATCTCATTCAGCAGCGGGAAGGCGGGGCGCGGGTTTTCCCGGCGTTCGATCATCACGTCGTTCACGACCACGCCCCCCGATCCCAAAAGATGCGCTCGGCCGGTGTCATGCGTTCAAGGAAGACGCCCCGACAGAAGCCCGAAAACGCGCCCAGGAACAGCGCAATCGCAATCGGGGGCATCAGGAGTGCCCCCTTCCCCTTCCCGCCCCCAGGGGGCGAAAAAATCGAGGTTCTCATGCGGTCTCCTTGCCGGCGTGGCGCCGGCGCATGAAGTCGAAAATGAAGATGGCGGCACAGATGCCCAGCGAGCCGGCCGAGCCCGAGACGAGCAGCGTCGTCAGCGGATCGCCGATGACCGAGATCCGAACAAAGCAGAGCTGGGTGCCGGCAATACCGAAACTGGTGATCGCGGCTGCCAAATAACGGCTGTGCTGGACGTTCTTGCTCTGGCTGCCCAACAGGAAGACGCTGACGAAGCTGGTCAGCCAGAGCATCCCGTAGGTGAATATCTGGTCCATCAGAAGTCACCGTGCGGCAAGAACCACCATGTTACGGCCATGACGATTGCGGCGAGGAAGAGTGCGATGTTCATCACTGCTTCTCCTCGCCGCAGATTGGGCACAGTCCGGCGTCGGACTCGGAAGCCCGAATGTCCACCCGATCGTGGAACCGCTTGGTGATCACCAAGTTCGGCCCAAGCTCCTCGTCAAGGTCGGTATGGGTGGTTGCCACAATCAGGGTCTTGCCGAGTTGGCGGGCGAGCTTCTGCATGTTGAAGGCGACCACCTTGGCGGTGACGCGATCCAGCACGGCGCCGAATTCGTCGGCTACCCAGACCTCGGCATTGGACTCGATCAGCTTGGCCAGCCGCAGACGGTAGCGTTGTCCATCGGACAACTCCGACGGCGTGCGGATCACCAGATAGGCGTCGTTGATGCCGGCCTTGGAAAGGGTCTGGAGCGCTTCGGTCATGTTGGTGCCCACCTGGTCAACCAGGGGCTCCTCCTTCAGCTCCACCTCGTCGATGTTGCGCACATTGAGCCCGTCGGCTTTCATCGCCGCCTGAAGCTCGCGCAGTAGAAGCGACTTACCCGACCCCGACTGCCCGGTGATGTAGACGACATCGCCCGGTCGCACCTCGATCTCGAGGTTGTCGTAGATCACAAACTGGCGATCAGAGAGACCGATCCCGAACGCTTCGCCCACTTCCAGCACGCGATCAGTGCGCTGGACCGAGGATGAAAAAGCCTTATTGATCACATACTTGGTCATTCTTCGCCCTCCTCGGCGAACTCGTCGTTGATGCCGAGGACTTCATCAAGAGCCTCCTCGGCGAGCCATGTCTTGAGGACCTCGAGTTGACCAATGACTGCGTGGCGATCGCTATCCATGCTGGGAGTGCGGAACCAGTCATAGCGGTTGCCGACGGCGGTCTTTTCCATGACCACCGTCAAAACGCCGACCACCTCGCCGGACTTCGCGCGCTCCAGCAGCTCCTCGAGGATTTCGACGGTTTCCGCGTCGGGCGTTCCGGCGCCGTCTTCGATCGACGCCGATACGAACGCTTCGGCCGGCTTGATCAGACGGTCGCGAAAGTCGATGATCATCGGGCCGATTTCGGCCGCTTCGTCACCTTCTTCGTCCGGCAGACCGGCGAGTCTCCGACGTAGGATTGTTGGCCAATCGCGGCCGCCCGAGCTTCCCATCAGGCCGCCTCCTGAAGACCCTCGACGAAGTGCAGCAGGGCGTCGGCGCCCTTCAGGCCGGTCTCGGCTTCGAGCTGGGCCATGAAGCGGGCAATGACGCTCTCTTTGGCGCCGGGGACGTGCTTGAACCCGAACGCTTGCGCCAGAGGGATCGGCCGCTCGTCTGTCGCCTTGAACGCTTTCTCGTGCTCGGCCTTCTGGGTCTCGATCGCCTCGGTGATGTCTTCGACCAGGGCCTCCCCGTTCATTTCGGCGAGGTCTTCGATCAGGAAGGACAACTCCTTCTCGTTGAACCCGATCGCCGACAGATCGAAGTCGGCGAGATGCAGATCCGACAGGTCGAGCTGAAGGAGATTGGTGTCGTAGTCGGTGCTGCTGACCTTGTTGTCGGCGAGGCGCAAAGCGATCACCTGGTCGTCGGTGAGGTCGTCACGGACCAGCACCGGAACCTTCTTCAAACCCAGCTTGAGAGCTGCCAGCCGGCGGCCGTGACCGGCGATAATCACGCCGTTCTTGTCCACCACGATCGGTGCGGTCCACCCGAGGCTCTGGATTGCTTTGGCCAGCGTCTCGACCTGCTCATCCGAGTGCTTCTTAGCGTTGCGCTCGTAGGGGGTCAGCCGGTCGATTTCCCAAATCTGGGGTGCCAGCTTGTGCTCTGCTCTACTCGTCATAGTCGCCTCCCCAGGTAAGCTCTTCGTCAATCGAACCGCGGGTATCGCGCGGCTCGAATTCTTCGCCGCAGGCGCACCGGCGGCAGATCGCGGACTTGACCCGGAAGTTCTGGCAGTCCGCGCAGCCGGTGAACTTCTCGTCACGAACCTTTGACATCAGTCAACCCTGACTTTACGAATTGCGCAGAAGGAACACCAAAGCGTCCCCGGCGTTTGTGAGAGCGTCGCTCTCGGTAAAACCCTGTTCACGCATGGTCTTCTCGATCAGTTCTGAAATTCGTTCGGCGTCTTCAAGCGGAACCTTGAAGCGCTGAATAGTGTGAGTCTTCGGCATCTTCAAGGAAGGTTCTTTCGTCGGATCTTCTTCTTCGCCGAAAGTTTCGAGATCGTCCAACACTATACTGGAACTGGAGAAGATCGCGGACAGCTCGGTGTCACTGTAGGGAAGGAATTCCGCGAGATCCTCGGCCGATCCAAGTTCGGACAGCAAGTCTGCCAGGGCCAGCGTGTCGTCTGCGCCGTAGCGTCCGTTGTCCACCAACCCGATCTCCTTGGCCTTGTGATCGTCGATCGGGCCGAGGTTGACAACCGGAATGGTCGGCAGGCGCAGACGAATAGCCGCTTCGTTGCGGTGTTCGCCACCGAGGATCTCCAGGGAGCCATCGGGCAGCTCGCGAACGACCACGGGCTTGAACATGCCGAACCGACGGATCGACTCGTCCAGTTTCGCCTCATTGTCGGGCGACATGATGTTGGTGTTCCAGGGGTTCGGCTTCAACAGCCGGGGGTCGAGATCAAGCTGTTTCATAGGTATTGCCATTAAGTCAACGCTGACTTAAACTCTAATTCGCCTATTCGCGAATGGCAAGGGAAAAGGACGTGGCCGTTATTCAGATCGCAGCCAACGCCATTGTGGCGAAACTGTTCAACGCCGACAGGGATGTGAAGCTCTGTATCTCGGAGCTTCTGTCTTATAAGGTTGACGGTTACGAATACACCGATGCCTATAAGTCGAAAGGCTGGGACGGTCGGTCGAGCTTCTTCGACATGCGATCGGGGACCTTCCCCGCTGGCTTTTTTCACAAGGTCCATTCTGAGCTGATCAGGCTCGGGCATCGTGTTCAGTTGGTGAAAAAGCCCCTGCCCGCCCCTCTCGGTCCCGAGAACCCGATTGTTGATGGGTTCGGCAACGACGATCCGCGCTACGACTACCAGATGGAGACGGTGCGCCGACTGTTGAAGCTGGGGCAGATGGTTGCTCAGGTGGCCACCGGCGGCGGCAAGTCGAAGATCGCCAAGCTCGCCGTGGCGCGCATTCGGCGACCAACCCTGTTCCTGACCACCAGGTCGGTGCTGATGTATCAGATGGCCGACGGCTTCAGGGAGGCCGGCTTCGTGCCTGGCATCCTGGGCGACAGCCAGTGGGAGCCGAAGAAGGGCGTCAACTGCGGCATGGTGCAGACCTTGGCGGCCAAGCTGAAAGAGCCTGACCCCTTCGATCCGCCGGAGAAACAGGCTCGGCAGGCGGCTGTTCGTGCCAAAACCATTAAGTTCCTTGAGTATTTCGAGTTCTTGATCCTCGAGGAGGCCCACGAGGTAGGCTCGGACTCGTTCTATCAGGTCGCTCGACATTGCAAGAACGCCTACTACCGTCTTGCGCTGACCGCGACGCCGTTCATGCGCCAGGACGAAGAGTCAAATGCGCGCTTGATGGCCTGCATCGGGTCAATCGGGATCAAGATCACCGAGAAGATGCTGATCGAGCGCGGCATTCTGGCCAAGCCGTTCTTCAAGTATGTCTCTTCGAAGTGCCCGGAGAAGCTAAAGCGCGGCAGCTCCTACCAGCGCGCTGTCAATCTCGGGATCATCGAGAACCAGCATCGCAACGCCGACATCGTGTTCGAGGCGGTGCGGGCCGCGAGCTATGGGCTCCCGGTGATGATCCTGGTTGGTCGGAAGGATCACGGCCGGCTGCTGAAGGACCGACTGATCGCCGCCGGCCTTCGAGTGGAGTTCATCTTCGGTGAGTCCGATCGGGACAAGCGTCGGACCACGCTGAAGAAGCTGGGCGACGGGCGGATCGACGTGGTGATCGGCTCGACCATTCTTGACGTGGGCGTAGACGTGCCTGCGGTCGGCATGGTGATCCTCGCCGGCGGCGGCAAGGCTGAGATTGCTCTGCGTCAGCGCATTGGTCGCGGCTTGCGCGCTAAAAAGTTTGGCCCCAACGTCGCTTTCATCGTGGACTTCTCGGATGAGCACAATAGCCACTTGAAGAAGCACGCGCTCACTCGGCGGGCGATCGTGGAGGACACGCCGGGCTTCGTCGAAAACATTCTCCCGCGTTCGGTCGATTTCGATTTCGAGGGTTTGGGCTTTGAGGCTCGAAAGAAAGCCGCTTGATCTCTGCATGGCGTGTGTATAATGGGGACAGAAGAACCATCTTGTGAAAGATATGCAATGGCTGTTAATGACTACCCTCGCAAGACCTCTATGGGACTCACGCTTGAAGCGAGCGAGAAGTTGCAGGCGGCGACCAAGCGTCTTGGTGTGGATCAGAACCGGGTCGTTTGTCTGCTTGCCGAGCATTATCTCAACGATGACACCTTTCCGCATCTCGAAAGGTTGGCTGAACCGTTCATCAGCCCGCGCAAGGGCAAGGCGAAGATGTCGGCCATCAAGAAACTCATCGGCGACATGACTCCCGAGCAGAAGGCTGAGCTGATCAAGGCATTGCAGGGGTAGATCATGAAGAAGACCTGCGAGACGTGCCTGTTGGCACACCTGCACGACTATGATGGCGAGCCCGTGGCCCGGCGCTTGGCGCTGGAAAGCGAGAATGCCAAATTGCGGTCGCAGGTCGAAACCCTGGCGAGGGCGCTGCGACGCCAGCAGATGATTAATGCCGGCGTCCCGGCGGCGCCGGCTCGCGTTCTCCATTGAGGTGCCACATGAAGCGCTGGCTCGTCGAGCTGATCACCAACACCCTGTCGGTCATCTATTCTAAGCTGGGCACAACCCTGGTCGTGCTTGGTCCGCGCGACTCCGCGGTGTTGATTACGGAAACGGGTGAGGTCTCCTGCATGTTAGCGTCCGAGCAAACGGAGGGGTCAAACAGCAGTCGCGGCTGGGCCATCATGCTGACCTGGGCTTTTACCCCCGAGGGCGAAGGCGCGCTTGATGAATTGTATCAGCGTTTCACGGAGCGTTTCGCGCTCGACGCGGAGCCTCTTGACAGCGATGAAAAATAAAGTCAAGGTTGATTTAACGTCGCATCAAGCGAGAGATAGACATGACGATCCCTTACATCGCCCTCTGCGGCTGGCCCAAGTCGGGCAAGTCGGAGGTGGCCCAGATCCTCGAGGAGGAATTCGGCGCAATCACCGTTGACGATGGCAGGGCGCTTCGGGACGCCGGCATCGTTCTCTATGGCCTGACCGAGTGGCACGTCTCCACCCAGGAGGGGAAGGCGAGCTTCGTCGAGGTTTGCGGTCAGAAGGTGCAAGTGCGTCAGCTCCTCGGCGATCTGGGCCAGATGCTCGAGGATCGCTATGGTGAGCAGGTGGTTCCTGAGATGGCACTGCGTCAGGTTAAGAAGATGCGTGAGCTGCGCTCGGACACTGACTTGTTCGTCTTCCCGAGTGTTCGGAAGACGCAGGGGCTCGCCTACAAGCGGGCCGGCGGCGTGGTGGTCGAGGTGGTGCGTTCGGGCGTGCAGCCCAGCCCCTATGCCTTCGATCGCTACGACGCCGGCTTGGTGGATTACAGCATCGTCAACCCGGCGCCACTGGTCGTTCCCCCTGAACAGGTCGAGCACTGGCGTCGGGAGTTGCGCCGGATCGTCACCACCTTCATCCCCCGGGTGCTGTGATGATCCGGTGCACCACCACAAGCCTCATCAAGCAGACCTTTATCCGCTTCGCCGGCGAGCGTGTTGGCCAGATGCCGATCTACAACGACGGCTGTGGCAAGGTTCGTGTCGCCGTGCCCTACGGCCCGCCGGTCGGCATGGATATTGAGGATCGAGCGTATCACGAAATCTACATGCGCGATGTGACCGCGCTCAGTGGCGAGCCCGAAGTCGAGCTGGAGAGCGTGCTCGACTTCGAGCGTCTATTCGACCATAGCGACTTCAGGCCGATCCAATCATGACCTCTGTGAAACTTCCCGAAACCGTTCAGCATGAATTCAACGATCTGCTCCTCGGCGACAAGCTGGGGAGCGGCTGCTACCGCGACGTTTACGAACTCGCCATCAACCCGCGTCTGGTGATGAAGATCGAGATCCGCGACAGTCGGCAGTTTTGCAACGTCTGCGAATGGGAGGTCTGGAACGAGTTGCGCGGCACTGAGTGGGAGAAGTTTCTTGCCCCCTGTCGCTGGATCAGCCATTCGGGCTCGGTGCTCATCCAGGAGCGCACCGAGCCGATCACCAAGTTGCCGACCCAGCTCCCCAGCTTCATGACCGACATCAAGCTCTCGAACCTGGGCAAGATCGGTCGGCGCGTGGTGGCGCACGACTATGCCTTCCATAAATTCTTCACACGCGGTCTGAAGGGCGTGAAGATGGCTCCGGTCCCGAGAGATTGACGTGTCAGATTGGTTGTGAGAAGGTATCTGGGTTCTCGCAAGCGCGAGATTGCGCCTTCGGGCGAGTATTGAAGCAAAAAGGCTTGGGCGAGCAGGCCGGACGGGGCGCCAGGAGGCGCCCTTTCCTTTTGATGGTGTCCGATGTAGGCTGTTCGAGAATTCGCATCGTAGCGAATTAGCGAACGGAGAAGGCCATGGCTACCATCATCGCCTGCGTCAGTCAAAAGGGTGGCGTCGGCAAATCCACGATCACCCGCCTGGTAGCCCGAGAGTTGGCTGCCAACGGCTTCAAGACTTTGATTGCCGATCTCGATCAGAAGCAAATGTCCTCGACCGAATGGGTTCGTCGGCGCAACGCCGCGGCTCAGGAGCCGACAATTGACGCTCAACCCGTGGCACGGCTCGATCGAGCGCCGGTGGCCGCCTATGAAGCGGTGGTGATCGACGGCAAGCCTCACAGCGATGCCGATACCAAGGAGGCCGCCAAGCTGGCTGATCTTGTGCTTCTGCCCACCGGCGACACCCTGGACGATCTCAAGCCGACAGTGCTGCTGGCGCACGAGCTGGTGAAGGCCGGCGTCGTAGGTCAACGGATCGCCTTCGTGCTCTGCCGCACGAAAAGTTCCGAGGCCCGACTGGCGACCACCAGGGACTATATCGCCCAGGCCGGCTACGAGTGCCTGCGCGGGGATCTTGCTGATCGCGCCGGCTATGCGGATGCTCAGGACAGCGGGCGGGCCGTCACCGAGACGAAGCACGCCTCGTTGAACCAGCGCGCCGACGAGGTAGCCCAGGCCATCGCCGATAAGCTGGCTGCGTTGCAGGAGGATTGAGGTGGCCAATTTCGGGAGAAAGAAGAGTCTGGGGGAGGCCCCGCCAGCGCCAACCGAGACGCTGAACAACGTCGAGAAGCCAGCGGGGAAGTGGAAGGATCTGAACTTCAAGGTCGATCCCGATTTCCAATATGAGTTCACCGTGCTGGCTGCCCAGCATCGCATCTCGCAGGTCGAGCTGCTGCGTCGGGCCTACGCCGCCTATGTTGAGAAGTTCGGAGGACCAAAGTTATGACCGAAAAGGAAGCGGCTGAGATCGAGGCTTTGATCGAGAGTCTATCAGCCGACAGCGACGTGGATCTCGAGCGTCAGGTGCGCCACGTCAAGGCGCTGGAGCGCCGCCGTCAGTTCCGCATAATCAAGGGTGGTCTGAATGGTCGAAAAGATCCTTGATCAAGTTGACATCGAGAAACTGCGATCTGTCTCTGAAGCGACCTACGTAGCCGGCGACTATCCCTGGGATCGCTGGCAGAAAATAGCCATCGAACTGGGGGTGAGCGAGAGACTGTCATGGGCTGGGCGCCAGCTCATGCGAGAATGGTATCAGCACATGTGGCCCGAAGAGCTGCGCACCGAATGCGGCTGGGAAGATAATGGCGTCGGCATGGTGACGCTTGCCATGACGAACCCAGAATTTGCCTTGGCGCGATGGCTACTGCTTTACGAGTCCGACGCCGGCAGAGCACCTGACGTGTTCTGGGCTGATGCTCGTCAGCTTTGGCGCGACACTGTCGGGACGCCGGTGCCTGGCTTTGACGAACCAGACATGGATGACGATGAAGGGCCTGAGCCTTCGCTATTTGCCTGGAGCTACGCCAGCGCCGGTAGGCGCAGGATCAGGACGCTTGGAGTAAGACAAGAGCGACGTCACAGACCAGTGTTCATCATGCCTCGCTATCTTCGGCGCTTGTGCGACGGGACCTATCGTGGCAGCAATTTTTCGCCGAAGTGGGTCAAAAAAATAGACGCTGCGATAGCCAAGCGGGCTTTACGCGGTTCGTCCGAAACGAACGTCATTGATCTGCGCTATAGTTGTCGTTACCCGAGAATTTCTCGATGGTTCAAGATTAGGTGGTGATTGACTGTTTTAAGGAGGAAACGTGAGAGGATCGCTGCTGATAGCCGCTCTGCTGGTGTTGAGCACCCCGGCTCTGGCCGAACTAAAGTCGCGCAACATCCCGCCTGACGAGGCGAAGATGTTGCAAACGAAGTGTCTGCTGCTGGCGCTCGATCGGGCACCGAAGGCGTTCAAGGCAACCGAAACGCTCTGGGCCAGCTCGGTTGAAACAGAAGGGCTGACCTCGGTCTCGATAATTCTAATGGGGAAGATTGTCGATCAGAAGGCTACCTATGACGCGATGTGCGAAGGCCCGAACGGCAAGATCAAGCTGACCCGGTTCGAGCTTCAGTGAACCGTTCCGCCGACGCCATAGGACAGCTCGAACGCCCGGCCCAGAGCCTCTATAAGGCTCTGGCTGCGGCGCAGCTCGGTCGGCAGCATCGAGATCGTGGCCACCATGGCGTTGGCCTCACGCTGGTTGTGCAGCTCCCTGCTCGCGAGATCGGCGGCCGCCCGCGGCAGCTCGTCGCGCGATAGCGCGACGAGTAGCTGGGGCATTTGCCACAGCTTCACCATTCGTCGGTCGATGCGGTAGAGCACCGCCAAGTGCTTTGGGGAGACTCCAGCCTCGTTCATCGTCAGCCTCCGGTTCTATCGTTCGTCAAGCTGGGAGAATGCGAGTTGGGGTCTGGGAGGTCAAGGGGTCTGCGCGCCTGTATAAGGATCGTCTGCGCGCCGGCGGGTCGGTTCTATAAGGTTGGTCGGTGGCGGGGTCGGCACACAGGCGGCATGGCCATGCCGGGCCGCGAAAATCTCTAAGACTTCTAATATACCCCTAGGTTGTGGGGCGAGTGATCGCCCCACACGTCCCGCGTGTGTCAAGTCCCTTTTTTGATCCGAAGCGCAACGGGTGACTTGCGCACCCTATATCCACCCGAATAGCTGCGAGCGAAGGCCCAGCAAAACCCGAGAACGTGTTTCATTTGTCTACCCCTTTGGGTTTGTTGTGTCCCTCTTTAAATACCCCTGCAACGAGTGACATTGCAAGCGGAATGTGAGGGACAGTGAAGAAAAGCGACACCCCGTGAAAGCCCGTTTTAAGCCCCTGTGGGGCGGGTTCCCCTTCCGGGGTGGGGTAGTAGCGGGGCGGGGTTTTCCCCCGCCCCAGCGCCCCTTATTTCTCGATGTTCAGGAAGAACTGAGACAGGGGGTGTTCCAGATTGATAACAATCGTCGCATCCCGCCCCGTCGCTTCCGCTTTCCCCTTCGCAACCCCGAGCGCGATCAAAGCGCGGCGGGTAAGCCCCGATTGACGGGACGCGGTTTCGACAGCGAGAGAGTGACGGAGAAGACCCGAAACGCGCTTTCCCTTGGGGGTGTATTTGTTGCTAACAGTGAAGCACTGAAGATCGCTTGTGAAGTATTCCCCGAGAGAAGCAAGAATAGAAGCATTGTGCATGAAGATATGAATATACTTCAGTTCTACGCTTCCCTTTTTCCCGTGCTTCCCGCTGTCGTCAATTTCCGCTTCGCTCAAGGGGATGGCATAGTTGACGGCACGGGAGAGCGCGAGGCACGCACGGTTAAGGGCTTTCTCGCAAAACTGTTGGCCGTCCACTTTCGCCTCATTGAACACAAGGGAAAGATCAACGCCCATCGCGCACAGAACGCGAAGGACTCCGGGGGCAACGAAGCGATCCCGATGCTTCGCGAGCTTCGCGGGAAGGGTCGTTCCCTTCGCGACTTCCCGCTCAATGCGGGCGTTGATAACGCTTTCAACATGGGCGCGCTTCGCTTCGATCTGTTCCGGGGTGACGAGCGCGAGGGCGTTAGCGAAATTTTCCATGATGTCTATCCCTTCGTTTGTTGCGTCGCTTTGTGCGTCGCTTGTGTCCCTCATAATAGCGTCCCGAATGTCCTACGCAACAGAAAAATCAATGCTGACTGATTTTTTTGGTCGTCCTTGAAAACAAGGGAAAATTTGGGTTTGTCCCTCCTCCCCCTCTTATAAAGGGGGTTGCGCTCGCGCTCTTTGAAAGCGAGGGCGCAAAAAAACGAAGGGACATAAAAAAGGGTATTGCGTCCCTCAAAAGACGGGGTTATAAAAGACCCATGAGCAACGGTTTCGAGGGACGCGAAATGAGACAGCGATGAAGAAAGCGACATAGCCCAAAGAGGCGAGCATCCCGGGGATACCCACCTCGGGAAGTGACGGGAGGGGACAGAAGCCCCGAACGCGGGGAGGGGACGAAAAAGCCCCCGCGTTCAACCCGAGACGGGGATCGAACGGGGAAGTCTGGCTCGGCGGCGGCGCCGCCAGGACATCCCAGGTCAGGCGTGAGCCGTATCCTTATGGCGGCGCCATAGGATCGCCTGTCTGAGTCCGTGCCGTATCCTTATGGCGCCGCCACGGCTCACCTGGCGACGAGCCCCGCCGTATCCAACAGGCGGCACCGAGGCGACACCTCCAGACGACCATGGCTAATTCGCGAATTGACGAAGCGGGGAGAGGCGAACGCCCCTCCCCTGGCTTGATCAGATGGCGTCGAACACCGGCGGGTCGATCAGATCGGAGCTGCTGAGATCGGGGACAAACAAGCCATCGACAGCACTAAGAGCCATGCATTTGCTCAAGAAGCGTCGAGCGTGACGCTTCTGGCGCTTCTTGACCTTCATCTTGCGCTCGGCCTCCAAAGCCCAGGCGTCGGCGAGTTCAGCGTCACGGCGAAAAGTCTTGCCCATGGGTGTCCATCCCTTGTTGCGTTCTCCCGAGGGGCTATTCCCTCGGGACAAGATCATCTTCGCCCAGAACCGAAGGCTGCTCGCGCGGCGGGCGGGAGGCGGATTTCCGGGTGGTTGGGTGGTGGATTGATGGCGGCCTGGAGTCTGTGGACGGCCGAGGTTCTGTGGACGGCCGGAGTCCGGTCAACGGGTGGCCTGGCCGCGGGCAACGTGACCGCCTTGGCCTGGAAGACCCAGACCCCAACGCCACGGCACCGCCGGCCTGGGAACCAGGTGCCGCCGTGGTCAGGCCGGGACGGGTCGAGTAACCTGACCCTGTTGGACCGTATTCGCGAAATCGCGATTTAAAGCCCGTAGAACGGGGAAAGCCCCGTGGGGCGGGAGACATACCCCACGGGGCAAAAAGGGCGCTCAGTGCCCCGGAAATCGCGTTCTAAGCTGCTGGTTTAATCTGGGCTTTGAGCGTCACCCCAAGCGCACGCATCAACCCAAGAGTGGTTGCCAGAAGCGGGGCGCTTTCGCCGTCGCCGCTGAGAGCCATGTTTCGCGCTCGAGCCACGATGCTCAAGGCGTTGGCGACGACGTTGGCGTCACCGCTGGCCAGCGCTTCGTTCAGGAGATCGGTCTGGTCTTCCGGGTCGGTCAGGTATTCCGCCGCGTCGAAGGGGAATGTGTTCAGAGCCATGATGATCTCTCCAATTCCGCAGCCATTTCTTTCGCCTTGCGAATGTCGCGCACTTGGCTCCCCTTGTCGCCGCCGCACAGCAGGACAATCAACACCGAGCCTCGGCGAACGAAATAGAGGCGATAGCCGGGGCCGTAGTCGATGCGAAGCTCGCCGATGCCGTCGAAAAACTTGGCATCGCCCAGCAAGCCGGACTGAACGATGGCGATCCTTTTGGCGATACGACTTCGAGCGCGCTCATCGTTCAGTTTGGCCAGCCAATCGCGGAACGTGGCCGTCTGACGGATCTCGATCATTCGTAATTATGGGTGGCAGGCTTGCGGAGTCAAGACTGACCGCCCTGCCACCCGCTTGGCAGCCCACTCGTCCCCGTGAATGGCGCACTTCAGCTTGAAACGCTGCTCGCCGTCGAGACCCGACTTGCCGGTGGCAATCTTCTGCACGGGACGCCCCTGGAGTTGGGCGGCGATCAGGTCGCGTTCTTGCTGCTTCGTCATGGGGGCACCCTTTCATGTGCGTTGTTCGATGCACTCATCATCCCCATCCCCAGTAGGCTGTTCTCGTGGCGGTTCGACGGCAGATTTCGACCCCGGCGCAGTTCGCCATGGTCACGAATTCGCGAATGCGCTATATCTCCCCCATGCAATGACGCCGTGGCGGCATCTCCCACCCCCGCATCCCGCCGCCACGGTGTCGCTTTGCCACCCAGTCACGAGGCTGAACCTCGGTGACGCCACCCGATCGACAGGTCTCGCCTTGGCGGCGCCTCTTTCCCGCCGCCAAGGCAACGCCACGGATCAGCCATAGGCGGCCCGTGCCGTATCCTTCTGGCGGCACCATGGATCAGCCATAGGCAGCGCCAGCCGTATCCTAGAGGCGACCCGATCGTATTCTGACCACGGCGAAACCTCCCTGCCCTTCCGGCGCTACCACGCACGGCTCTTCCCAAAAAAACGCCCCAGACGCCACTGGGACGCCTGGGGCAGTTGGTCGGCAGGGATAGACGCCGAAGTTTGTTCTCGATCCTTTTTGGCGCTCAGGCGGCCTGGGAAATCAAATCGCTGACCCGGAGGGTGGTCAGCTCCATCTTAATCTCGTGCTGAAGCACCTGGATCGCCGCCACCATGCTGCGCAAGCGGGCGATCTCAGTCCACCCGGCGCCGGCGTCGCTCATGATGGTCCAGGTATTGAAGCGCGGGTGGTAATGCAGGGAGAACTTGGTCGTGTTCACGTTGGCTTCCACGATGGTCACGATCTCGCTCATTGCTGGGGTTCCTTCCCGTGTGATCCCAATGAAGAGATCATGCCCCGGGAAGGGACGGTCACTCGGTTGGCGGATTAGCGAATTCACGAGGCAGTTCTTGATCGCGGCCTGGATTGCATCGACCCTTATATTAACCACGGCCCCGTGCGAATGACCTCGGCCTGGCCAAGGATGCGAAGACCGCGGCGACCTGCGGTTTAGAGAGGGTCGGCCGTGGCTCTGGGAACCTTCCGGCCTGGTGTAAGGGAAAATTCGGGAGACGGAGGGCAGAGCTTGCCGGGGCGAAATCACCTCCTTTCCCCCTTACACAAAAACACCACCCTCCTCTCTTACCTCAAACACCGTCTTGTTCACCTACGTCGTCTTTCCGCCCTCCCTTTTACAGGTTCACGGAGTTAATCCAATGGTCGTTTTAGGGGGAGACGAATTGCAAGCGCTATCAGACGGATGTCAATGTCGGCTAGGCCATTTGCTGGTTCTTTCATTCACAATGTTGTCAAACCATCCACAAAGCTGATAGCCCTGAGTGGCGGAAATCATTCGGGGCGTTATGTCCCGCTCGTCATTGCTCATTTGTGATTTTTGCGCTTACGTTGGCTGATGGTGCGTATCTGCCTTGGTAGAGCGCGCCGCTCATAAGCAAAGGAGTTGAAATGCACACTGTTTCGGAGGTTCACTTTTCACAAATGCGCAGCTTGGCCATCAGGCGCGCCATTCACTGCGTCGGAGATGTGCTCCGGGAGCACAATGTGATTACCGATCTTTCGGTGGATGACCTCAACGCGCACAACGGCGATTTCCAAGACGAATTTGCTTGGCTTATCACCGATTTGATGATGGCGGGATACGGAGTGGTGACGGAGTAGAGGTAAGCCCTTCGACAGGACCCACCTCTACTCACTTCACGGCGGGCGCGTGCTACCTTGGCCGGGGCCGCGCCCGCCTCATTCAAAACACGTCATCGGCGCAGGGTCAAGCCGACGCTAATCCTCATTGGCGTTGTGGGGATCGGCGTGCCTAAATTTATCAACTCTTAGGTCATTCACGATCAACCCGTCTTTAATCAAGACGCCGATATACCAGTCCGCTTCATGTGAAACCATTAGCATGGTTTTGGAACCTAGATGGCTCTGACCTTTGTTCGTATTGGCAACAAAGACAGTGTCGCCATCCAAATCATGAATGGGATTGATATCTCCGATTAACGTGGCGACAGACACGGTGTGAACGATCACGTCCGCGATCCCAGAGTTCGATGGGCCGGGATATGACCATCCCATTTCGCATGAATTATTCATGTCTCTTCCCTCTCACCCGCATGACCCTACAAGCCAGTGGTGAACCAGAAGCCTTGTCCCCAGCCGATGCTGATCCAGGTGCGATATCCATCCCCGTAGGACGCCTTGGTAAAGCTGAAGAGCCAGCCGGCGATCAGCTTGTAGCCGGGGATCTGGTCATCCTTGGTGAACTGGATGATGGCGCGGTTCTTGATATCGTAGCCGATGGTCCAGCCATTCTTCAGCTTGTGCCGCATGAAGCCTTTTCCCTTTAGCATTGGCACACTCCTGGTTCTTCTATCTACGCCTCATGCCGGCAGATCCGTCATCTCACGTAGGGCTTGATGTCGGCGATCGCCGAGCCAGCTCTCCAGCATTGTCCATTCCAGGGTGGCCCTGAAGACCTCATCGGGATCGAAGTCGCTGGCGCTCCGAACCATCCGGCTGATCTTGTTCAGCCAGAGCCAATGATGGCGCTGGGTGATGTCTTCGTAGGTGGCCTTACGACATGATTTTGCGCGCACGCTATAGCAGAGGGTCAGCAGCGGGCCGATGTAGAAGATGACCTCCGGGCCTCGGCTCCAATCGTCATCGTCATAGATGCCGATCATCCCCTTCAGCTTGCCCCTGGTCACGATGATGAGATCGCCGTATTCCATATTGGATCGCTCCCATTGTTTTGATGGGGTCAGTCTATCGGAGCTTTGGTTGTTGTTCGGTTGGCACTTAGGGTCAGGACTCATAACCAGTAACTGACGGTTGCGGCAATGCAGACCGCCGCCATGAAGTTTTTGGCGATGTCGGTCGGCTCTGTCACCACGTCCCCCAATGCTCATTGACCGCGGCGGTCGTTTCTTTCCTGGGCCAGTTCTTGACCTCGATGCCGGCGCTCTCCAGGGACCGTCTGATCGCCATTGCTCGATCATGGTCGCTCATGCGAGCCAGCTCACCGAGGGTTGGCTCCCCTGGTTTCATAAACGCATTGATCAGTGTTTTGGTGGTTTGGTATTCACTGAGATTGGTCATCACCAGCTTCCCCAGAGCGGATTGATCGCCCTGCGCTGGGACTCGGCGCCAGTGTCGAGACGCAGGGCGCGACCAACGGCGATCTTGTTGAGCGTGTCTTCCTGGAGGGTTTGCAGCAGCCAGTCTTCTCCCATATTCGTGACCATGTAGCGATCGTGAGAAGTCACGATAATCCACCTCATACGCCGGGCTGTGTTGAGAGCCTTTCGCTCGGAGGCGTTCAGTATGGGCGCTATTTTGGTCGCCAGCTCCCCGTCCAGGCGATAAAGCAGCTCGCCAATAACGCTATGTTCGATGCCATTGACGTGGCTACGATCATGTTCCGCCATCCACTCCCTGCCCCGGGCGGTGATCGTCATAATCTCTTTGCCTTCGGGACCTTCGGTGTCCACAAGACCGTCCAGTTCGGCGCGAGCGAGCGCGGCGTTGAGCTGAGCCAGCAGCTTCGCGTCGCCGACATCCTGGATTTCCAAGCCGAAGATGCCGATCTTCACGCCGGACTCGATCAAGCCGAGGACTTTTCGCACGCCGGCTGGGGACGCGCCTTTGGTTTTCCCTCCCATGACGGCGCTCATGGCGCGACTCGCTCACGAGCTTGGAACAGCAGACCGGCGCAACGCTCAACCACCTCATGGGAGCAACTATGCTCATCCTGGCAGCCGACGCAGAAGGTTTTCCCTCCCTGCGCCGCGATCAGGTGGGCCTTGAAGAAGTTCACCCTGGTCTTGAAACCGAGGTTGTCGAGATCCTTCGGGTGAACTGCCCACATCTGGAAGGCGCGCTCGTCCAGGGTCATGACTTCGTCCGGGTGCTTGATCTCATGCCCGGCAGCGTTCGAGGTTCTCATGGGCTTTCCCCGTTGTTGATGAGACCAGTTTACGGAGATACTTGCGGCTGCGCGGGCGGTAGATCGAAGGCGAACTCGCCGGTGGCTTCTGCTATTTCCTGGGCCTCGGCCAGATCGCTCGATGTCTTGATAAACCGCTCCACGGCGAGTCCGTAATAAGCGGCCTGTTCGGCGATCCTGCGGTCGAGCCACGTCAGATCATTCATCGCCATGTCAGACGCCCTCCCCGTCCGTAGTCAAAGGTTCCAGCTCTTCGCTGGCGAACAACGGCTTCTTGTCCATGCCTTCGCCCCAGGTCGCGGTGATCTTGTCCACTTCGGCGGTCAACCACGCATCATAGGCGGCATGATCCCACAAGCCGCCTGCCATGAAGGCGTCGGGATTTACCTTTCCGAACTCCCCGACCTTCTCACGGTTCCACAACATGAAGCCGCACATCGAGCCGCCGGGCCAGTCGAGGTGATCCTGCGCTACTTGTTCTTCAGGCGTTCGACCGTGAGCCCTGGCGTAATTTGCATAGCGCGGGTTGTATGCCAACTCTGTCATAGCTCAATTCCTCTCGTTATTCCTGATCCAGATTACGAGAACGGGAGAGGCGTCACGGTCGGCAGGGACATCATGCTTTGCCACTCAGGGATGGCGTCAGGGTCATAATTCGCCGCGGCAGTCGTGATCAGGTCAACAATCTCTTGGTGATCACCGGCCGCCAGAATATTGCCGTCGAAGGGGACGAAAGCGCCTTGGCCCAACCGGAACCACCAGCGATGATCGCCGGTGGTGGGGTCGGCGAACCAAGCAAGCTGGGCACCGATGTCGGTCAGCGTCTCCTGAACGAAATCAACCAGCCTCAAGACGCTCTCCCTTCGTTGGCATATTCGCCGATCACGGCTGAAGCTCCCTCATTCGGATTTCATGCATCTTCATCCCCTCGTCGAGCATTGACCGGGTGAAGTCGCCGATCGGCGTATAGGTGGTCGGCACCCAATTCGGGCCGTAGCAGCACGGCCCCTCCAAGATGGTGAAGTTGCCAGTCCCATCGTCTTTGGCGTCGATCAAATGCGGATGCCATTTGCGGCCGCATTTCTGGCAGGCGATCTTGTCAGCCATTGCCGCTCTCCTTGATCAGCTCGTTGACCCGGCCGGTCCAGCCGCAGTCACAAGTGGCCCGACTGGCGTCATTCCATTCGTGATTGCCCTGGCGCGACAGGTCAGCGGCGGTGCCAACGCGGGTAAGCCGGACCCATACCTGAGCGCAGATGTCGATCTGGCCAGAGCTGCCGCATTTGGGGCAGTGGCATCCGAAGGCATTCACGGTTCAATACTCCGACGGCAGCATGATGGTGGTCATCGTCACCCGGTCATTGGCGTCGCGATCAGCCACGACCATGTAGAACTTCCATTCGCCTTCGGGGGCGTCAGTCAGGGAGATGTTCTTGGTGTGCAGCACGTTGTCGTTGCCATCATCGGAGATGAGAACGGCCTTGGAGCCGGTGACGTTCAGCCGCACGACGATAAATTCCTCGACCTTGCGGATTTCGTTCAACTCGGTCGCCAGAATGTCGAGGAGCCAGAATGCACCGGCCCTCTCGGCGAAGAACTTCACCCCGTCGGTGAAGAGGATTTGCTGGTTCATGGGGTGGCGATAGAAGCGCTCAGCGCCATTGAATTGCGCCAGTTCGTTCTTGAACTGGCCGATCTCTGTCTTGTCCATGTGACCTCCGTTTCATTAGCGAATGGGCTTATTCGCTAATGAAAGAATGACCCAGTCCCGAGTGGCTCGTCGAGAGGCGGATCGTCACCAGCTTTTCCAATCCGGGTTCAACGCTGATCCTGGGCGTCTCTTGACTGGAACGATCTCGGCTGCGGCGCCGCTCGTCAACGGCATGGTGTCAAGCTGCACTCGCTCCCAGAAGGGCACCTTGGCGGACAAAACGTCCGCCAAGGTGTCGAGCTTCAATGCCCTGATGGCCATCAGGCCGCCTGCTTCTGCTCGGGTTGATCGGTATCGCTCAGATCGTAGGCGCCGGCCGTCTGGAACTGACGCATAACCGCGGTCATGGCGTTACTCATTAAGGCAGCGTTGATGGCGGCAGGGAGCAACGGGTTGAACGCCTTTGCACAGGCGTCGATCATGGCGTCGGCAACGGCCGGGTTGACGTCGCTGTCCTTCGCCTTCTGGCGCATCCGCTCGCGAAACTGATCATGGTCTTCCATAGTGCCTCCTTGTTTATTAAGTCAGCGCTGACATAACGCGACGGTCAAGCGATGTCCACTCGCCTTGTCTTTGCGCGCTCGTCATTTGAACGTGATGTCTTTAGGGGCAGCTTGTCTATCGGCGGATCACTGCTCGCCCCGTGGGGCTTTGCTGGGTGGGGTTCTATCCCCTCCCCTCCCCCACTGTCCCGCTTTGGGTTCCGCACTCCCACGGGGCGAAAAAAGGGGCGCAAGGGTCATTGCATACGAGCTTTCTTTTTCGGGAGCGGGTCGAGTGTTGCGTGCCATATGCGGAATTGTGCATAGCATCGCTATGGCGGTAGTAATCCTTATTTTCATCGACCGAAAGTAGCTGCTCATCGTCGAGAACCGCGGCGACGAGCGTCATCAGTGCCACGATGAAGGTAGCCATCTTGATGAGACCGAGACGCATCGCCTTGACCACCGCCTGGATGCACGAGTTGGCACCGAGTTTTTTCCTGATCAAGCCGCAGCCGCCTTCGCAGTCGCACACGTTGGCGCAGACTTCTGCCATCTTGGTGCCGAGGAAAGCGATCTCGGTCTCTGTGAGCTGCGGCCCCAATCTCTCCTCGGCTGCGGCCCTCATCGGCGGCAGGATATGCGAGTGCAAGTGTGAAGCGATCAGGCGCAGCAGCGGGCCATTGTTCTCGACCAGCCTGATTGCTTCAGCCTTGTCTACGGTCACGAGAAAATTGACCAAGGCCCTGGTTCCATCGGCGTCGTGTATGGGGACGGTGAAGCCGCCGAGGATGCCATTGGCAATGACACGTCTAGCCATGGACGCGATGGTCTCGTCGTCAATCGCATCAACAACTTCCGACGTGTGCCATGTGAAGGCGTTCGACGACATCATGGCGGCCCTGACCGCCGGATCGTGCTTCACCAGGTCGTGGTTGACGTAATCCCTGGCCCATTCCGCCGGGATGTCCGACACGAACAGGGGCAGTGGACCATCGTGGTCGATCCCCGGAACCGCGACAAGTTGGTATCCCGTGTAGGTGAAGCCGAGCTGCTGGGCAGCCCTGGTCAGCGCTTGACCCATTTGCATGGCGTCGGTTGCGGCATCGAGGGAAGTCAGGAACTCGTCGAGAACCGCGACCGTGCAGATCTGGGTGCCCAGAGGTTTCTGGATCGGCGTCGCATCGGGTGCAAAATCGAGGCGATAACCGACGCTCCGAACGGTCGTGATGTTCACGCTCACCGCCGCCTGGGTCAGTTTGCGCCTGAGCTGGGCCACCTGGACGCGCACCGTGTCTTCAGCGGTTGCTGGCTCGTCGGCGGCACCGTAGAGCTGGGAGACAATCGCCTCTTTTCGGGCCGGGCGCGGGTGACAGCGCCAAAGGATCTCCATCAAATCGGATTGTTGGCGAGACAGCATCGCGGCGGAGCTGTTCTGTCGAACCTCGCCGCTCTCCCAATCAAAATGAATACCGAGGGTTGAATTGAGGCGACTTGCCACGGTGCGTCTCGTATATGATTGAGCCATGGCTAGTCCTAGCCACAGGCCGGATCGACCGGAGGTAGTCGATCCGGGAGCAAATTATGGTCAACCTCGACTATTTACCAGCGACCAGGAGTTTGTGGCGTGTCATCACTACGCCTCTCAATGGTTTCAATCCGGCGACCACGATTATCTCGCACGATGTTGTCGCCGTATGGGGTTCTCTCGACTGTCCCGACGCGACGGCCGCTCTCGTCCCTCCTAATCCAATAGCCATCGGTTGGGCCTTGTTCGACGGTCCTGACGCGACGGCCTCGGCTGTCCCGCTTGACGTAGAACTCGTCGCTGATCGCCGGTGTCGTCGCTGCCAGTTGACAGATGAGAACAAAGGCGAAAAAAAGATGTTTTTGCAATGCATCCTTGGTCACTGCGACATAGCGAATTAGCGAATAGGCGGATGGTAGCGCGGTCGCAGTCGAAAGAAGACTCGTTCTGGTTGATCTGGACATGGTGTATTCACCTCAGAAATGTCGTGTTGTGACAAGGGAACTTTACCCCAGCGCAACAAGGCACATGTTTCGGCGAAAGTTCGGCAAAAAGCGTCGGCCTCACAAAATTCTATATCGGCCCGGCTATAATAGACTCATGCCCCACGACGGGGCGCGAAATTTCGACCAAGGAGTATGCGCCATGAAGAAGTTTGTCTTTACCTTTTCCCTCGCCATGCTGGCTGTCACCGCTGGTTCCGCTTTCGCCGCCAGCGATTTCGAGCGCGCCACGGCTCTGAGCGCTCTCGCTGAGGACTTTGCCAACAGCAAGTGCCAGACCGCCGGCTATAACGACGGTTCCAAGAATTTGCCCGTCACCGAGGTGTTTTCTGTGGCCCAGGATGGCACCATTAACGATCAGGAAAGCGGCGGCTACACCCGCTATGTCGTGGTGAAGAACCCTTGTTATCGGGAGCCCAACGCCGCCCATTCTTCCCACGACTGACGCTTTTGGCGCAAATGCAGAAGGGCCGGGATTTCCCGGCCCTTTTCGTTTGCTAATTCGCGAAACCGCTAAAGCGTTTCCCATTGCTCGGTCTTGGGATGCAGATAGTCGATGCGAGTGCAGCCATATGCCGGCGCCCCGAAGTCATCAAGCGGCCCAAACGCTTCCTCGCTGTAGTTACCAGCCATCGTGTCGGCATTGACGCTTATCAAACGGCCCTTCAGGCAAAGCTCGTCGTCATCGTCATAAAGGCGGAAGTGAAGCCCCTTGCCATCGACCAGACGATCCTGAAGGTCTTCCGGCGCGTCGCTGGGGCCAATGATACTGGGTTCGTCCTCGGCGGCGTCAATGATCCAGGCGTATTTGGTCATGGCTCAGCCCTCGTAGCTGGTGGGAAGCGGCGCCCCGACCGGGACGATCTTGGTGGGATAGCCCATGCGCCTGATCTGCGCGGCCATGTCATGGGCCGCGGTGGTGTCGAGCGACTCGAAGGTGGTGTTCCAGCGGAAGTTGGCGATGCCGCCGGTGCGGTAGTGGACGCAGAAGCGGTTGGTCATGACTTAGTCCTCGGCTCGATCGTGGATCTTGATCGGCTTGCCCGTCGGCCACCGGCTGTCGCTGCTGTAGGCGAAATTGCCGCCGAACATGAAGCGACCCGGCCGCAGATCATCGGCGGGATAAAGGGCCGGCGGCAGATTGGGGCCTCGATCCACAAGCAAAAGCGTCGGCATTCCACTGCGCTCGGCGAAGATTTCGGGCACGCCCTCGCCCACGATCAGCACCCGGTCAGCTTTCGAGCTGATCCCGCCATTGGTGCAATCAACTCCATCGGCGTCGCGATAAACGCTGGCGATCATTCCTTTTCTGGACATCAGAGCCTCCTCTCGTTGTCGATGTCTCATTCTCACCCAGAGTCCTATGGCTGGGCGGTCGGCGAATTCGCTAATTCGCACAGCCGCCCAGCGTCAGATCAGAACGAGCTGTAGGCGGCGTGGGTCTGGGTGGCTGCCACTGCCGGGCGTTGCTGTGAGCCTGCCTTGGTTTCGATCTCGTCAAGGAGTTGACGCCAGTATTTCTTGATCTTGTTGCGGGTGATGGCGAGCTGTTTGGGGCTTAGAAAGCCGCGGGTTTGGAGCTGTTTGGCAAAGCTCGTCAGGATCTCGGCGTCGGGGCCGGTGAAGCCGACCCCGTTGCTCTCACGAGTGCGCTCGGTCGTTTGTTCTTCAGCGGTCTGTCGGCGGAATACCGCCAGAAGTGCGCGCTTGACAGCTTCGTCGTTGCGGGCAAGAAGCTCTTGAATGGCTTCCTTGTTCCACACCTTGTCGGACATGGGGTCTATCTCCCGTTGTGTTGCTCACGGGTTCAGTCTCCATGTCCGACGTAGGCGGGTCGGGCGGCTAATTAGCGAATGAGCGAATTGCCTAAAAGATCACCGGGATCGCACCGCTCAGCTTGTGCCCGCTGCCAAGACTCTTGACGCGCTTGCCCTGGCGCATGGCGTTCCAGGCGTGGATGAAGAGCACCACGACGTGCGCATTGCGAACGAACAGATCGCTCCTCTTCATGCTGTAAAGCCGATTGCGCAGCGCCAGCACCGGACTCCCCTTGCTCAGGCCAGCGCCATCAATCAGGCTCTCGAAGAACGAGTCGCGCGCCGTCGCATCCACCAGCCCGAACTCGTAGTGGCACCAGGCGGCCACGGAGTGATGGGTGATGCCGGCAAGGGGTTGGGTGGCTTCGACCGAAGCGCGCAGCCCGGGGTTTTCGTTCAGCAGGGCCAGCATTTCTTGCGCGTTGACGCTACCTTGGTTGCTGAGGGAGGCACCGCTGCGATAGCGCCACAGCCAGTTGATCGCCGAGGCAAGGACGGTCGCGCGGACCTCGTTGCTGTAGGTGAGCACATCGGAATTCTTGCGCTTGGCGCAGGTGTCGAGCGTCACCTTCGCGTCGGGATCGACACCGTTGACGAAGACGGTCCAGAAGGGCTTGTTGGACTTCCAGCAGGCCCACAGGCGATGCTGCCCCTGGATCGGGAAGCCGTCACGGTCGATCACCACGCTCTCGCCGTTGAACTTGAACAAGTCGGCTTCCATGACCCGCTGGATCGCCTCGGCGTTGGACCGTCGGAAGTTTCTGTTTCGGCGCTTGTCGGTCTGAAGCCTGTCGAGCAGTTCCTTGGCAAACTCAGGGGTGATCTCTTTCACCTCGACCGTCACACCGGCCAGATAGTGCGGGATCGTCGGATGAACGAGGGTCAAAGTCGCTTTTCTGCTCATGCGCTGTCTCCTCAATGCGCGTCGTTTCGATGGGGGAGAGTTTCGCTCGATCCCAAAGGCGCATCGGTTGGCACATTCGCTAAATCACGTATTCGCGAATGTGCGAAAATTGCGCGTAGAGGGGCAGAAGAGGGGCGGGGGCGACAGGGGTAGCTCACTTCCCATTACCTACGCCCCACGGGGCTGGAAAACGCGAAACACGCGGGGTTCAATCGGGGCGATTTACCCCAGCCCCAGACGGGAAATTCTCGATGGGTGGCAAGGTCCCGGCGTGTCACTCAGGTCGCCATGGCGGCGCTGGAGCACGAAAGAGGCGGGCCATCAGGCCCGCCGGGGGTAGGGGAGGGGCCTGCGCCCCTCCCGAACCCTTACGCAGCTTCCGGCTCTTCCGCCGGGGCACTCGACGCGCCGTCGATGATCCCGTAGATCGCCATCGCCAGAGTGGACTCGGCGTTCAGGGTCAGAGAGTTCCCCGACCGTTCGGCGATCTTCAGCGCCGGGAGGAGCTGCATCATCTGGCTGCCTTGGGCACGGGCCGTCCCGTCGCCGTAGCGGGACATCAGGTCCTCGACGATTTGCTTCGAGGTCGCGGTGCCGCCCTGTTTGCGCAACAACTTCATGGTCTGGACCGTGTAGACGCTCGGGAGCTTGCCGGCGGCGATCGACAGCAGGGTGTTCTCGAACTTCTCGGCGACCTTCACGGCGGTCGGCTTCCGGGCAATCACCGTCGCCTTGTTCTCTTCGAGGTCCACTTCCGCATCGCTCAGGGTCAGCACGAAGGCGTCGGCGGGCAGGCTTTCCAGGGTCAACCGAGGAGCGCGCTCCTTCTTCTCGCGGGGTTCCTTGGGGGCCTTCGCGGTCTTGGTTTCCTCGCTGGGCGCCGGCTCGTCCTTCAGTTCGACGGTGGACTCTTGCTTGGCGTAGATTTCCTGGCGGGTTTCTTCCAGGGCGATCTCGCCGGCGACCTTCTCCAGATCCTCGTCACTCGCTTCGACCGGAGCGTCATCGCCCTCGATCTCGGCCATCAGCGCTTCCAGTTCGGCGTCGTTGTTGGCGGGGGTGGTTTCGACCGGGGCCGGCTCTTCGATCTGGCTCGCAAGGTCCAGGTCGTCGTTCTCATCTTCGATCTCGATCTCAAGGTCCAGGTCGTCGTCTTCGGTATCAGCCGAAAGAACCTCGTCGGCGAGCAGGCTGTCGAGCGAGTCGAGGTCAATCTCGGCCCCGACGGGGGAGGAGGGCAGGGCGGGGGCAACAGTGGCGGCGGTGATCACGACGGCCTCCTCTTTGTTGCGCTTGCGGGAGCGGGTGGTCTTCGAGACGGGGGTCTTGACTTGGGTGTTCGCGCGCTTGGCCATCGGTCTATCTCCTGTGTTGTTGCGCTTGCGTTGTGCGTTGCGCTCTTGATGATTTGAAGATATCGGGATCGGACAGGTTGCGCGGGCGGCAGTCCGCATGGCAGAGGAGCAGGACGACTGCGCACGCGCGCATTAAAGCACGGGTGCGCGCGTGCTTCAGACCGCGATGGCTGATCAATAGGCGAATGGGCGATTTAGCGAATGGGCGGATGCGCCTCAATCAAACCAAGGCGTTGCCGACAAGTTCGAAGGCGAGATCCTGCGTCGCCGCGGTTGAGCCGAGGGCGACGCCATGGCGTCGGACGAAGCCAAGAAAAGGCGGGTGCCAGGATCACCTATAGGCACCCGCTGCCGTATCTACAGAACGGCGCCGACTAAGCCCGTTCGTAGGTTTCCCGCAGGCGCTTGAATTCGGACTGCGACATGGGCGTCAACACCTTCGCCATCGTCACCGGGTGACGGAACCCATGGATGAAGTTCTCGCGCTCAGCGGTGGCGTCGTCTTCCGTCTCGCAGGTGCGGAACGAACGTGCCCCGTCGTGATTGATGATGTCGAACCCATGACCTTGGGTCGGGTGTTTGCGCACCGGACCAACGACAACGGTCGGCAATTTGATCATGTCTTCTTCCCTTTCTTCTGAATGCGGTGGGCGGGGACGCAGGTTCCGTCTTTCTGAACCTCGAACCCCTTCTTCTTGATCGCGGCGACCAGATCAGCGAGCTTGGACCAATAGAGGTTGGGCTCGCCGGCGAGCCCGAGAGGCATTGTCCCATTGATGGTCAGCAGAAACCCCTCGGGCCGCTTCACGATCTTGTGGACGAGGTCGCTCACGACGACGCGGCGCAGTTTGCGACGGTGTGGTTCGCGCACCCATCGAACTCGGGACCGAAACTGCCGCACACGGGGCACATCGCCAGCTCTTCTTCGGCCTGGCCGGGATCGACCTCGTCCTTCCCGGCCATGGAGAGGCGGACCCGCTCAAGAAACTTCCGAGCCTCATCGCACGCCTGGCCGTCGTCACCCTTCAGCAGGTCATTCAAGCGATCGAGAGCCTCGTCGAAATGCTTCAGCTTGGCCCGGTTTTCGGGATCGGAGATGACGAATGACTCGGTGTGGGGCAGGGGGACCGGCACGGTGTCGGCGTCGGGGGCGGCGTAGGCGCACTTGAACTCGCCTCTGGCGATCAGATCAACGAAGCTGTTCGAGATGTCGTCGGTTTTTCCCCACCCCTGCGACAAATCGCCGTCGGCCCGGCGCACGGCCAGATCGCAGATTTCTTTGATCGAGGTGCCGGGGATCGACTTCACGACCACCACGTTGACGTTATATTCGCTGTAGCCGACGTTCACAGTGTGAACCTCGACCTCACCCGTTTCGGAAATCACTTCCTCACCGCAGACGGGACAGCAGCCTTCGATCAGATCGTCGCGGGTGTCGGTGACGAACCCGCATTCAGCAGTGCAGATGTGTCGCATGGGGCAATCTCCTTGCGTTTCAATGTGTTCAGTGTAACTTCCCGCAGAAGGCAGGGCGGTAGGCAAATTAGCGAAAGCGCTAATTATGGCAGGCGTCGAGAAGCTGTCGCGCATGGTGCGGGGAAGGGACGAGGCGTCCTCGGCCGGCATCATGTGCCCCATATCATAGCCGCTGCGAGCGTAGTCGCTCGCCGAAACCCGCTCGCTCTTCGGCAACTGGTCTTCGACGTGAAAGCTTCGCTCCCGGGGTTCGCAACCAAGCGCCTGATCCCGCGTCAGGTCGTATCCAACAACGCGCGGGATCAGATAGTGCCGATCGACCAGGCTGAAGTAGCGCTCGTGGCAGACCGTATCGACCTGAGTAGCGGTCGCCGGCACTGGGATGTTGGGGCATTCGGCCCCGATCGCCGAAAAAGTCAACGATGATTGAGCAAACAAGGCAAAGAAAGCCCAACGAAGGGAGGTCATTTTACACCTTATTAGCGAACAGGCGAATTAGCGTAGAGAGCGCAGAGAGGGGCAACCAGTGCATTCACCTCGGCTGCCAGGTCGTTGTAGTCGTCACCCTCGGGCGACCGGGCGTCGCTCCAGAGCATCGTCTCAGTGCTGGCCATCGACGCCTCGATTTGATCGTGCCGGTTCAGCAGATGCTCGACCGAAGCAATCAGCGGCTCCAGACCCCGAGCCATCGCTAATGGATTGTCAAGGTTGACTTTACGCGCCAGGGCCAAAAACAGCACCATCGCCCGAATGCGATCGGTGATGGTGTTCAGGCGACGAGTGATCTTGTCCAGCATGTCAGTTCTCCAAGGCGGTCTTGAGATCGAAATCGGCGAGCAGCGGTGCCACGGGATCAGCGTCGTTGTAGAATTCTTCCTCGCGAAACCCATCCGGCTTCTTGGAAACGACGCGGGTGTGAACCGCGAGGACCACGCTGTCGGTGCCATAAGGGATGGCGTCGAAGTCCACGTTCAGCTCGATCCAGCGGGCAATCAGCGCCGCCAGCATCGTTTCGGCATAGGGCGTCTCGCAGAACGGATCAGCCGCGGGGCGATCATGCTCGAAGCCGGCGTGGAAGTGCGCCGCGCGGATGGCGAACTCAAGGAAATCGAAGTTGACAGCGATGTCCATGTCACCCCTCCACCGCGAACACTTCGTCCAGGCCGATCTCAGCCTTGGTGATCGAGGGGTGGGTAACATCGGCGCTGGCGGTGCTGCCGTCCGACTGGATGACCTGCACAATCTGATCATCGTCCATGCCGTCGGTGTCGTAGTCGATCACTGCGATATCGAGCCCTCCGAGCGTTTCGGGGGCGTCAGACACAACGGCTTGCACCACGCCGCCCTCGATAACGATAGCCAGGCGAGTGTTGCTTTCCAGCATCGAGGCGATAGTGTCCAAATCGTCGGCTTCCTCGACGGTCAGGACCGACGACTCAGCAACCCCTCGCAGAACGGCGGCAAGTTGGGTTCGGGTCTTCATGTTGTCTCCGTGTGCTAATTCGCTAATAAGCTAATTCTGTCTCATAGCGGGAGGTTGCGCGGGCGGCTACTTTAGAGTGATGACGAACGGGGCGACGCTAATCACCCACCGCCAGAACAGCAGAACGAGACCGGCGGCGCTGATCGTCAGCAGTTTGGTGACGGCACCGTTCTCGACGCCGCCGATGTTGTAGCGGGGAAGGTTCATGAAGCCGGCAATAGCAACGATTGCCGAAAGAGCCAGAGCGATCGCCATCAGGGCGACCCAACCAGTGATTTCCAACATCAGACCTTCTCCTTCTTCATGTCAGCGAGATACGCCTCGGCAGCCTGACGCGCCCGCTTCTCAATCGTGTCGCTGAAAAACACCCAACCATTGCCGGTCTTGACGCCGAACTGGTAGCGAAGGGCGCGACCAAGGTGCCGAATGTGATGTGGGCCGCGCAGCGTGCCGATCGCGAATTCCTGATAAGTCACGACGCTTTCCTTTCAGCCCAGCGATGGCACAAGCCGGTGGCGAGGGCGCCGACATAGCCGTGAAAATCGCTGTCGGCGGCGCAGTAATGGGTGAAGCCCAGTTCCTTGGGGTGCGGAGCCTTCTCATAGCCGTTGCAGGTGGCGCAGCTCGCGCCCTTGGCCCGCAGAGCCAGAACGGTTTCAGCCTCTTCGCCCCGCTTGCGGAGCTGCTGGCGCTTCTTGCTGGCGCCGGGCTTGTTGACGATCCGGCACCACTCGGCGGGGAAGTGCTTGAACGCCAGAGCGTCGCGAGGATTGGCGGTCATCGAGGCCCCCGATAGCGCTTGGACTTAACCTGCCGACGCGCATGACGGTTCAGCGGCGGGTCCACGAACTCGTCGATGCTGATAACGCGCCCAGTGCGTCCGCGGATTTCACCGTCAGTCGGCACGATCTCGACCACCCGGCGCTTCAGCTCGTGCAAGAGGATGTCGCGGCTGTCGGCACAGCAGTCGCCCTCGGCGACTCCGCTGTATTCGCTGTCATCCACGCGGTCGATGATCGCCTGGTAGTCGGCGATGCCCTTGCGCAGCTCGTCGTCGGTCCAGGCCGCCAAGTCCTCGGACTTGTCGATGAAGCGGCGGTGGCCCTGCTCGTCGAAAATGCTCTTCATCCCTCGCTCTCCGTTCGTGCTTTCGCGAATACGCTAATTCTGCCCCACAGCAGCAGGCTTTGCGGGCGGCACATCGTGATGTTCGCGCCAATGCGTGAGGTAGCTGTCGTGATCGCCACAATCGACGCCACAGCGAGGGCAGTGACAGGGGCGTTTGGACTCGGGCTTTGGCGCGACCTTCACGCCAACCGGCTCATACATGATGTCGTGGCTGTAGCGCCCCTTCTCCCATGAGCGCCTGCGGCGCAGCTTGCCTTCCTTGACCAGCTCGCGACACTTCTTGGCCATTCCCTCGGCACGCCAGAGATACTTCGGCACCGAGAACCAGCCCTTGCGCAGGGCGATGGCCATAATCTCATCCTTGTTCTTGCGCCAAGGGTCCATGTTGACCGGCGGCTTACGCATTTTGCAGGCCCTCGGTCAGCTTCATCATGGCATTGAGGCGAGCGTTGATCTGGCGCTCGATCTCCTCGCCGACGAGGCCGTTGATCTTCTTGATCAAGGCGTCTTGATGCTGGCTCAGCCGCTCCTCCAGACGGGGGAGCATGGCGGTGATCGCCTTCTCCGCGACATCTCGGGCGGTCTGCTCGGCGGCGGCCTTGGTCTGTGCATTAAGCACGTCGTAGACGCACCCGCGCACCATGTCGCGCACTCTGTCGGACAGCGCATCGCCCCGCCAATTCAACATCTGGGCGTTGATGCGCTGTTTGAGGTCAGCCATTATGTCGTCGGCAAATTTGGCGGCATAACCGTCGGGCAGCTTGCGCTTCAGCTCCTCGGCCACCTTCTCGCGGGCGACGGCGAGAAGTTCCACCTCGATCTCGGGATGTCCCCCAAGCAGCGCTTTGAGCGTGGCAGTGTCGATAACGATCTTGTTCATGCGGCGATCCTCCAGGTGGTTTCGGACTCGATCGGTCCAAGAGTGTTGAACAGGGTCTTGGCGAGTCGGCGGGCGCGAGCGAGGTTCAGGAAGCTGTCGATCCGAACGCCGTCAACGCTGACGACATAGAAGTGCCGAGGACGAACGTGCGCCCGACGGACTCGAACGCGACGGCCAGCGGCGTTCACGGCGATTTCCTCGAAGAACGTCTTCATCAGGCAGCCCTCCGACGAAACACGCCAATGAAGCGCAAGAATTCGACGAAGAGGTTCAGTTCGTTCGAGTTCCAGCCGCCGGCGCTTTTGGGGTCATTCTGATCCTTGCCGGCGACCATCCAGTTGATCGTTTCACGCCACATGTCGTCGAGCAGCGGCTTGGTCTTGGGGTGCGTCAGCGCCGCCGTCATCTTGACGAAACGATTTTTGCGGGACACCCACCACAGCCAGCGCATCGCAAAGCCTTTCGGCAGCATCAAGCCGCTGGTCATGCAAAAGGCGACGATCATCGCTCTGTCGTGGTCACTTGTCGTCACGAGGGCGAGCCGCAGTCTTTCCAAATCTGAGGAGTTGGTGTAATCGAAGCTGTTCATCAGGCATCTTCCTTGCCATTGGCATGTGCCGCTGGACGTTTTCGACTCCCGCGTTGATCGTGACCTCCGCGTTACGAAGCATGTCCTTGGCGAAGTCGATTTGCATCCCGGCGTATTCGATCATGCCTTTGGCGCCGGTGGCGAACGCGCAAATGTTCTGGAGATTGCCAACTCCACCACCGTTGATGTCTTCGAGCATGGTCAAAACACCATCAAGAACCTTGGTGACGCCGGAAATTATCGACACGATGCTGATGATTTCACTTTCGAGGGCTTCAAAATTTTCAGGA